GTGGGGAGCAATCAACACAACTTACCCAATGCCTGTAAAGCCCTAACTGACGACTTAAAGAAAAACAATCAAGAATTTTTGAATCAATTAACTGATGTGATTTCTCCTTGTGCCGTGTTTGCAGGTATAGAAGAAAGAGATAGTTCTGTTTATGGATATGTGCTAGGGGATTGTACACTTGTTGTAGAATTTTCTAACTCAGAAGAAATTCAGGTTGTTACAGATAATAGAATCAGGTATTTCTCTAATCTCACTAAAGAAAAGAAGAATAAGGCATTGGCAGAGGGCAAGGATTACAAGGAAGCCGTTAGAGAACAAATGACGAAAAATAGAAAGGTCATGAATACTAAAGATGGCTTTTGGACGATTGCTCTAAGAGGGGAATATCAAGAAGAGTTTCTTGAAGTCCAGTATAAAACAGAAGATGTTAAGCGCTGCTTATTATTCTCTGATGGTTTTGAAAGAATTTTTGAACACTCTCTTTATTCTTATAGAGATATTTTAAATCAAAAAGTCAGTTTGACTGATGCTACAAAATATTTGAGAGACTGGGAAGATAAGGTCGTTAATTTAGACGTAAAAAGGCATGATGATGTTAGTGCTATTTTGGTAGAATTTTAACATCTATGAATAATCTATCACATCAAATAAAAGAATAATAAAAAACACCTAAATTTAGGTGTTTTATTTATTTGTTCGGATTGATTTAATACATAGCCTCAATCTCTTTAATCAAAGATTTAACAGTTGTATTTTCGTCAACCCCTAAATTTGAAAGTTTCCACACACAGTAGTTGTAAACGAGATTAACAAGAGTAATCTCGGCCTTATCGTCGTATGGATGCAAGTTTAGGCCATCCATGAAGTCATCCGCGTTAATTTCATCCATGTAGTCACTTATTACACAGCGAGCTTCATAAGCAGTCTTGGTCATTGTGCCGTTTGCGAAGTGATTTTGGAATAAATCAAAGATTAAACCTTGAATATCTGAACCAACATAGTTCTCAAGGTCTTTTTCATCCATGACTGAAATCAAGTCAATCAGTTCGTTCAAACAGTATTCAGACCAAGTACCATTGTGAACCGGCCGGAATTTTTCTGGATTTGCCAGCACGCGCAACAGAGATTTCAATGCTTCAGCTTCTGGACTATCTGCTGCATCATAAACAGCAAGCATGGCAATTGTTTCTTGCAACCCAGAAAGCGAATTAAAGTCAGAGTTTTTATGGATGCCTGAAACGACTTTTGATAAAGCTTCAGATGAAGTAGGAATATTTAAGTTTACTTGAACCATAATAGTTCTCCTTTTCTTTTATAAAATAATAATATTTTTGTAAAACAAATAATCTTTTACATCTAGTATTATAAAACAACAATATGTGCAAGCTATATAATAAAGAATGTAAAACATTTTTATTTTACAATATATTTTATTTTTAATTATACATAAAGGAGACAAAAAGATATGTCAAACTCAAACTATCTTCAAACAAAACTAGAAGAAGAAATTGCCAAAGTGGTTTCAAAAGAAACTCAAAGCCTCTTAAAACAAGGTTATTTTTTGACTAAAACTCTAAATGACCAAAAAAATGATGCTTTTAGATTAATGTTCTTTGATGACCTGAACCCAGAACATGAGGTGCTGTTCCTTATGGTCAGAAAATGCTATGATTTTTATTCAGATGATTTTGACTGGGGTTTCAGTGACAACTTCAGTCAATGGAATATCTATCTGGGAAGTATATCAAGAGCAAACATGGATTCAAGTGACATCTATTCATTCGTTTCATTTATTGACAACTCTAAAAAAGAACTTATCAAACAGTTCTTTACTAGAAAAGAGTATTGCTTCAATTTAGATATAGAAATGGATGAAAAAACCACAGTTCTTTCTTTGAATGAGCTACTGGAGTTGCACATTGATTACATGCAGGGCCGACTGAAGCGCGTGCCTACTCCACCAAGGAAACCTCTAAGAGGCATCTAAATAAATTAAACACCTAATATATTTGGGTGTTTTTTTATTTTTACGGATTATATAATCATTCATTTATAATATTACTTGTAAAACGTTTATTTTACAAAATATTGTTTTAATTTATATATAAAAAGGAGAATATAGAAATGAAACCAATTTCTAAGATTTTTATTGTGTGTCATGAGAAATCACAATTCCGTGACGGTTACTGGAAGCTGATGTCCTCGGAAATCATTCAATGCTTTGACAATCGGGATGTTGCTGTCGGATATGCGCAAGCATTATCTCCTAGTTTTGCTAAATGTTCTCAATCAGCTATTACTTGGGTTGAGCCGGATGTTTCTGGTATTATGAATAAGCTGACGCTGGTTGAGCGTTCTGTATTGACAGGTGACGCAAATACATTTAAGTAAAAGGGGAGATAAAAATAATGAAAAAATGTGAAACACCAATTGTGCAGCTTGAAAAGAAACCGGAGTACCTATCTAGAGTACGAAAGGATGTCCTTAGAACTTTTGTCAGTTATTTCTTTGAAGAATACTGGGATAACATTGATTTTGAGCCTAACTTTCAACGTGGGTTGGTCTGGTCACAAAAACAAAAAGAAGCTTACATTCTAGCTCTCTTTGAACACCGAGCAGAACTATCACCTACATTTGTTCTAGACCAAGATAAAGTCAATGAAACCATGAATTTGAAGAAAATGATTTCTATTGACGGCAAACAACGACTACATGCTGTAAAAGAATTTATGGATGATAAATTCTCTGTAAAAGGTATGCACTATAGTCAGTTGAGAGAGAGTGATAAATTCTATCTTCAATCTCTTGATTTTGATATGGTGGTTTATCGTAATCCTAATGTTTCTAAAACGCTGGATTATAAAACTCAATTGGAAATTTTCTTAGCCATTAATAGCTGGGGAGTTCCGCAAGCTGAAGAACATATCAAGAAACTTGAAGAAGAATACTCTAAATTATCACAGTGATAATTAAAAACACCCTTTGTTAGGGTGCTTTTTTATTTCATTTAATTTTCTTTTTCAACTAGGAAGCCCTTGTCAATCACATGCTCCTTCAAAGACCCAAAAGGAACTTTTAGAGCATCCATAACGTAGTGAAGAACATAGTTGGTGGAAATATTTTTTAGTTCTGTCTTCCTAAATTTTTCAGCTCCCTCTATCGTTTCGATTAATAGTTTTTTCTGGCATCAGTAAGTCTTTGGCGAATTGTTCAGCAAATCTGTTATCAATGCCCTCAAAGATTTCTCTATGTTTTGGGTTCAAATTTGATAAATCTCTGTTTTTGATTAGGGAGTGGCCGATACCTTTAGCTTGGTTAAATCGTCTTACTTCTCTTTCTTGCGTGCTATTTCCAAAGAGAATCGTTTTGTTTTCGTCTTCAAAGATTTTAGGAACATCAATAATCAACCATTTCATCTTGATTCCAAAGACTTCCAAGACTTTATCTATATCAATAGTAGATGTATTATCAGGTAGTTCAAGATTCTCAAAGGCCTCCCTGTATTTTTCTGGAATGGATTCTAAAAACTTGTTGTCATAGATTTCCTTGTATTTTCTGGTCATGATTAATTCTTTCTTTTATTTTATGTATGTTATATTATATCATTTTTCTCTAAATGATATATAATATTCATTGTAAAATCTTTAATTTATTTTACAATTTTATTTTTATTATTTAAAAAGGAGTGTCTATTATGACTAAAATTTCAAACAACTCAAATTCATCTCGTCTTGTATATCTTCGAGACTTTATTGAAGTACACATGTTGAAAAACTTTCTTGAAGAACTTAAAGAACTGTACCCAGACAATGATATGGATAGCTTTGGCATTATTTGTTTGGATGCAGCACTGTTTGAAAATCGCGTGCGTTTCATTCTTGGTCATGCCGGCATTGATGTTGTTCATGTTCATGGTGATGAAAAATATATTTTTAGCCGTGTTCCTTTCCCTTTGACAAAAGATAAAATGGAAACATTGAAAACTTTGCGGATGGCCTTCAAAGATGCCCTAGTAAACAATCTTCCTAAGTCTGTTGAATTAACACCAGAAGATACAGACAGACTACGGGCTGCAAATACAGGAAAAGAAAGGTTGGATATTTCTAACAACATCTTGGAATCACAAGGATTTGCCACTAGCATTAAACCTTTAAGTTATGCTTTGACAGAAGAATCAACCAATACAACATTTACCATTTCTTATTCGCGACTTGGTGGTATTGGAGAAGAACAAGAATTTCCTGTTCTTCGCACGCGCTTTCTTGACAAAGACAACAAGCCTGAACTAAGTCTTACAAAAATTCAAGATACACTTAATGTCAACGAGAAACTTCGTAAACTTCATGATAAGTGGATTCCTTTTGTAGGAGAAACACTTTTGATGGAAGAATACAATGAACTTGTAAAAGACATTAATGCAGAATAAATTTAGAATCCAGAGATATTCTGGATTTTTTTGTTGTAAAACTGGCCAAATTTCAAAAAATAGTGTATTATAAACAAAGTGGAGGAATCATTTATGAAAAAAATTAGTCCGTTAAGATACCCCGGCGGAAAATCTCAAATTTATGATTATATCAAAGAACTCATTATAGCTAATAATGCAACAACTTATATTGAACCTTATATGGGTGGAATGGGAGTTGCGTTGAGGCTGCTTTTTAATAATGATGTTGAAAAAATTATGGTAAATGACTTTGATAAAGGAATTTATGCTTTTTGGTATTCTGTGTTGAATTACACTGAGCAACTGATTGAAAAAATAGAAACTACACCTATCACTATTGAAGAATGGAAAGTCCAAAGGGATATTCAAAACAATAAAGATAATTGCGAGGATTTACTTTCTTTAGGGTTTTCAACTTTATTCCTTAATCGTACAAACCGCTCAGGTATTATAAAGGCAGGTGTAATTGGCGGATTGAAACAAAATAGTAATTACAAACTTGATTGTCGTTTTAATCGGAAGAAATTGTCAGAAAAAATTGCACTGATTGCATCTATGAAAAATCGTATTCAACTTTACAATATGGATGCTGAAGAATTTATTCGTTTAAATATTTCTGAGACAAAAAAATCATTTACTTTTTTTGACCCACCTTATTACTTGAAAGGCCCCGGCTTATACACAAGTTTTTATAATCATGAAAACCATCTCAGTCTTTCTGAAACTATTAAAGAATGTATACCGGATAAAAATTGGATTCTTACATATGATGTTTCTGATGAAATTTTAAATATGTATGATAGATTCCGACATGAAAAATATTATCTGAACTATTCTGTCACAAAGCCCAACAAGGGTATTGAATATATGTTTTACTCGGAACAATTAATTATTCCTTCAGAAACACAAAATTTGAAGAAAGCTCAATAAAACTTGAAATCCAGAACACCTCTGGATTTTTTGCTTTATAGAAAATATAACAAATGCTATAAAGCAAAAGACAAATAGGGATAAATAGTGTATAATAGATATATATAGATTAATACATAATATTTATTTTACAATGAATAGGAGAACAAAAAATGACAGATTTTACCCCCAAAATTAAATATTCAGATGAAGCTTCAGAGGTATTCTGGAAGTACCGAGATTACCAACGACAAAAAGAAAAAAACAAAAATAAGGACATTGAAGACCGAGAAGAATTAGGCTACGCCACGATAGATTGGTCTCGTTTTGATGATAAGTCTGCCTCAAAATCCGAGTCGTTCTTTAAAGAATATGGAAGTAATTTGACAGATGAAAAGCTTATCTCAATTGAAGAATATAATGCCTTGTTTAAGCGCTCTAAACAATCTACAGTCTTCTTTGATGAAAAATTGATAGATTGGCTAAAATTGAATCCAGAAAACAAAGTCAACGTCCTTTTAGTTTATAACGGTTTTGCTATTGTGAGATTACATTCCAAGCAATACATTGTTCCTTGTGATTTGCTTGTTTTTGTGAAAAAAATAACCGAAACAGAAACAACGGGCAATGAGTTAGCAGTCATGGGAATGAACCAACTGGCCTTGAAAACCAATTATACAGATGCTATTGAACAGTTAGAGAAGACTGCAAATTTTGAAGATGCCGCCTTTGAAACTCAATTAGCTGAAATTGAAAGCTTGAAAGCCCAGATGGAAGCTAAAATCTCAGCAATGTATGAGATGCAAGCGAAAATGATGTCAGAGCTGCAAGCAAAAATTGAACGTTATCAACACGAACTACTCGTAATGCGTACAGATTTAACGGCCTTTGAATACCGCCACGGCCTGACGATTGATTTTACTAAAATTACTAGTGGTGAATGTGCGCCTGTAGAACAACCTATTGTAGTCTATCAAAAACTCATTTATTTGGACGAGGATTTGCCTCGTTTCGAGAAACTTTATGATGTAGATGCCGGAAGCCTAGAAGTAGCCCTGAAACACTCTCCTGCCCTTTTAGAGCACATCTGCCCAACTAATAAGGGCGTATCATTCCTGAAGATGAGAAATGCTTCTGGAAAATTTGAGCTGAATAACACAGTCATGAAATTTATTGAAGATACTATGCCGAATCAAATTGGTGTCTTAGTCCGAAATGGCGAAAACACATGGCTTACTTGGCTTGACAGTGATAAAGTTTCCTTTTCTCAGGATAGTTTTGCTTCAGTGTCATCACAAGAAAAAGAACCATCTGTAAAACTGATTCAATCTCGTTATTATGTCTTTAGTATTATTTTAGGGCTGATTGAACGTGGTGAAATGTTGCAGCTTGACCATGTTCCAGTAGATGTCTTCTCTGACCCTAGCATCATTCTTTCCAATGCTGACAGCCAGATTACTGATTCCACATACATTGAGCTGGGAACACTGTTACACACTTTGAATGACTATTCTAAGCCAGATGACCCTATCTTTATCTTGAATTCCTTTACAGACCAAGCTAAATACCATAGCTATTATGGTGGTGGCACAACAGAGCGTGGCCGTGGGGATAATGCCTTAACTAATGACACATCAGTTAAAAGAGGTATGAATAAAATTCGAGGGATTGATTACTTCTCAGACTTTACTTATCGTTTTTATGTCGCCGGTGTAAAGGGTAGAAATTTTGGAAGAGAAGCTAAAATCAGTCCTAGTCTTTATATTGAATCTGATGAGTTTATCAACATTAAATTCCTGACAAGTTCTTTGATTGACTATTATATCCATACCAAGAGAATCGGGCGAGTCTCTAATTCTGGACGATATGTAAATTATTCTCATATGCTCCCTATTTTGTTTGAAATTAAAGAAGAGCTAGAAAAACTGGAAAAAGAAGACCGACTTTATATAGTTGCTAAAGATTATGACTTGAATTTATTGACATCTTTCAAAATCATTCATGATGTTCGTGTGGTAACAGAATATCAAGCAAAACGCTATTCAAAATGGGTACAATCATTGACAGATGATGAGAAAGCTTATTTCAAGAAACTCCTTATCATCAATGACCTAGAAAAGTATATCCGTCACCCTAAAGCCTATGTAGCCATTAGTGACCCTGTTATCTTGGAAGCTTTGGGTCGTTACAAAAAAGACTGTGAAATCTTTTCTGTATGCCAATATTCTCAGCCAATGATTGAAAGAATCAATGGACAAAGAAAAGAATTTGAATACTATGAAGAAAGTTTGTTAAGAAGTTGGGGAAATTGCCGTATTAAAACATTTGGCAGCGAAAAGGCACTTGAAAAAGTCATCTCTAATCCTGATAACATCTATCAAAAAGATTATTACCGGGATAGAAAATCAAAAGTAGAGGGCCGTGAGCCTGAATTCGGAGAGCGTAAGTGGAATATTGTTGATTTCTACGATACGGAAAATAATAAACTAAAAGTAAAAGAAGCAAAGGAGATACAAGAAAAAATTAAAGAAGAAAATAATAAAAAGAACACCTAAATTAATAGGTGTTCTTTAGTTTAGAGATATTGATTATTCAATGGAGTTAATTAACTTTTTATAACGCGCTGCTCGTTTTTTAGCAACCTTACGCGCCTCATCAAAAGAAATAAGAACTTTTCCATCCAAACAAACAGTGCTATAGATTTCTGTTTTGTTGGCTTTATTAAATATCCCCTTAACGTCCAAATATTGTTCAAAAGCCTCTTTAGGTAATGTTCCTGTATAAACTTTTGTAAACTTAGACGTATTGATAAAACCTTTCCTGAAAACTTCATCTTTTAAAGTTTTAATGTAACTGGTTTCTACAATGATAACACGAAAACCATGTTCTGAATTAGAATCTTCAAATAATAAAACCTTGAATAACCCATCAGTTGATACTTCATCAAAATCAAGAAGAACACACCCGTCATTCAAGTATTCCTTGGTTTTATCAGAAACAATCTCAGCAACAGTTCTTCCTAGAGTGTCTGCTAACATTACTTTTTTTGAATTTGTTTTTGCCATATTTCTTGGCCTCCTTTTTAGTTTTAATACAATATTGTAAAATTAAAAGTTTTACATCAACTATTATAACGGGAAAAATAATTATCAAAAAATATTGCCAATTGGCAATTATTGTGATATAATGTATTTACAATCAAAATAAAAAAGGAGAATTTAAAAATATGAAACATTTATATCTAAAAGAAATCGTGAAACAATTAAATGAAGTAAAAAATGTGGTTCTGGATGAAAACATCCCTGCTGCAAAAATTTTTAAAGAATCAGGTGTAGCCACATCCGTTATCTCTCGTTTACGTTCAGGAGAGCGTGACTTTATGAAAATTGAAGTCGGTACTTTGTTGAAATTAGGCGCGTGGGCTTATATCCATAAATACGGTACAGGCCTGAAAGACAAAAAAGGCCAAGATTTGTTTGTGAATGACCATGTGCAATATGACAAGGATTCTACACTTATTTCTAATATGGCTTATATTAGTCGTCGGTCAGATTATGATAAAGATGATAAGGATGTTAAAGACATTGATACCGAGTTCTTACTTGTTATCCCTAGTGAAGTGTTTGGTGATAAATATTTGCCACTTACAAAGGAGTTGGCTGAGACATCTATAACGTCTGAAGTAGCATTTGAAGCATAGGTCTCAAATATATCATTAATAAAAGAAAGGAAAATTACAATATTATGAGTAAGAAAAAAACTAAAATCAAATCATTAGGCAGGTTGATTGTTACAACTTATCCGGACGAGATGAAGATTCTGAATCAAGTCTATGATGTTGAAGAACATGAAAAAACTTATAAGATTCTTAAAAAGACATCAGAAAATCAAGCAGATTATGACGTTCCAGCAATGCAAAAACTTTTGAAAAAAGATAAAGCGATAAATGGAAACACACAATTAAGCGAATTCCCAATGTCTTGGTCGTTAAATTATTCTATTTGGTATGAACTGGAAGATTATGAATATGTATTAAATCTTCTTTTTGAAAGGAATTCAAGGACAGTTAAACTTTTGCAAGAAAGAGCTGATAAGGCTAAAGAAACTGCTTCTGAGCTTGAAAAGTTGTTAAAAGAAACACTAGGCGGTGATTAGCATGGATTATAAATTTTCAAGTTTTAAAAAACGAGCATTGAAAGAAAAGGCATTGATGACTTTGCTGCTCTTTGTGGCAAGCTGGGTTATTTATAACTTGGCTATCCTGTCATCCACGTTGTTCTTGATTTCTCATTTCAAGTCTTTCTGGTTTTTCTTGTTTTTCGTATTCTGTACTGTTGGTTTTGGCCGTAAAAAGAAATATAACCTTAAGAGCAATAGTCACTACAAAGAAAAAGATATGGATGACAAATACTACACTCTGGAAGTATTCTCGTTTGCCTCGGTTTTCTGGCTTATCTATGAATTATGCCTGATTGGGGTGTCATTATTTTTGACTATTCATTTCAAGAATGGTCTATGGATGGCTTTGGTGTATTTTGCTTCTAAAGAATATCCTGCCTTTAGGTTTTAAAATAAATTTGACACAAAATTTGAAACTTGTTATAATGATTATGTGGTCAACTAGACCATGAAGTTTCATATTGTGTCATGGTTGCCTATTTGGGCAGCCTTTCTTTTTGGCTTTAGAAAACTTTCTAAAAATTCTTGCAAAGCCAGAAAAACAGTGTTATTCTAGTATATGAAAATTAAATAAAAAGAAAAGTGAGGAAATTTATCAATTATGATGACAAATTTCGAAATTCGTGAAAAAGCTAGGGAAATCCTTAAAACAAATTCCCTTTGGCTTGCTATTGGTCTGCCGCTTCTGGTATTGAATGGTATTTCTTATTACAATAATTTCGCAAGCGAGGGCGGCTCTTCTCTAGTTTACATCATTTCATTCATTGTAGGTTTCTGGGAAGTTGGTGTGGCCGGATATGTAACAAATGTATTGACAGGCAAAGAAAAAGTCGCTGACAACTTTGGAGAACAAATCAAGGCAATCTTTAAGAATATCAATGGAGAAAATGTCACAACTCATCTGTTGGTATTGATGTTCTTGATTCTCTGGGCTTTAATTCCTATTGTTGGCATTATTATCATTCTTGTTAAGAGTTATAGTTATAACTTGGCTATCTATCTCTCTGCTCGTAAAGAAGCAAGCGGAACAGAAGCTATTACGATTAGTCGTAGAATGATGCACGGCCATAAATTTGATTGGTTTGTTTTGAACTTTAGCTTTATTGGTTGGTTGCTGCTTTCTGTCATAACACTTGGCCTTGCAAGCATTTATGTATCACCGTACATTCTGATTGCCAATGCCGTTTTTGCTAATCAAGTGATTGACTACTCTAAACGCGAAGTGAAATAGGCTTAAATATAAAAGACTTTGTGGATTACAAGGTCTTTTGTGTTGGTCTTGGGTTATAATATTACTTGTAATTTATTTTACAAAAAATATTATTTTAAACAAAAGAAAGGAGTATTCAATATGACGAATACAGACAAAAAAATCACAATCAACGGAAATCAAGAAAATTTTGAACCAGCTCCATTCATACATCCTCAACCATTCATACAACCTCAATGTGTGTCGTCTCATGTTGTACCATCTCAAACGGATTCTGCAACATTTGCTCAGGAAGTTCGAATTAATAAACTCAAAAATTTTGAAATTTCTATGACCTACTATAAAGAAGAGTTTTCTCGTCCTTTAAAACCGATAGATAGTCACCACAATGTTCCGGGAAAGTCATTACAAGACTATTTTGAAAAAGCTGGAATCATCAGTCCTTCTCCTGTTTTCAAAGTGAAATTGCTAGATATGTTAAAAATTGATGCAGCTTTAATGAAAGACGGATATTATCCATTTTTCATTGATTGTTACAACAAGAAATTCACATCAGCTTTTGAAGAAATTCAAGTTGTTCATGAATTTTGCAAATATCAATCTGCTCTTGTTCGAAAATATGAAACAAATGAAGTTTCAAAAGTTTTGAATGAGCGACTGGAAGAACTTCTTTTAGGTGATTCTTCTGAAAGTTTAAACAGTCTAACTATGAAAAGGAAAAATGGTCTTGTCTTTTGGATGAGTAACTTTGTTCCAAAGGTTAGTGAAAATAAATTTTTGAGCAAATTGTTTGATTTTGATGATGCTGTATCAGATTATATTAACGTCGAATCTAAGGAAAATGATGATGATTTTGACTTTTTTGAACATGTCATTGAGGTGTCTGATTGTGTTGTGAGGTTCACATTTTTATCAGAAGTAAATGTTATGATTTCTTTGGAAAAAGCTGGAGAAACCATTTCATTTTATACAATTAAAATTGACGGAAATGATATTCTGGTCGAAAGAGATAACGAGGGAGAGTAATATATTATGGAACAAAAAGTTATACCATTTTATTCTCAATTGAAGAATGGCTATGAAGTCTTTTCAAACTTCGCACGCGCCGAATTCACACACAAAGGAATCAATTTTTACTCAGTAGAACAATTCTTTATGTGGAGCAAGGCAAAGCTCTTTAAAGACGAGAAAATCGCTGACAAAATCCTTGTAGAGGAAAATCCTCTTTACATTAAGCAGCTTGGCCGAAAAGTTTTTGCTTTTGACAAGAAAGTCTGGGATGAATATTTCTATAGCATCCTTAAAAACGGGATGTACCTGAAATTCTCTCAAAACCCAGAACTCAAAGAACTGTTATTGTCTACTGGTGATGCAATTTTGGCCGAAGCTAATCCATACGATAAATTCTATGGTATTGGCCTTAATGCGAATGTTGCACCACAGGCAGTACAAGATGTGAATAGTTGGAAAGGAGAAAATATTACTGGAAAAGCCTTGATGGAAGTTCGGGAATATATCCGCTCCAAATCGTGATTTTAAGTATAAATTATTTTAATTTAATTTAAAGCATCTATTTTTATATAGATGCTTTTTGTCTTATAATAATTGATGTAAATTATTTTACAAATTATTTTAATTACAATAAGGAGAAAGTGATATGAAAATTATCAATCCAGAATTCGAGATTGCGAAAGTTATCTCTAAAGAAACAGAAAACTTGTTTAACAAAGGATATGTCTTGACGCGTTTTGAACATGGAGGTTTGAATGGTAACTATCGTGTTTTGCTTTTTGACAACGGTAATCAATATGAAGATTTAAAAGCTATTTTAATCAGAAATGGATGGCTAGATGAGGTTTATCGACATGAAATTCATGAATCATTATTTATGGAAAAGTTATCGTTTGTCACTGTGTCTTCAGGAGTGATTTCTCGTGAAGATGCTCAAACTATGTTTTTGGAAAGAATCTTTGAAGAAACCCAGTCTAAAGAAAAACTTCTTGATAAAGTTGTTTTCAATAAAAAATTCTTCATTTCTTATGAGGAAGCAATAGACATTATCGAAAAACGCTCAAAACGTAATGTAAATTGGCTATGTGAAACAACTGAACCACATAAGTTCGTAGTTCCAAGGCTCAAAAAAGTCGAAGGCTTTAAGCGAAAACGTGACATTGTTGTGACAAGAAGCCGATTTTGTTATCATCTTTTCGATAAAAATGGTAAATCTAAAGTCATAGATTTTAGAACCCGACGAAAACGTATTTAACTATAAAACACCTATTTTGGGTGTTTTTTTGTTTTATAATATATTTTGTAAATTATTAATTTTACAATTATTGTTTTTAAAATTCACTAAAAGAAAGGATGGTGTAATATATGATTGATTACATCAAAGACCTTCAAGAAAGGAGGGCCAAACTATTAAACAAAAAAGAATTAGCTGAACAAGAATTACAAGCTTTTCAAGAAACTACACAAGTGGTTGAAAAACTCGAAATTCTATCACTAATTCAACGAGCGATTGTCATTTTTGAGACAGCAATCAGTTATTGTGAATGTGTGCCGTCTACTACAGACCCACAGAAACAATACGTCTATGCTCAAAAAGCATTGAAATCTCTAATGGATAATTTTCCAGAGTTGAATTCAGATTCAAAGCTCAAGCATATGGGTTTGAGAAAAAAAGAATTGTTGGATTTAAAGTCTGGAAATGTTAGTTTTGAGACTTTATATAAAGCTAAAAAATATTCACAAAGCTTTATATATGATTTGGTCACAGTTAAATAAAAATGGAACAACTGTGACATTCAGCCCTTTAAGTATAGGAGGAAAAATAAATGGCTAATACAAAAAAAATTGACTTGGAACTTGCTGCTAAAATGGCACAGGTGGAATTTGACTATGTAGATGATAAAGCGTCTGCTTTCTTAATGTTTAATGACATGCTAGAATTGTTCCGCAATGTTCATCCGGACGGCTCTTTAGAACAAGGTCAAATGTACCTTGTTGGAGATAGCTTTGTTGCTACCACAAGTGTCAAAGTTGGTGAAACCTATTTGTCCAAAGATATTGTGGGTGTTGCATCTCCAGACGATATGAAAGCTAAAGTAGAAACAACTCCAATGCTTGCTCTGCGTCGCTCACGCGCCGCTGCGCTCATTGCCGCTGGATTTGGTTTACCATTTGAAATCCGTGAAGCTAAAAAAGCTGAATACGAAAAGGAAAATGGACTAGTAAAGGAAGAAACAAAACCAGAAGCACAAGAAGAAACCGACAACACTGAAAAGTCAAATGTTGTTGAATTGCCAAAAGCGACTGAGGAAACCAAGGAAGTTCCTGTTGAAGAACAACCAGAAGAAAAGCCTAAAAAGCGTCGTGGTCGCCCTCGTAAACAGCAAGCACCTGTAGAGCAAGAAAAACCTGAAGAAGTTGTAGAAACTGCTGAAAAAGCAGAAGAGCAACCAATTGAGGTTGAAGCTGTTGAATCAGAAACTCAGATGGAAGAAAAAACTGATGAAGTTGCTCTAGATGCTTCTTCTGAAGAAGTTTCTTTATTTGACGTTGAGGCTGGAAATACAGAGGCTTTGGTTGAGCAAGGCACTGCTGCTGAAGTAGAGGAAGTTCAAGAAGTTCCTGAGGTTGAGGATGTTCAATCTAATGAAGAAGAACTACCTGTTGTTGATGAATCAACCGATTTATTGGCAAACATGGATGTAGATGCAGGTCAAGAACAATCTGAAACAGTACAAATTGATTTCATTGAAGAAAGCAAGGAAGATGTTCCAGTATCAGAAGTAAAATCAATTTTGCCTGAGCAACCAGAATCACTAGAGTTATTGCCTGAAAAATCGCCAAAAGAAATTATGGCTGAAGTAGGTAAAGATTTGCCTGATTATGTAGATGTTAGTGTCTCATATGAGGTTGCAAAAGCTAAAGTGTCTGGGGTGATTCGTCGCCCATCATCTGATGTGACATATGGTCAATTACTTGCAACACTCGAAGCTGTCAAAAATGGCAATGAAAGTGAATTTGCTAATAATTTCACTTGTGTAGTTCGTTGGTTGTTGAATCAGGCTTATGCTGGTCAACAAAGTTACACAGTCCGAAAAGCCGATATTGACGCTGCTTTGCAACTCTATGTAAATAATATTGAATTGTTTGATGAGTTGTTTGCTAAGTATAAGGCTGAATAATAACAATGAAATAAAAGTCATTCGTTTTGAATGGCTTTTTTGTTTTATAATAAAGTGTGTAAATTATTTTACAATATATTAAAATATTTTATAAAAAAGGAGAATTAAAAATATGATTTGTGTAAATTTCGAGAAAGATGTTTTGTGGCAGGTGTTGACAGTTCAAGTTGATGAACTAGTCGATAAAATCTTTTCATTGAAAAATGATGGTGAAAAACTTTTCTTATCAGATAAAAACCACAATACAATTATTTTGACCAAAGATGAACTTTATATCCAAGTCTTTGAAAGATTTAAAGATGATGAAAGGTATAAAATCAAAGATAATTTTGAAGGCATTTTCCGTGATTCTTATAACGGGATAGATAAACCTGATAACATCTTTAATGTTGTCTACAATACTTTAGCTAGAACTATCCGTATGAAAGCCAATCCAGATGTTTTAGATAGAGAATATCGGCAAAAAATGTTAGAACTAACAACAAGCTCAACGTCTACAGAAACAATTGTAGAAAAGGTTAAAATTTTAACTGTTTCCTATGAGCAAAAGCAGGAAATTTCTTCTGGGTTAAAAAAAGTCTATGAGAAATTGATTTTCTGTGGAAATGGCATTGCTGGTGGGCAAGGTCATGTATCTAACAAATATAAGGATATTTATATTTGGCTTAAAGATGTGATTTTAATAAGTTATCAATTGAATAACTTTGTGGATGTCAATGATGGAGTTTATGCTCAATTCAAAATTGTTAATATAGAAAATTGGATTCCAAAGACTTTTTCTTGTTCACATCCAATTCAATTCACTGAAAATATCAGAGTATCTTTGGCATTGGTTATCAATAATGCCTTATTTATTCCTTGTAAGGGTTATTTAAAAGATGCGGAAGGAAGATTTTTAGAGCCAGCTCGACAGGATGAACATTATGAATTGTTCCGTAATTTGTTTTCTGGGAAAATCAAGAAAAGCTGGTTCTCAGAAGATTTTGATTTCCAAGATTTAGAAGATGCCGTGTCTTTTTATAGAGCAACATACGATAAATTAATTTAATTTGTTTTGTTTCATTTTAGTTAAAAGAGAGTTTTTATTACATTAACTCTCTTTTTTTATTTTTGCTATATAATATTTGATGTAAAACTTTTATTTAATTTTACAATATTATTTTTATTTTTAAGGAGGTCATAAGAATATGACAAAAACAAATACAAAAACGGAGCTGGAACAATTCGTTGCTAATTTGATGAGAAACTTTTTTGGTTTCCCAATTAACGGAAAATTTGAGACTTTCGGAGAATCAAAAGCAAGAATTCTTGAAGACAATACTATTGAATTTTTTATAGCTGAATATAAAGATATTCAAGTTCTTGAAAGTTTCTCATTCTCAGAATTTATGGAATACCTTCTAAAAATACAGTTAGAGATTGAAAAAAGATATGAACAATTAGGTGCAGCTCACATTGGGGAACTGTATTATGGAAGTTCGTTATCTACATCCGGATTTGAATTTTTCAATGATGTTCTGTATCATGTTTTGAGATTTTTAAGTGATAAATTTTCATCTATCTCTGAACAAAATGTTAGAGAAATTGTAAATGATAAAATTATTGAATTTCTAACAAATAATCCTGATGAAAGAATTAGTGACATTGATTCACTTTATGAAGATTGCTTTGAACATTTAAGTGATTTAGAGTCAGAGTATGATGTCATGCTTTCTGATTGGGAAGATTCAGAATATGTGGATATGGCGCTTGATAACTGTTCTTCATTTATTCACCTTCTTCTCGTATTTAAAGAACTTGATGTAAATGTCAATCTAAACAGCGAATTCAAGAAAAACGAAAACAGTTCTGGTGCAACACGAATTGTTACAGTTGAACTGGAATTACCTTCTGGAAACAAATTGGTCTTCAAAAAGGGCGAAGGAAAGTTGAAGAAAGCACTTTACTATAATCTTCTTCAAATTGTTTCTGATGAACTTTCTGTAGAGAAAGTCCTCAAAAACATTAAGATTGAAACAGAAAAGGAAGACAAAGCTGTTTATGATGATTTGTTCAAAGATTTCACTTTTATTCAAGAATTGAAGCAAAAAATTGAAAAACTTTTGGCGGAATAAGAAAGGATAAGGTGAATAATATGGATAAAGATAAACGCACAGGATGGCTTGGAAACCTTAAAGTCGGTGATAACGTTTTTGTCAGGAGCGATTTTTCGTTAAAACTAGGTAAAGTTTCCAAAATTACTCCTACAGGCAGAATTACAGTTTTCAATTCAACTTTTTCTCATCTTGGAAAAGCAGGAAGCGGTTATTCTGTTGTTAGACTTGAAGAAGCTACTCCAGAGAAAATCAGTAAACATCATCAAAAACTCCAAAAATCAAAAACGATTAAATTAGTTAAGGAAAATTTTTCTAAGATTAATTTTGAAAAATTAGATTTGGGAGATATTGAAGAACTTGCTGATATTCTGAATACGTTGGTTCGAGAAAGTTCTGAAGAATAATGTTCTATTTAATTAATAATAAAAAGAAGCTAAAATATAGCTTCTTTTTTGTTTGTAAAAGTATACAAATTCATATTTTTTTGATATAATAGATGTAAAGTTAAAAATAAATTAAAAGTAGTGAAACAGGAGATATAAGAATGAATATATATGTTTTGAAAGTAAATTTAAAAGAAGCTGAATATGGCAGATATAAGTTTATAGAACCTGAAAGAACAGTTCTGGAATTGGCTTCTGATGACAAGATGAAATTTGTCCAAAAGGTTGTAGACCTATTCAGGGAAAATCTCCTTGTAAGTATGGCAATGGCAGAAAATACCTATAGGCAGGATGTTAATGGGAAGAAAGTTGATGGAGAAAATAAATTTGAAGATTTATTGAGACTTTTAGAGAAAAAAATGATTGAATCTGCTTCTGAAGTTGATAGCAAAAATGATGATATTAAAGTTTCTTGGTGGGATTTTTCAAATTGGTCAGGCTCTACGGCAACTATTTCTATTTATGCTGTAGAAGTTGTATAGTTTTATTTAAGGAGGAAATAATATATGTGTACCAACAATAAAAAGGACTATGAACTATTTGCTCTTGCTATAACACTTGTAGTCTTGGAAAATCTTTTGATAACATTACCTGCTATCATTATTGGTATGATTTTTAAAGATTTAGTGATTTTTCAAAAAATCATCACTATAGGAAATATTGTTTCTGTCACTTTAGCTTACACAACCTTTCTCATAGGATTAATATTTTATATCCCTAAAAAGATAACGAATGACAATGCTATAATTAAGTTTTGTAATTTTATTGTTGAAATATTATGGGGTTCAACAATGAATACAGCTCTTTGGTCATCAACTTTTTGGTTTTTGTCATATTATCATTTAATTCCAAATATTACTGATGATGTAAGATTACTTACTACTATTTCTCTTATCATGACCCTCCCTTTTATTATCTCCTTTTATATTTTGTTTGAGTTTGGAGATAAGATTTTAAAGAAATACGAAAAAGATAATAATGGCAATAATTAATTAGTTAGGAAAATAAATTTATGAACAATAATAACAATGTTAAAAAAATAGATATAGAAAAAATGGAAAAATTCAAAAAACTTTCATATTTAAAAGCATTATCAATGGAAAATTTATTCGTTGCCTTGCCAGCAGCTATTGCCAGCAGCTTTGTGAATAACGTTTCGGTATTCTTCTGGATGACTATTAGTGTTGGAACTTTACTTGGATTTGTAAACCTTGTCATTCTTTTTACAGTGGTTTATAATTCGAAAAAATACAGAACAATGAAAGCTAAGTTAGATGATGAAGAAGTTATCAATGAGTTGGAAGAATTAGAAGCCAAACACGGTGATATAGGTGACAAATTAAATAATGCTGCTGAAGGCTTTATTCGGCTATTCAAGGTTTCCTTGTTTTTCTTGTTTTTCTGGTCTGTCATCATGAAATACTCATTTGATTATCTCGGTAATGTAACAGCACTAGGGCATATGGCTATTTATATCCCATTTGTGTATTGGTTAGTTCACGCAGTAATCTCTTCAACACTGAAAAAGACCAAAAAGGAAAAATAATGTTATAATAGTATTTGTAAAATAATCATCATTTTGCAAATATTATTTTTTTATAGGAGGAGTATATGAATAATGTTCAAAAAACTTACACATTGGAAGAAGTTGTTAAACTAGTTGAATCTTGTTTAACAACTGAAAAAGTTGTGACGGCCTATCAGGCTAAAACAACAGATTCATTTTATGTCTGCTTAGAAGATGTTCTATCACCAAAAACATCTTTGTATAAGATTATCCGGCTTTCGACACATGAAGCACGATTGAATCATTTATATGAGACTATTGACCTTGATTCCCCATCTGTTAAGTGTATGATTTATCAGGCCATCTACAAGGAAAATAGTTGGACATCATTAAAGCCCAGCCGGTTCTTATTATTGAGATTGTTTGATGAAATTTGCAGTAATCACTTTGAATTTTTTGCTTTATATAATAGTTCTTGGAGTAAATCTAAAGGTGTTTGTGTATTGCAGAAAAAGCGAGGATTTAGGCACTTTTTGCACAATAAACACGAGAAAGAGCTGATGGTGTTAGTCCGAGCTGGATTTATTTCTAGAAAGAAGAATAAGCTTTTCTTGACTCAATCTGGGAAAGAAGTTCTAGTAAAAGAAAAGAATCGCAAAGGCCGAGCTGCACTATGGCGTGAAAGTTTTGGTGAAAACCGATTTGACTTTGATGAATTGGAAAACAATAAAGAGTTTTTCTTTAAGTCCAAGAAAGTCACAAAGAACAAAAAGGCAGGGCGAAAAAATGGCAGAAATAAAAGAATTGTTGCTTAAGTTTAATGATGAAATAGAACTAAATGCTGTGGATTATTTGAACAAGGAATCTGTTAGTTTGGTTACTAAAACTATAAAGTATACAGAAACTGAAAATAAAAATGATTCAGTTGTTTTAGAGTTTGAAGATGAAAATAATTCATTTGATATAGAACTAAGCATTGAAAACTTGAAAATCTTACAAAAGGCAATAAATAAAACTATTAGTAGTTGTGAACAAAAAGAGACTTAGATGTAAATAAGTCTCTTTTTATTTTGATTTATTCATATATCTTGAAAACATGTAATACACAATCAAACAATCGTTATAATATTCTTTGTAAAAATTTATTTTACGAAAAATTATTTTATTTTACAAAAAGGAAAGGAGTTTAACTAAAATTATGTTGAACAAAATGTTATTTGAAGCAGCTAAGAATGCTTTGTGGATTTTTGCGGAGCTAATTTGTGAATTCACTGCTATTTATTGCGGTGCTTTCATTGGTAGTTTAATTATCAAAAAAGACATTAACTGGATGGAACAAATGGTTATAGCTCAGTATATTTCACTAGCATTTCTTGGACTAACTACATTTTTTGTAGTTTATCGTTTGATTGTTTTTATATATAAAACAAAAGCAAACAAAAACACAATTGATAAAAAGATTTTATATCTTGAAATGTTTATGTCTGATTTTGAATATTTCATGTTAGGCATCTATCTAATTTGTGTGGCTACTTTATTGAAAAGTTTTTATAGTATTTCTATGGATTTATTTTTCATCTCTTCATTCTCTCTTGTTATTGTATCTTTGGTGATACATGTTTTTCACCTTAAGAACATTGCAAGAAATAAAGCTTTAGTTTAATTGATTTTTAACTTTTAAAAAAGTCCAATCTTTATTGGAGAAAGGACTTTTTTGTTTGAAGATTAAAATAAAACTAATTAAAGTTACCATATTGACAACTGCATTATCAAATGATAATATAGTTATGCAATCAATTTATATGTAGAAAGAAAAGGTGAAGAATGAAAGTTCAGGAAGTCGAGAAAAACCTCGAATGGTTGTTCTTTGAATCAGAAATCCCTCCTAAAGAAATTCAGGATGCTACGGGATTTCCAAGCTCGAATATATCAAGTATTAGGAACGGCCGGCGAAACATAGAGAATTTATCGTGGAAAACGATAAAAAAGCTTTGTAATTTCATTAATTCAAGTCACAACAAATATAGAAAGGATGTCTGATTAATAATGAAATTGGTTGAATTGATTGTAGTAATGGTAATTATGGGTATGCTTGCAGCATGGGCAATGGCCTCAACGCCGGGTATTCCTGATATTAAGGGAATTACTACAGATATGCCTACTCCGCCTAAAAAACTGGATGAGAATACAGTTCAGATAAGGCAGAATGGTGAAAATGTAAACATTGACTTAGATACTGGGGAAGTTGTCAGTAAATAAGTTAAAAGCTCAAAAGCTATTTTTTATTTTTTTATTTTATTACTACATATTAGTAAAATAAAATTGTGCTCATTTGTTTAAGTTTGTAAATTTAAAGTTAAAAATTATATATAAAAGGAGAAAATCAAAACATGAAAAGCTACAAACAACATCTAATTCAAGGAAAAAAAGAAAAATTTGGTATCCGTAAGACAACTCTTGGAATTTTGTCTTTGATGCTTGGTGCAAGTCTTATTCTTGCTCCTCAAATCGTTTCTGCTGAGGAAACTGTAAATACTAGCCCAACTAGTTCTCAAACTGTAAATACAGGTATTGATGACTTTAATAGCCAATCAGGTGTACAATTGTCTGATGCGGTTAAAAACTCACCACTGCCGGCTAATGTTCAAGACAATCGTGAAGTTGTTGAAAATAACGATTATACGCGCGTGAACGTTGCTAATCACTCTGCTGAGGTTGATGGAGCAACTACTCGTAAAAACCTAGCAGAAACTCAATATGTTGATGAAAGTTATGTTCAACTCGTGGATAACCTCGGCCCAAACCACTTCACAGTGGAAGAGGTTGAAAAAGAAGTTCCATCTAATAAAGCCTCTCTTGAAGCAATCAAGGAAGAATCAAAACAAGAAGTTGAAAAGATTAAAGACCAGATTGTTGCAAAATGGGCAGAACGCGAAAAAATTGAACAAGAAAATGATGAGTCTAGTAGTACCGCTTATGAACGTTATGAAATTAAGCAGGAAATGAAAAAAGACTATGAAGCACTTATGAGTTCTAAAGGTGATGCTATTCGTGAAGCTATGAAAAACCAAAACTTGCATCTCGGCAACGAGGAAAATGCAAGAGTTTCTATCACTGGTGATGTTCGTTATCTGAACGAAACAAAATCACAAGAATTTGCTAAACCGCAAGATGAATACGATTATTCAAATCGCCGTTTCCAAAATCTCTCTAAAGTGACACGAAATGATTATGTTTCTGCTCAATTGGGAGATACAGGTGTGCAGCGCGTGGTATTTCGTGAATCTGACCGTATGACTGTTACATACACTAATCTATCTAACAGTTACATGATGGTTGATGGCGAAAAGAAAAAGATTGCTAAAATTGTTCGAACTTTTGAACTCCAAACAGCATTGAGTTCTAATCGTAATGTTATTGCGGAAGTTGATGCAAACCCTTATAAAGGTATTCTGTTCGGCTCTGATGTTGCTCGTAGTGGTAATCAACGTATCTTGGCTAAATCATATTATTATGATGAAAACGGACAAGAATTGGACGAAAATACAGGTAAAACTTTGTATGCCATTCATGAAATGCACCGCTACAGTGTTCACAAAGAATACAAGACGGATTATCGCATTTCAAGAAAGAATAAAATCGTGGCTCACATTGAATATGAAGATGCCAACGGCGAAACAAAGACTGTCAATGAAGTTCTAAGCCCTGAAATACAAGGAGGAGAAAAATATAAGAAATCAGCTAAAATTTATGCCAAAGGCCAACGAGTTCGTGTCTTCCGTAATGTTTCATACTTTGATGAAACTGGATTGCCAGAGGGTGAAGAACTTACTAGTTCTTACAACACTTTTGATGAGGTCGATTCTAACGGACGGACAATGGGAAGATTCAGAGTTATCAAAGGAGATGCCCTTGGATTTGAACTGGCTGAACTTACTTATACACCAGAAGGTGTTCTCAGTCCGGGTAATTTCTGGGAATCAGTAACAATCAACCAAGCTGATACTCCTATTGAAATTCCGGGGTCTGGTATTAAAAGTATTCGTAAGAACCTTGGCCCTGAAACTGAAAACTTCTACAACCTAAATAACTATTGGACTAAAGGTCGTTACAAAATCAATACTAGCGACTACAAATTGGGATGGAATTCTCCTGAACGTCCAAATTACTATTATGGGTCGGGAGCTTTTATCAGCCGAGGAAAGGGTATTACCCTAGAAACTTATGGTGATTTTGGTAATGGCCTTTCTCAGCGTTTTAATCTGTCTACAGACATTTATCTTCCTAAAGAAGTTCCAGATGCTGATGATTTAAGTTCTCTTTATGCAACTAAGCCTTATCCAAAAATCCGAGTGACAAAATGGGTTTCTAATTTGCCAGAAAGCACATTAACAAAATCTGAATTCCGTCAGGTTTTGACATTTGCTAATACTAATGGCGAAGAAGTGCACGCGCCAATTGTAAAAGAATACACTTTGCTACATGTAAAACCTGTTGACCACGGAAGTAACAATTTTGACCATGGCCCAATCGAATCACCATTCCCAATGTCTGAAAGTCCATTTAACTTAGAATCACAAGAACCACGAAGAGTAACACCAAAATCTCTTTACTATGATTTCTTGTTGACTAAAGAAGAAGAAACAGAAGTATACAAGAACTTCCATGAAAGCGGTGAAGTTTACTTCATGCGTAACGGAGAAAAAATTACTCCTCATGAAATGACTGACCATTTTGAATGGGATGGTGATGAAAATGCAGAACGTAATCCTTACACTCCGGGTGTCTACACTCCTGAGCAAACTTTGCCAACTGTAGAAAACAATAAATTAGCCGGCTTCCGTATGCTCCTTGAATACAAGGGCAACAAGAAGTGGACGGGCGTTGTTGGATTTACCGATAAAGAAGTTCAAAACGGTGTAACTCTTCCTAAATCATGGGTCGGAAAAAATCCTGAAACAGGAATGACAATTGCTCGCCAACATTTCATTTATGAAACAACGACAAAACCAACTGTTCATGAACTCCCAACAGATGCACCATCTGTAACATCTGAAATGCGTGAAGTTACTCGCTTTATCTTTGTAAATGAGCAAGGTCAAGAAGTCGAGGTTGCAGAAACTCAAGAGGGAACACTGCCAGCACCAAGCATGATTGGAAACTACCAATTTGACCACACTACGCCTAATGATGGAACAACTGGAATTACTAGTCATTACTATGTGAAAATCCAAACCACTGTTCCTAATGAAGCTCCTAAAATGACAGGAGAAGTCTCTGATATTACACGATTTGTAACAATTGGAGAAAATGGTGTAGAAGAAGAAATTGCTCCAGCTATTGAGGGTATTCATGAAGCTCCTGCTTTTCTTCAAAATGAGAAATATCATTTCTCTGGCCAAACAAAAGTTGAAGATGGTATTCATACTCACTACTATGATGTAGTAGAGAAAGATAAGCCAATTGATGCTCCTAGCGTCACTCCTGAAATGCAGGAAATTACACGTTTCTTGGTAATTGAAGAAGACGGCAGTTTTAGTGAAATTCGTGATGAGCAAAAAGGTACATTGCCTGCTCCTATGTGGTTGGGTGATGACTTCCATCAATACTTCTTTGACCACACTGATGCTAATGATGGTGTGACTGGTATTACTACTCACTACTATCATTATGTGAAAGGTGAAAAACCTATTGATGCACCAAGTGTGACACCAGAAGTTCGTGAAGCAACTCGTTACATTGCCGTTACTGATAATGGTGAAATTGAAGTAAAACCTGCTGAAGAGGGAACTCATGAAGCCACTATGTATGTAGGTGACTTCCAATACAACGGCAAGACTGTCAAAGCAGATGGTGTCACAACCCATTATTATGACCTCTCCGTTTCGGAAGTTCCTGAAAATGCCCCTATTAGTGATTTTGGTGCACTTAATGTTACTCGTTTCGTAACGGTTGAAAACGGCGTAGAACGTGAAATTGCTCCTACCGTTGAAGGTACTTTATCTGCTCCTACATTTATTGGGGAACGTGAAGATTACTTCTACTCTAAGAAAACAACGGTAGAAAATCACATCACTACACACTACTATGTCAGCGTTGAAAAGCAAGTGCCGGGGGATTTCCCTACTGTAGAAATTCCAGAAAAAGTTCTGAATGAAAATCCTACAGAAGTTCCCGTTGCTGAAAATGAAGCTCTTGAAGTGACTCGTTGGGTTACTGTTCTTGAAGATGGAAGTCTGAAAGAAATTAAGCCTACTGAGAAAGGAACTCATGCAGCTCCATTGTTTATTGGAAACCGTGAGGACTATCACTACAATGGCAAAACAACTCTTGAAGAATCTGTAACTACTCATTACTATGATGCAGTAGAAAAAGGTATTCCGAGTGACGCACCTGTAGCTGAAAACCCTGACAAGGTGTTTACAGAAGTGCCAAATGAAGCGCCAGTACACGAACTTCCAGAGCGAGTGTTCTCAGAAGTACCGGGTGATGCACCTATTCATGAGTTGCCAGAAAAGGTATTGACTGAAGTTCCGGGCGAAGCTCCAATTCATGAGCTACCAGAGAAAATCCTTACAGAGATTCCATCTGATGCGCCTATTCATGAAATTCCAGAGAAAGTCTTGACCGAAGTGCCTAATGAAGCGCCGGTTCACGAACTGACTGAATTAGTTGTTACGGAAGTTCCAAAAGACGCTCCTGTCCTTGAATTAGAAGAGTTAAAAATCCCAGAAGAACCTAAGCAAGAAGAAACCCCTGCTCCTACACCATCAGTGATTAAGAGTGAAGTTCCTAAGAAAGAACTTCCTAAAACTGGTCAAACAGAGACAGGAACACTTCAAGCTCTTGGTGCTATTCTTGGATTGGCTGCTTTAGGATTAACAATGACATCTAAGAAACAAGAAGATTAGATTTAATTGAAATAAATTTAAAAGAGGAAAGATTTTATCTTCCTCTTTTTGTATTTGTGTTAAAAATAGATTTTAAATAATTTAATATTTTTTTAATAAATTTTAATTTTTTTAACTTATTTTTGACAATCTTCTTTATGTTTGGTAAACTAAATAATGATAAAGGAGGTGTTTTATTTTGTATAAAAAATCAATGATTTTAAATAAATCAACTTATAAGACAGGAGAGGTCGCTACTCTTCTAGGAGTGTCAATTCAAACCGTTATCAATTATTGTGAGATGGGGAACATCCCTTTTTATAAAACAGAGCATGGGCATCGTCGTATTCTTGCGGAGGACGTTTACAATTACCTAGTTTCTCTAAATATGGCGTATGATGATGTAAATTCTAATGATACAGATTCTACTTATACTAAATCAGACGTAATCTATGCTCGTGTATCTACACATAAGCAAGCAGAGCAAGGTGATTTAGAGCGACAAGTAGAAAAAGTAATGTTGTATGCAATTCATCAAAATGTAAACAACCTTATTGTTAAAACAGATATTGCTTCAGGATTGGATGATAATCGTAAAAATCTACTCTCCTTAATTGATATGGTACAAAAAGGGGAAGTTTCTCGAATTTTTGTTTTAGATAAAGACCGTTTAACTAGCTTTGGTTATCCTTACTTGAAAAAAATTTGCGACTTTCATGGAGTCTCTATCATTGTTGTTTCAGATGAGGTTGACATTAAAACTCAATCAAAAGAACTGGCAGAAGATGTTATTACACTCATTCATTCTTTTTCAGAGAAACTATATGGCTTGAGGGATAAAATTAAGAAAGAAATAAAATATAATGATAATGAAAAAGATTAAACAAGAGGATGAAATTATCTTATCCGAAAGACATATCATCTCTCCTTCCCACCCTTATTTTTCAGAGTGTGACCGCTTAACATTCTTAGGGAAGAATCTGTATAACGCAACTCTGTTTTATCAACGAGCTTCCTTCTTTAAAAAAGAATTTCAAAATTATTGTGCTGTAAATCGAGTTTTTACACATGAAAATCAAATGGATTACCGAGCTTTACCTGCTAAAGTTTCAAAACAAGTTCAGATGCTAGGGGATAGAAATTTTAAAAGCTATTTTGCTTTAATAAAGAAAAAGGTTAAGGGAGAGTATGACCATCCTGTCCGTATTCCTCGTTACTTACACAAAACAAAAGGGCGTTGCACCCTCCCTTACCCTAAAGATGCTTTATCTTTAAAGAAAGAGGGAGTGGTTGCATTTTCTAAAACAGGAATTAAAATCCAAACAAAAGCTAAAAGAGAAAAAATACAAGGCGCTCGCATAGTTCCGAAAGGGAATCATTTTGTAATTGAGATTCTTTACAGAGAGCCAAAGAAACAACTCGTATCTGAAAAGATTCAAAAAGTTGCCTTTATTGACCCTGGACTAAATAATCTAATAACAGTGACCAGCAATGCCTTTTCTCCTCTTCTATATAGTGGCAAGAACTTAAAATCAATGAACCAGTTGGCGAATAAAAAGATAGCTCAAGTAAAAAGTTCTTTGAGTAAAAGAGGATTATATAGTTCTCCTCTTTTGATTTCTATTTACAACAAAAGGAACAGACGCACAAAAGATTGTTTACACAAACTATCAACTCATTTAGTGAATCAATTCGTTTCGCACAAGATTGATACCGTTATTTTCGGACATAATCTAGGGCAGAAACAAGACATTAAATTAGGCGGTGTTACCAATCAAAATTTTGTTCAAATTCCTTTTTATCAGCTCATTTCTCTCTTACAATATAAATGTGAATTGCAAGGAATTCGTTTTATAACGACAGAAGAATCTTATACCAGCAAGTGCAGCTTCTTGGATTTGGAAGAAGTCGCCAAGCAAAAAGAATACTTAGGCAAAAGAGTGAAACGCGGCCTTTTCCAATCAAAAGAAGGTGTTCAGATTAACGCGGATGTCAACGGCTCTTTGAATATTGGAAGGAAATATTTGACAAAACTAGGCCTTTATACAAATATTTTACATAAAGAATTAGTGTATCACATGGCAAATCCTAAACGAATTTGTCTAGCCTAAATTAAATCAAATTAAATAAAAGTAAAACATGATTAGATTAGATTAGATTAATTAATCTAGGATTGTTTAGAGGGTAGTCGCAGTCGCCCCAACTCTGACTTGCTAAGCAATTTTTTTGTTTTGTAAGTAGGATGAGAAAACAACAAACATTTTGTTGGAAACTTTAATTTTTTGATAAATTAGAGAACTGTGATATAATAAATTTATAAAAAAATAAAAGTTTAAGGGAAAACAGAAATATGACTAAAGAAGAATTAGATAAGAAAAGATTTGAAGAACAAGAGGAAGAAGCTTTGGATGTATTGGCTGAGATTGGCGTTCCATTTGGTCCATGTGGCGAACCTCTTGGGATTTAATCCATTAATATTCAATAGAAAAGAGATGTAAAATAAATTGTTTACATCTCTTTTTTGTTTTATACTTCAAAATTTGATAAAATGTATTATGTTAAAAACTTAAAAACAAATAAAACAAAAGTAGGTAAATTTTTATTATGAAAAAAGAATTGAAAATGGCCTCTCTATTTTCAGGAGTGGGGGGGGGTAGACCTTGGGTTCAAGCAGGCAGGTTTCACAACTGTCTATGCCAATGAAATTGATGTATATCCAGCTCAAACATTTGAAGAAAATTTTGACATAAAGGTAGATGTTAGAGATATTACAACCATAGAATCATCAGAACTCCCAGAATTCGATGTTTTGCTTGCCGGCTTCCCTTGCCAAGCATTTTCTCTGGCAGGCAAACAGTTAGGATTTAATGACGCTAGAGGAACTTTATTCTTTGATGTGGCAAGAATCATATCAGAAAGAAAACCTAGAGTTGCATTTTTTGAAAATGTTAAAAACTTGGTGTCTCATGATGAAGGTAGAACTTTTTCAGTCATTACTAAAACACTAGAAGAATTAGGCTATCACATATCTTATAAAGTGATGAATTCAGCAAAATATGGTAATATCCCACAAGGACGAGAACGAATTTATATTGTAGCCTTTAGAGACATTGAAGACTTCAAAAACTTCAAGATGCCTGATGAAATTCCATTAATTACTAAACTAGATGATGTTATTGATTTTGAAAATCCAGTTGATGAAAAATATTATTATTCTAAAGAAAAAAATAAATTTTATGATAAGTTAGAGGAAGGAATAACAAGAAAAGATAGGATTTATCAATGGAGACGGAAATATGTCAGAGAAAACAAAAACGGATTAATTCCAACTTTGACAGCCAACATGGGCACGGGTGGCAGCAACGTGCCTTTGATTCTAACTGAAGATGGGCGAATTAGAAAATTAACCCCAAGAGAGTGTTTCAATGCCCAAGGCTTTCCTAAAGACTACAAGTTTCCTAATCAAAGCAATTCCAGATTATATAAACAGGCAGGTAACAGTGTGTCTGTGCCGGTTATTAAAAGACTAGCTAAAGCCATTAAAGATAGCCTGCAATAATTACAAGAAGAGATGTAAAAAAAGTATACATCTCTTTTGTTGTTGACTAAAGTATACAAGAGGTGGTATAATTAAATTAACTCTAAAAGAACAACGAGGTACTATATGATTATTGATACAGAAAAAGTTAAAGAAACACTTTTTAATGAAAATATACCAGTTAGACGATTGGCAAAAGATACAGGAATTGGAGCATCAACCATTTCACAGCTTCGTTTAGGCCGAAAGCAATTTAAAAATCTCAGGGAAGAAACTCTTGAAAAGGTTCAAAACTATATAAATGAAACTAATAATCCAGAAAAAGGAGATTGGTAATGAATTTTAAAGAATTTTCAGCTATTTTTAAAAGCTTATTCAAGTTTTTGGGTGTGACAAAATCAGAATTTAAGAATTCATCTGGTGGAGTGAAAATTAGCTTTGGCCAAGAAGTGGTTGTTATTAGTCATAAAAACCAAGAGCAAATTGTTTATCCACTAGGCGCTGACTTAAGCAGCATTGAAGATACTTGGGAAGCACCAATCGCAAACATTGCTCAACTGGTAGAAGATATGTCTTCTAAGTTTTTCTCTTTGCCTTTGACTGGTGAATTCAGATTTTTAGTTTCTGCCGATTCTCTTTATCTTGAAACAGACAAAGGAGAAATCTGCCTAAGTGATGATTATGGATTTTTCCAATCAGATAAAGGAGCTTTGAAAGTTATTCCTGAGTTACGTCAAGAAGAATCAGAGGCATTGAGTGATTTCCTTGTTGATTATAAGTTTATGGATGCAACTGACGGCCTAAAAGAATTTAATCAACGTGCTCAATTTTTGAGTAATTTTGTATTTCATGATAATAAAGTCTTTTCATTCTCTAACGGACAAATAATTCGTTGGAAATACTTGAAGCATCCATATTCTAATAAATATATTGAACGGTCTGAGTTTGTTCATTTCTTGTCTGAATTAAAAGCTTCTAAAGAGGCGCGTGTTCAGATGGCCTTTAACAAAAATACGATTGATATTACTATTTTCTATAAGAACTTAACAGTTCAAAGAAGCTTTAAGCTGCTTGATTTACCTGAATTGTTTGTAAAACAAGCTAATTTATCATCTCTATTCTTTGGAGCTGGTGATTCTGAAACCGAAAAAATGGTTTTGCTTGATTTGCCAAGCATTGATAGATTCTTAAACGCTCATGAAAAAACAGGTACAAAAAATGATGGTTTGTATGCTGTTATGGATTTTAAAGAAAACATTCTTTATGGCTGCAAAAAAGATAAGATTTTAATACCATCTAGGCCATTGCAATATCAGGCAATGAATGGTTTTGATGTAAGTCAAGAAAAACCAGTTGGCCTTTCAACTTATATGTTGAGACATATGTTGAAGTATAAGAATATCGAATATCTAAAATTGTATTTCCCAGAAGTTCAAGAAAATCAAGTGTTGATTAACTCTAGGAGAAGCCATATTTTTGTTAAAATCGGCAAAAATATGTTTATTACTGTTGCTTTAAGATATATATGGAATCTTCCATTCACTGTACTTGATGACATTCAAAACCGTGCATTTCTTCGTGGTTTTGGAGCTGAAATCGGGCAATACAGGCAAGAACATGACGAAGAAGATGTTAAACAGTTTATTGAGCGTTTGAAGCAAGAGTTTTTAATGACATTCTCATATGCCAAGGCCTTAGAGGAAGAAGAAAAACTCATTGAAGAAGAAAATAAATAATAGAAAGAAAGGATAATTAGTAATTAATATGACATCAGAAAAAAATAAAGCTATTTTATCAGACCGTTTCTACATTGAAGCATTGCTTAATGTAAATGGTTTTCGGGTAGAAAATATTGTAAATGACCAAAACACTTATGATAATCATAACTCTTATCATAATCCGGCCCATATGTGGTCTGTAGCTGAAAGATGCTTAAACAATCCTCTTACAGCTTCATTCCCTAAAAATGAAATTATTTGTTTGTTGCTTGCAGCTTTGTATCATGATGCAGGTTATGACAAAGATAAAACAGAGACAGAAAATTTAGACACTGCTGTATTTGTCTTTGGACAATCCTCAGCTTATTATCTACTTGATTATGCTGACAATAAATTAATTCGGGATTTGATTTATGCTACAGATAATCGAAAAATCGGAAAACTTGGTTCTGAAGAAGAGTATAAGACCTTGAAGTCTATCTTGAAAGATGCAGATGTTTGCCAAACTTTAGGCAAGGATGGTGAGCAATGGAGAGACTTGTTGTCTGAAGAAATGGGTGTGGATATAGATGTTCAATCTACAAAAGAATGGTTATCCTCGTTTGAAATGTTGACAGATGCTGGACAACAAATGAAAGACGATTTCTTGAATCTTGATTAATTGATTCATTTTAAAATATTTTATTTTAGAAAAAGATTGGCTATTTTTGAAAAACCAGTCTTTTTTGTTTTATAATAAAAGATGTAAAGTTTTTTACAATATTATTTAAAAATTAACAAAAAGAAAGGCTCTCATTTATAAAGATGAGAGGGTAAACAAAAATGTCTAAAAATGAACTTAAATTTTCGAATATCAATATTGCTGACCGAGCAATCATGATTATCAAAAACTCTATTGACACTCGTAAAGAAGCATATAAAGAAGCAGCCGCTGAGTTTCAAAATATTTTGAACTCAGGAATCGTTAGATATGTTAAAATCCAAAAGTTTGGTGAAGGGCTTTTGGAGGCCACTCAGCATGACAACGATTTAATCGAAGTCATGTTTGACTTCTTACACGGAAGTTTCTATGAATTGGAAATCGGCAAGAAACCAACTGTATCTTGGACTGAATTCCAATATACGGTATTGATTGACCCAGAAACAGCTTATATCCATAAGTTGGAGCTGGAAGTTGAAAATGGCATTTTGGTAGGTATTTCACATACTGTGAAATCTGCCTAAAAAATATTTTTTTTAAAAAAAGATTGGAATTTATGAAATTCTGGTCTTTTTTGTTTTATAATACTTTATGTAATTAATTTAAAAACAATATTTTTTATAACATAAGGAGATTCATTATTATGGAAATCATTCTATTCGCTATCGGCGTTTTCGTTTACAGCTTGCTATTTCTGGCGCTTTCGCCAAAAGCAAGACGCATTTCTCTAGGTTTCATTGTTGTATCATTCATCGGAGTGTTTTTGACAATGATTACTGATTCAGATATTGCGCGAGCATTGGCTTGTTCAACTATCAGCTTGGCCTTAGTGTTTCCTTTTGCCATTAAGGATGGGTTGCTTTCTGATAAAGCTGAGAATGCAAATGAATACTAATTAATTTGAAAAGATGGATATTATCCATCTTTTTTGTTTTATAATAAGAGTTGTAAAACATTTTACAATATTTACAGTTTAATAAAAAGGAGAATAAAAAATGAAATTAAGCATAACAGCTTTACAGAATGACAAAATTAATTTGAGCGGCATCTTTTATCAAGCCATGATTAAGATGATTCAAGGTTTGGATTTTGAACTAGAAGGATATGAGGTTGTGTACCTTGAAGAACCTCTAATCACAGATTTCTACTGGGAAATCAAGTTTAGCCATAGAAACCTAGAGTACAAAGTTGCGTTAAAAGAGGATTTTGATGCTGCTCGTAACGAGCCATATTCAGGAATGATATATAAATCCATTTTTGAGTGTGATGTTCCGGGAGAAGATAACAAGACACATAGTGTCGTTATTTTCATGACTGATAATATGTCTTAGTGAAAAATCAGAAAAACAAAAAGGCTTTTAAGGCCTTTTTTGTTTTGTCATTATTTTGTAATAAAATTTGACAAAAAATAAAATCTTAATATAATTGTTAATGGATATAAATGTTTGATATATTGAAATAAATCAAATGTTTTGCCAAACCAAATCAATAATTTATAAAAGAGAAAGGTTCATTCATATGAATAAGAAATTTCGATTGGCTAGTTCTCTAGCACTTGCTGGTATTGTTGGACTGGGTTCTGCACAAAATGTTTTTGCTGCTGAAAACACTCCTATTGTAAAACAGGAAAACTCAGTAACAGCTAAAAACACAGATGCTGCAACACCTACCACTGATAAAACAGCAACGCCAGATAAAGCAACCACAACTACAGATAAAGCAGAAGCTAAAAGCACTGACAACTATATGGACATTGTAGGCAAGGATGTTAAGGCCCAACCTACCAAAGAATCTGAGGATGCAAGTGTTGTACGAAAAGAAATCTTTGGTGATAAACCTCAGACAACTGTACAAACATCTATTTCCACAGCTCCACTAAAAGCACCATCTGCAAAGCCTGCAACTAATACAAATACTCAGACTTCTACTCCTGCGCCTGCTGCACCTAAAAAGGTACAAACAAGTATCTCTACAGCTCCATTGAAAGCTCCGTCAGCAGCACCTCAAAAGGATGAAGCTAAAAAGACTGATGCAGAACAAAAAAATCTTTATTTGACATCAGATGAACAAAACTTTTATGTCAAAACAGATGACAACGTAAAAGCTTTGACAGTTTTATTCTTCAACAACAAGCCTGCCACTGCTGACAAGACTAGCAATGTAACCAATGTTAAACTTTTCCGAAATCCAAAAACCGGTAAGCTTGATTACATCTTTGACCATTTTAGAAAAGAAGCTGAATTTGTTAAAGACGGATTCAAATTTGATGAAGCAACTGGGAATATCACAATTTCTAAATCTATCGTTCAGAAAGGTAAGGTTGAAGTTGTTGTTCTTCGTAAGGTTGGTGGAACTCTTTTAGAAAAGCTAGATAAAGATGCTACAACCATCAAGTCTCAAAAAGACAATGTAAAAGCTAAAGAAGTTGAAAAACCTGTTGAAACTATTCGTGAATCAGTTTATCCAACTCCTAATGAAAATCTGACAGATAAGCCAGAACCTAAAGAAGAGCCTAAAGAGCTTCCTAAAAAGCCAGTAGAAAAACCTGTGGAAGAAAAGCCAGCACCAACTCCTACACCAAATCTGGAGAAAAAAGAAGAAACTCCAAAAGTAACTGAAACTCCAGAAAAAGCTCCTGAGAAGAAAGAGAATGAGGGTGATAAGGATAAATCTAAAACACCATCAAAAACTCCTCAAAAGCAAGAAGTTGGCAAAAAGGAAACTCCTACTAAACCAACAGTAGGCAACAAGACACTTCCTAAAACTGGTGCTGAAGCTATCGGTATGCAGTTTGCAGGTGGCTTGGCTGCACTAGGCCTTGGTACTGGAACATTGTTTAAACGCCGCAAAAAATAAAATAAATAACAAAAAAGACTAGAATTATTTATTTCTAGTCTTTTATTTTGTATCTTTATCTAATTTCATAATAATCTTTTGAGCAATTTTATAAATAACTGGAACTGTAACAGAATTACCTAATTGTTTATAGTTTTGTGATTTACTGCAAGGAAGAACAAAATCTTCTGGGAATCCTTGTAATCGTGCACATTCTCTTTCTGTTAGTTTTCTGGGATTTTTACCTTTTTGTTCTAAAAGAATTTCATTGCCATCTTTGGAATAATGAGCAACCAATGTTCTTGTGTATTCTGATTCTGGGGAAAATAAAGAATACCCAAAACCTTTACCAGCTTCTTGATTTCTTTTCTTTCTTTCTTTCAAACCTTCCCATGCCTTATCAGATATAGTGTAGTCATCTGAAACATGCTTTTCTAGAATATCGCCTAAGACCGTTCTTTTAAAAACTTGCAAATAACCCGGTTTCTTTAGTTCTTCAATAGGAAAGTCAAAGACAGAAGAATTTGAAACAGCTTCTTTTAGAAATCCAACAATATAGATACGTTCTCGATTTTGAGGGATATTGAAATCTTTGGTGTTGAGTATTTTGTAGTGTACATCATAGCCCAACTCATTCAATGTCTCTAAAATAGTTTTGAATGTATTGCCCTTATCATGAGATATAAGGCCTTTCACATTTTCTAATAAAAATGCTTTTGGCCTTTTCTCTTTTAGAATTCTAGCTACATCAAAGAACAATGTTCCTCGAATATCTTCAAAACCTTTTTTGAGGCCGGCATGAGAGAAAGCTTGGCAAGGAAATCCTGCAAGTAGAATATCATGGTCAGGAATATCAGATGCTTCAATTTTAGTAATATCTCCAAAAGGCTCACTTCCAAAATTAGCTTCATAAGTTTTTCTTGCGAATTTATCTATTTCACTAGAAAAGACGGTTTCTGTCCGTCCGGTTCTCTCAAACCCTAAACGGAGACCACCAATTCCGGCAAATAAATCAATTGTTTTGTATTTTTCCATATATGATATAGATTGTTTCCTTTCTTTATCTATTTTTCAATTTAATTAGTATAGACTTGGATTTGTGTTGAAAACTTGTATAAAAATCGACTTTGTTTCCCTTGTCCAAATTTTGACATCAGCAGAAGAATGACTTGTTTGAGTTTCTTTACAAACCAACAAAGAGGGAGAAAGTTCTTCTGATTCTTTTTGAGTTTTTAAGTTTTTTAAGATTTCTGATTTTGTGTGAATTTTTGATTGATAATTTTCTAATCCACATATAGATTCTTCTTCATCTACAAGACTGATTAATTTGTAATATCCGACAGCTTCTTGATAGGCTCTATCCAAACTTGTAAAAATACCAAAATTACTAAAACGAGTATTAGGCAAAACTATACTATTACTTGAACTAGTAAATTCTATTTTTTCAGATACTAAGTATAATTTCATTTTTGTAACCTTTCAACAAAATCATCAACTCTGCCTATTATTTCATCAGATAAGACAGAGTTGCTTTTGTTTAGTTTAATCCTTTCATTTCATCATTTCTTCTAAACTAATATGTTTGTGGTACTTAGAAACTTCTTCTTTGGAGAATTCGAACACGCGCCACTCTGGTTTTTCATAAGTTTCGCCATTAAAACGGAACACCTTTTCAACGCCCAACATCTCTTTACAAAGCTTCTCGGCAATTGTTTTTGAGGTATAGATTGAAACTGGCAAATCACTTAATACAACAAAGACATTTTCATCTTCAGCAAAAGTCTCGAATTGACTGATTTGGTATTGCTTGTAATAACCATAAGAATAAGAGCCGCCCATCTTTTTATTAAGATAGAAAATTTTTCCATCAGTTTCAAAACCAACAAAATAACGTGTTTTTTGTTGTGCTGCCAAAAGTTCCTGAGCTTTATTGATGATTTTGTAGTCCTTGTATCCTTCTAGCTCTTTCCCAGACAGTTCAGAAACCCATTTTTCATAAGTTTTAGCTGACCGTTTTGTAAGAGCCTTAACTCCATGAAGAAGTTTGAATGAAGAAATAAGGCCTAAGTCATACAATTTAGAAGAAACTAACAGGCGCTCTTTTTCTTCTTGTTCTTTGAGTTTTTGGCTGATTTTTGCCAATACAGAAGCCATATAGGCAAAGTCAACACGAACACCTTGAACAGCATAATCTCCGATTTGTTTTGAAGCTAGATAGTAGTCAATAACAGCCGAATTAAATACCCAAGTGAGAATGAATTCATCTTCATCAATTCTAAAATTAGGGCAGTTTTCTGACCGAGAACTTGCACTTACATAACGAACCTCAGTAAAGTCAGGTTTGTATTCAATATCTTTTATGACATTGAAACCTTGGTAGACTGTAGCTCCAAACGTTGTTGCTCGTTCTTTGCTCTTGCCTCGGCTCGCCTTGAATTTGCGGCCATCAACCTTTCCATCCGTTAAAGTCTGAGGAATGTAAACTGTATCGTTCTTTTGAACAAAATCATTGACTTGTTTTACAATATCTGCAAACGGAAGATATGGATGGCTTTCAATCTGAGCATCAGCATTGGAAAACACCACATATTGGTTGAATTCTAGACTTGCAATATCTGTTGGTGGTGTAGGTACACTTAACAGGTCTCCACGCTCTAAAAGGCCAAGGATTAGGTTAAAAATGAAGTAACGAGAAGCAAGTAGGTCTTTGTCAAGATTTTCATTGGTGGCGCGTGATGCGAAGCTGTTCTCAGTCAATTTAACTTTATCAGCATCAGCCCAAGCCATCCACACATTTTCATTATTCCGGACAATAATACCTACTTGATTAGAGTGGAATTTTTGAGAATAAGTTAGTTTGTGGTCTTTGTTCAAAGAGTAATCCTTGTTATTGCGAGACATCTTGACAAAGGAAATACCTTTTTTAGATGGCACGAGGTAATCAAGAGCTGCTGATGATGAAGACAGTAATTCTTCAACACTTTTTACTTCTGGAATATTGGTAAGCAAAGAAATACGAGGAAGGTCTTCATCTAAGAAATATACTTTTTGATGAATAGATACAGGTGTTTCTAGTTCTGCCTGAGTTCCTTGCAGTAATTGCTTAAATTCTACTGGAAAACCTAAACGGTACTCTAGGGCGTAAAGGTCTGCTGATTTAACAAAGAGCTTTTGCTGATTGAGTTCAATTTCTTGTTGCAGTTGCTCCCGGATAGCAGCTTGCTTTTGATACATCTCTTTCAGCATTGATTCAAGTTCAGCTTTTTTAACCTCAAATTCTTCTTTCATATCTGCCAGTTCAGGAGCATCAAAAGAATCAGCAAGAGTTAATTGATTCATTTGAGTCTTAATGTCATTAGATATTGCCAGAGCATTATTTTTACTTTCTTCAATAGCAAAGCTTGTTGTTCCTGTGTTAGAATTGTTTTCTAGCTCAGATTGATATAGCTTTACCCAATCTTTCAGAACTGGTATTTTGAAGCCATTAACAGAAATTACATAAAGATTATTTTCACTTAAATAGTAAGGGTATTTTATACTTAGATTATCCATCAAGTGTTTATACCAGTCTGTTGGCTTGGTTACTTTGATTTGCTTGATTTTGCCTGTTTTTACGGCCTCAAAACTAAAATCACCAGACCATTCTTCTGTTTTAAATCCTGTTTCACATACATGAATTCCATGAGATAGGGCTTTGAGGTCTTGTTGAGGAATAACCTCTTTTAATTGGTCATAATAATTAGTTTGAGCCGCCCAGTCTTCCCAGTCAATAAGTGGAAAATTCTTTTTCAGTGTAACATAACCTTGTGGCTTTTGATTAAAAATTGATTCGTTTGATAAAGCATCACGGAATTCTTCGTATTGCGCGTGCTTTTTGTTTAGTTCGTCATCCAGAGGATTTAAGTTTGAATTGATGTTATTGTATTTCATTTTGTTGTTCTCCTAGTTTTTTATTTAACTTTATACTATTATATCACATTTATCGCAAAAGCGATAGTTAAAACACTAAAAAAACACCTTTTTAGGTGCTTTTTTCTGTGTTAAGTTATTTTCCTTCACTAAAACAACTTAGTAATGATTGATTTCTATGTCTTTGATTGAGTTGTCTTCTACATTTTGTAAAATCCAATTCCAGTTCAACCATTTGGGTTGAAAGTTATTTAAGAAGAAAACATTAGTAGTTCCTTCATTGTAATCAAAGAAGATTTCAATTACATCATTGAAAATAGTAATAACATTGTTATTGTTATTATCAGAATTGAATCGTTGATTCCAAAGGCTGTAATCACCCTCAGAATCCCCAACACGGTCTAACTCATTCATGAGCCGGCCGTAGTTCTTGTTGGGCAGAGATTCCATAATTTCAACAAAGTTGTCTGAAGTAACAATGTTGATGTCATTTGCAATTTCTTTGAGTGTTTCGATTTTCATGATTTTATACCTACCTTGACTTTCTATAATCAAGGCCTTTCTTTTGTTAATTTTAAAAAATATTGTAAAAAAGTTTTACATTCAGTATTATAAAAGATGTCGAAAATTGAGCGTTTACTTTTGGAAACAAAAGTGATATAATGTATTCAATCAATTAAAAATTCAATATTAATTATTTCAAGAATAGGAAAGGGAAAAAGTTATGACCTCTATAAAACATAAGCCTAAAGTAAAAGATGTTCTAGGAAAAGATGAAATTTTGCGTATTCTAAAGTCTAAGAGAATAACCAGAGCAGCAAAGAAAGCAATGCTGAAGCTTGAACTCGCTGGTGAAAATAAAACCGTAATACCTGTTCATACAATGCTGACCATTGCTGGATATGATATTTATGAAGTCTATGTTTCTTTTCATCCTTACTACAGAATAAAGCCAGAAAAGAAAATTATAGAACTTGATAAAACTTTGAGTGACGAGCAAAAACAATTTCTATTGGCTCACATTTTTGCTAAAGTTATTATTTTTTAGGAAAAAGGAGAAAAAATATGGCATACACATTACTAGTAACACTAAAAGAAACGGGCAATAAACATTTTCTTTACAAGAAAGATTGGAGAAAAATGATTGCTGAACCTGTTCCTGATTTAAGGGATAAAGATGCAATAACCCTGTTCTTGATGAAGCATAAAGATATGATTCGTCTTTATAAAAGCAAAAAGGCCACAAGTAACATTAAGAACAGTTTGACTTTCAAAGACATTGAAAAGATTGATGTAATTGAATTATCTGATGAATTGTTGAAACCTAAATTTGAAAGATGTCCTAAGTGTCATTCAACAAAAGTCCTTATTACAGAATTTGTAAAACATGTAAATGTTTATGATTTTGACTCAAAGAAAAATACATCAACCTTGGTTACTGAGATTGGAACAACAAGTGATTCTTATATTGATTCCTATTGTTGCTCAGAATGTAAGATTAATCTTAATTTCTTTGACTTTAGTGACTTTGCTGAATGAAATCAATTATCAAATATGTTATAATAGATGAAGTAATAAAAATTTAATAAAAGGAGAACATTCTATATGTCACAAAAACTACGAGGATTTGAATTGGTAAAAGGTGAAACAGATGTCAGTCTGTTGCCACAACGGTCTACTGCACATTCAGCAGGTTATGATTTTATTGCTGCTAAAACAGTTTCTATTGAACCGGGTGAAATTAAGTTGATTCCAACGAATGTTAAGGCTTATATGCAAGAGGGAGAAGTTCTTTACCTGTTTGACCGGTCTTCTAATCCTCGTAAACGAGGTATTGTCCTGTCTAACTCTGTTGGAGTAATTGATAAGGATTATTACGGAAATCCTGATAATGATGGAAACATTCACGCGCAATTCACTAATATTGCAGATGAAACAGTAGTGATTGAAGCTGGTACTGCTATGATGCAAGGGGTCTTCATGCCTTTCTTGATTGCTGATGGAGATGAAGCTACTGGGCAGCGCGTGGGCGGATTCGGAAGTACAGATAAATAAAAAATAAAACTCAAAAAAGCAAGGCTCTAATCTAATTAAGTTAAATTAAATAGAGCCTGCTCTTTTTATAAAAAAATAATGGAAAAGTGAGGTTTGGGAAGATATGGACTGGATTGTCAATATAAATCTGAAAAAAGAAAAAGGAGAGTTTTCTCCACACACAGTATACCGTCAAGTCTATTTTGACATTGATGACAAAAAAGAAGTATTGAAGAAAGTAAAAGAAGATTTTTCTGAGAAAGTTCCTCAACGAACTTCTAAAGATGAATTCTTTTTTGCTACTGTTTACAAATTGAATGATTACTGGAAATCCTTTTGGTTAGATGATATTCCCTGTATTGTCTGCCAAAAGAACCCAATGACTAGATTGGACTTTGAGAACTCGCCTGCATACGGTCATCACCGTAATTACTGTTGCAGCAAAGAGTGTAAAGAAGAATATAATTTACGGATAGAAGCTGACAAAGAAGGCTATGACACTAAAGTCGTCGGTTACATCTACAAAATCACTCATAAGCCAACTAGCAAAGTCTATATTGGAAAAACTGTAAATTTCCCTTTATGGCATTGGTGGCAGCACATTAAAGCTCAGTCTGGAACAAAGTTTCATGAGTTCTTTAAAGAAAACTCCAATATGTGTGACTGGACTTTTGAGGCCATTGATGTTGTTAAAGAAGGCACACACGAGGATTTGTTGTCCTTGGAAAGCAAATATATTGAAGAGTATAAATCTACAGATGATAGATTTGGTTTCAATACTAGGGCATAATTTTTATATAAAAAAAGGAGAATTTAATGAATAATATGAATAAAGATAAAATTAACAAGGTTATTAGTGTGTATAACTATAAGAAACGTTTCTTTCTAGAGTTTGATTCAGAACAAGGGGCAATTATTGCTGATAATATCGCTGAATCTTTAGAACGAAAAGAGCATGTAGAGCTTTCTTTTGACAGAGTTCCAAAGGTAAGTTTTGACTTTGTTTGCTTTATGCTAGGAAAGTTGTTGGGCGAGTATGGATTTTCTATTGAAACAATTGAAGAATATGTTCATTATACTGACTTAAATAGATTTATAGAAGAACAAATTGCATACTCTGTTCAAATACTTACTTTTAAGTCAAAGATGATTAGGTCTAAATAGAAAGAGAAGTGTTCAAGTGGAATTAAAAAATAATCAAAAACATGGTGGATTATTGGACTTTCTGTATTGGTTGTATTATTGGCTGTTACTCTAGCGCCTCAAGAAGTCAAATTACTTTTATTTACATTAATTACTGATTTTTGATATAAGGTTTTGTGTCTCAGGAAATAACTAGATACAAAACAAAAAAGCATGTGAACTACTCCTACCTCCATTCTATTAAGAGGTAGGAGATTCTTGGGTAGTGTGCAGACTTGTTGATTAGCTGTCTAATCAATAGAGGTTACACAAATTTACCAAGCTATTCCCGTAGTTCCTACGGTTAAATTTATTTTAATTTTATTTTAAATTAAATTAAGCTAATATTTTTAAGCCCTCATTTAGAATATTCAGGCTGGCATTGAGGTCTCTGTCATGGTGACAATTACAATTCTCACAAGTCCACTCTCTAATATGAAGTGGTTTCTTCCCTGAATTGACCTTGCAGTTTGAACAAATTTGAGAAGAGGGAAACCATTTATTAACTTTAATAATCTTCTTCCCATACCATTCAGCTTTGTATTCTAAGATTCTCATAAATTCAGACCAAGAGGCATCTCCAATCGCTCTAGCTAGACGGTGATTCTTCATGAGATTGCGACTTGCCAAATCTTCCATACAAATCCTATCGTGGTTCTTGATAAGATTGGTACTCAATTTAGCAAGGAAATCTCTCCTCTGGTTTGAAATCTTCTCATGAAGTCTAGCAACCTTTAAGCGCTGCTTCTGATAATTGGAGCAGTCAATTAAACTTCTCCCTAATCGTTTTGCAACCAATGCCCTACGAGATAATATTTTCTGCTCTCTCCTTAATTTCTTAGAGGATGAGATTAAGAATCTGGGATTCTCAATCTTCTCCCCAGTGGAGAGAATAGAAAAATGAGATAAACCAAGGTCAATGCCAACACTTGAGTTTGTCTTAGGATAGGGTTGGATGTCTGTTTCACATAAAATGGAAATATAATATTTCCCAGTTGCCGTCTTTGAAATCGTTGCTCCTTTAATAAGACCTGTCATTTTTCTATGCTGTTTGAAGCGAACCCAACCAATTTTGGGGAGTTTAACTTTACCATCACAAACCACAATATTGTTATTATTGTTATTGGTTTGATAGGATTGACTATGCCTTTTCTTTTTCGATTTAAAATTAGGGAATCCAAAACCTGATTGGAAGAAACTTTTATAAGCTTTTTGTAAATTCAATTGGACGTTACAAAGGGCTAGGCTGTCTACTTCTTTCAGCCAAGGATAATCTTTTTTATATCGAGCAGGTGTATTGTTAAGCATTTTACCTGTCTCCTTATAATATTGAATTTTGTCAGCCAGCATCTGATTCCAAATAAAGCGAGAACAGCCAAAGGTCTTCTCAAACATCATCATTTGTTTCTCAGTTGGATATAATCTAAACTTATAGGATTTATGTCTTATTGCCATTTTTCCTCCTATCTACCTATTTTATTTGTTGTATTACCTTTTATTTTACCAAAGAAAAAGGTTGAAATCAATTTAATTTAACAGTTCAATAAAATAAAAACCCACCTACATCTCACCACCTAAGAGGTGGAGGATTTGTGTGGGGGTGTTAAAAAATATTTCAAGTGCTTTTCTTTTTTATTTCTATTCTAGAGGTGAAAACTCAATAACAATATCTTTGCCAATATGTTCTTGTCCTACAAAAATAACCCTATTTTTAGATTGTTTCGTGGAATCATAAATTTCATTAGAAAGACAAAGCTCTCTAGAAGCTAGTTTGACGATTTCTTCTGGGAAATTGTCATCTATTTTTTCTAATTCAACATAATGTATATATTGATGTGTAGATGCAGCAATCCCCTCAAGTGTTCTAATGCGATAGAAAATATTTTCAATATTGCTGGCAAATATATAATAAGTAACTCGGCCATCCTTTTGTACACTCTGTTGCAGAGGGCCAAACTCCGCAGATAGGTCTCTGATAACTTCTTTCATAATTTTTTCAATATCTAAAACAACATCATCTTCATCATACTTCAGACAATCTTTGAAAACATTGTCAACGCCATATACGTTTGATGAATAGTCTTTTTGAACATTAAACCATTTATCAAAAACTTCTTTGAATTTATCTTCAAAGATTTTCAATTGATTTTCTTGGAAATACATTTTCATAAACATCAAATATTGATTTAATGTTGAGTATGATACGGTATTGACGAAAATTGGCCGGTGGCAATTGTTTATCAATGTTGTATCAATCAACATCTGTGATTCTAAAGAAACAATAGAATCTTCAGTACAATTAATTTCTTTAGGGTAAGAAATCTTAAATTTGTCCAGAAATTCTTTTAGTTTCATTGAGCCATCTTCTGAGATAATAGTGTTTAGAGCTTCACTCCAAGTGATATGATGATTGTTTGTATTTGATTTAATCATTCACTAAATTCTCCTTTATTATAAAAAAAATATTTGTAAAATTAAATTAATTTTTACATGAAATATTATATCAGAAAAACATTTGAATTGCGCGTGATAAAGGTGTATAATGGTTGTATAGCAAATGCTATAAAAATAAAACCTTTTGGGAAAAGGAGTAAAGATGAAAGAATATATTTCACATATTAAAAATATGAAGCCTAAAGCTATTGAGGTGTCTTCTGTAGTTTTTGGCCGATTTGTTTTAGAAAAACTAAATAAACTATTTTTTGATTTAGTTGCAATACTTTGGACAACATATACTATTCGATTTGTTGAAATTGAATCAAATATTTCTGGACTTATCGCTGTTATTTGTACGTTCTATGTAGCAGCACCTATCGTAAATCTATTAAATCATAGAAGTTTTGAAAGATTTACAGTTAATTTTATCAGAGGTTTCCTGTATTCTATTTTGACATTGCTTTTGACAGCGGAAATAAAAGATGCCAATGCAAAGGAAGCTGAAAGTTTGTTTTGGTTTTTCTTAGTATGGTCTATTGTTTATTTGATTGTTAAAAAAGCAATACCTTATTTCTTTAACAAGTATGTAAATGATAAAATTTTAAATATGAATTATTTGAAATATCATATTGGAGAAAATAATGGCTCTGAGGGTGTTAGTGTGTTTATTGATGCCAAAGAAGAAGATGCTCAAAAACGCTTTGAAATCATTAATAAATATGCTGTCAAACCTGACTATCAAGGAATTGTTGAATTATCATTCTTGAAACGTGAATCTAATTCTGGATTCGATTATTCTTATATTTTAAAAGATAAAGTAGAACGAGAATTTACAGATTTTAACACTATTTATCATTTTGTATTTGATGTGTTTCCTTTAGGGATAGATATTCCAGATGCCTTTACTCTAACTAGTTTTTCATTGAGTAACCAAGTGATTTCAATTGCGTCAAGTTTAGAAGTAATTGAATTGCCTGTAGGTATTGCCAAAATGAAATCAAAAGATGAAAAGAAAGAAGATAAATAATGGATTTTGATAAGTACCCAAAAAGCTTCTCTGTAATGTCTGATGAAGCAGCAGAAACATGGAAAACTGAGATATGGATATTGAACGAATATAGAAGTTCTAAGAATGAACTTCACTTTCATGGGTATAATGCAAAACTTGTGCCATTACCAGAATGGAAAAAATTCGATGCTAGTAGTGACTGGTCTCAAAAACGGATTAAAACATGTAAGGAATTTACATCTGATTTTGATGGCCTTGTTTATATGGATAAAGTCTGTGTATCAAATTTAGATAAAGATGAAAGGACGAAAAATAATATGGAAGAGGTAGTGTTTACGGATAAATACTTTTTAGTGAAACTTCTTTATAGGCTTCTAGAAAAACCTTCAAAAGTAAAAATCCAGAAAACTCTCTATCTTCTTTTTGCCTTTTATGGTGCAACTTATGGTCGCCTCCAAGATGATAATAAAGGCGATAATGATTTTTCTGAACAAAGTTATCCAGAAAACTTATTTTTCGCAAACTTTGAAGCATGGAAATATGGCCCTGTAGAAATTGATGTTTATGACGATTTGAAAAATGTTAGTTATTCAGAAATGGACTTAACTGATGATGCGATTGATAATTTCTTCAATACAATAGAATTAAAAAATGTAAAGCTTTTTATTGAAAATATCGTCAATCAAGTTAATAACATTGATGACTTCACCTTGATTTATAGAGTTCATGAAGACAGCTCTTGGTCAAATATTTATTCTCCTGCCACTGATGCTTCTCATCTTTCTATGGATAATTCATCTATTGTCAGAGAATATATAGAAAAATATGTATAGTTATTTTTTAGTCTCTTTTATTCTGTTATTCTGTTATTCTGTTGAAAACATTGAATAAAGGAGATTTTTTTATTGACAAATTATAACATAAGTGATATTATAGTCTTGTAAGTTTTTGAGGGGTCGCCCGGCTTCGACAGGCGATTGGACTTCTCAACCTCGCACCGAGTGATGACGTTATCTATCAACTTAAACATAACTGCAAACAATTTTGCTACTGATATGGCTGCCTAAGCATTTGCTTAGATGAAGCTTTACATATCAATTGAATTTATCATATAGTCTACTTAGAATAGTTAGACGAGTACCTGTTTTATGTGCCGGTAAAACAACTACTTCAAATTACGGTAATCGCCTTGAAAGAATTCTCGGATTTTAAGGTTAAATAAGAGATATGAATAGTAGGTTTGTGCATTTACTGTTGTTCAGAAAATAAAAAAATGTAACAGTGCGTAATAAGGTTGATTGGAATGATTGTTTGGACGTGGGTTCGACTCCCACCGGCTCCATTGTTTTATTTTTGGTCTCTTAGCTCAACTGGAAAGAGCAATCGTCTTCTAAGCGACAGGTTACAGGTTCGAGTCCTGTAGAGACTATATGCAAGCTGATTTTGCAGTGTTTCAGCGAGTGTAAAATACCTCTATAACTGTCGATACTTTATTCTAGAGGTACGCCCCGATAACGGTGAGATTTGTTATCATGCCCCACGGCTTTAAGTGGTGACGGCAACGGTTCGTTCAGAATAGTAAATCTGGATAGATAAGGTTGATGAGATGACTCGCATAAAAAGGTTCATGATAAGCACAATCCTTTGAGTTATCAAGAATAAAAACCAAGCTGCTAGTTCTAATTAATTTATTAGAATGAATCCCTTATGGATGTCAAAGTCTTATAAGGGAATGTTATTTTTTGCAGATAATGTTTTACTGGTAATGGTAGTAACGACTAACCAAATACCTGCTACACATTTGTCTACAACATAAAGGAACAAGGGCCGCCTTAAAAGAACACGGTTGCGAAAGCCAAATCTGTCTGTGGAAAAACAGAGACTTGCCCTAAGATATGCGCTGTTAGTCTTAAAGGGTACAAGACACTGCTTTTTAGCAAAGACTCAGGTTCGACTCCTGTGCAGTGCTTAAAACAAAAAACATGTAAAATTAATTCACGGGGGAGTAATGCTAAAAAGTAAATCTTGGACTCGAAAAAAACTAACCGAGATGTTGTATCATGCGTTTATAGGTACTTTGGCAGATAATGCAATCGAAATTGGTTGGGTATTCTGTTTTAGTCTTTTAGCAGATAAGAATTTAGTAGAAAGAATAACCGTTCTTTTTGGTGTTAATGATGCTTTCTGGGTTGTTCTATCATCTACCTACTACACAGCTAAATCCTCTATGACAGCAACAATGCCTAAATTAATAGAAAAATATGGTTTGGATTTAGAATCTAAAATTGTAAAGAACCATATCTACTTGTTCTACCTTATGCTTATACCTTCAGCGGTAGGTAGTTTTGTATTTTTGCCAAAATTATTACTTATTTTAGGAGTTCCCTCTACGGATTTGCCATTTTATATCCCTTATTTTCAGTTATCAATCATTTCACTTCTCATAGCTTCCCCTTGGGCAAGTTTCATAACAACTTACTTAAGAACAAAAGGCAGAAGCAAAGAAGCTACAGTTTTAGACCATGCTATAGCATGGTCTATGTTAGGGGGTATTTTCTTTACAACTCATATTCTACATTTGGGTGTAAATGCAGCTATGATTGTAAATATAATTACTAATCCAATTCCTTTATACTGGTTTTTATGGAAGAAACCTATTCCTCAATTCTTTTCTAAAGGGTTTGAATTCTCTTGGAAAGAAATAAAGTCCTATTGGAAAAATGTTAAGTGGGAATTGATAAGAAGGTTATCTCCAAGGTTATCTTCTATCATTGGTGTTGGTTTAACTATTACAATTAATCCCATTTATGCAGGTATTAAATATTGGGTTGCAAATCTTATGATGTTACCTGAAGGTTGGGTGGATTCCATGTCAGGATTGTTAAATAGTCATGTATCTAGAAATGTAGGTTTAGATGAAGAAACACCTTACGAAGATAATAAGTTTATCTTCTGGAAGGCAACTGTCGGGGCTTTATCTTCGATAGTTTTACTTTATTTGATTACTTATTTTGGTTTGTTCTGGCTGCCTTCATCAATATATCGGGGGTTGATTTCTCCAATTATTTGGTTGTTTTTGCCTGTTAAAGTTGTAACTAATTTACGTTATTATATGTGGCTATCTATCAGTAGGTCATATCGGCATGACCTAAATGGTGTAGCTCAGTTAATTTACGCAATTCCAATTGCGATATTATCCCCTATCTTGCTTTGGTTGTTCTTGTACTGTTTACAACTAAGCTTCGAATCTATCTTTGCAGTTGAGGCTATAGTGGGGATTGTACAATGGGTTGGTACTGAGATTTATTTTAGATATAATCTTGTAAAACGGGTTATCTAAAAAATAACAATATAAAATAAAAAAGGATGTAGAAAAAATGTCATACACTTATATTTTTGGCTCAAAAAATGGCAAATGGACGCAACTGGGAGAAGTGAAGAACTCTTGGTATTGGCATGTGAACATTTGGCTTTCCTTGTGGGAAGAATATCTAAAAGAAAAAGAAAATTCAAAAAGTCTTCTTCTAAATCCTTATAGTGAAAATATTTCTAAAGTCTGGGCATTGGCTTCTAATCAAGATATTCCTGAATTTGAAAGAGCTGTTCTAAATTCCACTTTTGATAAAACTATTATTCGCCGTTCCTCTGTGGATTGGCTCATCAAACAAATTGAAGAATTCGAAGAGAAATATCCTGAAAAGACAAGCGCTAAAGGAATGATAGCCTGCTTCAAGTCTATTATGGCTGATGAGGAATTAAATAAATATGAAAACTTTTTGATTTGCACTTCTACTGTTCTATATGAAGGTCGTTTAAAAACAACCCATTCAAAATGCAGCCACAAAAAGGATGATGACAGTAATTTTGAATGTGAGATATATCATGACAACAATGAAAAAGATGGGGAATTGTTGTCATTAATAAATGGTGAAACATTCTTTGAAATCAAAGATGCTACTGTAAATCCTGATTATGACGGTGTAGTTGTTTCTGGAGATTTTGCTACAATTTGATTCATCAATATGGCAAAAATTAATTAATAATTAACATATATTTACTTTACCATTACAGACCAAGAAGCACTTCTCGTTACCACTGTGACAACAGCGTTTTGGGAGTGCTTTCTTTGTTTTTGTGAATATTTTTCTTTTTGTTTTTTTGTGATATAATCGTTATTGAAATAAATACTTCACACAAATAAAAAATAACATTAGAAAGGTATTTATTATATTATGTTCTCTATCAAAAAAACTGTACTGCGAAACGGAGAGGTTGTCCAAAAGACAATCAAAAGCCAACATTCTAGTGAAGCGGATGCCGTGGCTGAATTGCACGCAAAACTATTTAAAAAAGAAACTATTTTTGGACAGAAGTTCAAAGAGTTAAAAGAAAATGGAAGATTGATTTATGAGTTGGAGTTGAATTACTGTCCAGCCGTAAAGGAAATTATTCGTTATCAAATCATTAGAGAGGAAAATTAACATTATGATGAAAGCTGTTGTTGTGGCTGTATACGAAGAAGCACGCGCCGCCGTGATGCACTATTCTGGTTCTGTGGAATCTGCTGAAAAAGTTCTAAATAAGCATATAGCTCACTTCAATGACATTCATACCCAGCAAAGAATGTACGAAAGCTTTCAGCAAATGAATTTTCCGCCAGAAGTCGAGGCAAAACTTGTATTGCCAAGTTTTGAATTGCTTATTATACCAGAAAGCCTATGTCAACGAATGGATAATACTTTTGATAAATCTGTTTTATCAGAGGGTGTTTATCAAGTCGTTCGTGATTTGAGTTTACTGGAAAAACTATAAAATAAATTATATTAGAAAAGAGATATTATAAAAAATATGATGAAAAAAGAAGAATTAAAAGAAAAAATCGTTCAAGAAGTAAAGGCTGCAAAGGCCGAAATTGAAAAATCTTCAAGTGGATTTGCCGAGGAAGACCTCAATGTTATTCAAGTATTCCAAGAAAAACTTGTTCCTCATGAACAAGAACTGTTGTTAGACATCATTCAATTCCTAGAAGACCATCAAGCATCTCCTGAATTGATTGAATTGCGTGATGAAGTCTATGCACTAGCTAAGTAAAAAAGTGTTTTGAACTGGAATAATAGAAAGGATTAAAATCTAGGTAAGGGAAATTATGGCTAAGAAAAACAACAATAAAAAACGTTATCCAAAGAAAAGACGGAATATCAGTGTTCATAAGTTTGAAGAAGAACGTTTGTTGCTTCATAAAATTGTATTAGATTACAACATTAAAGAAGATGAATTCTTGATGGAAGCTCATGTAATGATTGCTGATAGGCCTATTGATATTAAAGGTATTATTGCTCCTGAAGCTCTCCCGGACGGAATTCATGTTCATTCAACAGAGAAGAAGAGTAAATTTCTTGATTTGGGTATTACTAAGAAACACATGCCACTCACTTATCAATATATTCGTGATTGGATAGATTCAATTGGTGATTACTTAGATAACGGTTATCTTTTGTCGGATAGTCAATTACACAAAGAAATCTATTCACCTTTGTATGTTAAGGATGACAGCTTTGCCCAGAATTTTCCTATTAATTGAAATAAATTATCGAATGTGATATTATAGTTATAGATAAGGAGCTGCTAATCCTTATCTATGAATGATAAATTAATGGAGAAAGATAGACAAATAATTTGTCTATATTTCTTTTTGATTTGTGAGAAATATGTCATTCTGATAGAACCTATAGCCCTGCTTTTACATTAACTATTCTGATTTAAAAATGTTTATATTTTGTTAAAAAAATATTTATAAACTATTGACAAAACATAGTGATGGTGATATACTAATAATGTGCTTGATATGAGAATATCAGGACAAAAAATCCTTTCTACCTACACTTGTTCCTCCTAGCGAGTGTAGGGGTTGTAAAAAAATAATATTGTAAAATGAATAGGTGAAAGATGTTCCTACTTTTCACCAACTCATGAGAAACCTAGTGACTTGCGGAAACATTTCACTAGTTATAATTCCCACCAAAATTCTGGTGGGATTTCTTTTTGTCTAAAAAAATAAATTTCAATCTTTTTCTTTTAGAATCTATTGGTTTTACAATAAGTGTGTGATATAATCTTCTTATCCTTTTTTAAGGATAGTTCATATATAATATTTAAAAAAGAAAGGAAAATTATGGACACATTATCTCAATCTCTAACTTGGTTAATCCCAGTTGTTGTTATCATTATTGTTGTTTCTGTATTACTTGTAAAAGGCTATGTCAATGCAAAACCAAATGAAGTTATTGTTATTACAGGATTGCGGAAGCTCCGACATCTTCGTGGAAAAGCTGGCTTTATGATTCCATTTATTGAGCGTCGCTCTTATTTGGATATTGAGCAATTCTCTACAGATGTTCGAACATCTGTAGCTGTTCCTACTTTAGACTTTATTAACGTGCGTGCTGACGCTGCTGTTAAACTCAAAATCGGAACGTCTGACGAAATGATTGCGCGTGCATCTGAAAATTTCCTGAATTGGAATACCAAAGACATCTCTGACTCTATTCAAGATGTTCTGGAAGGTAATCTTCGGGAAGTAATTGGTCAGATGGAACTTCGTAAGATGGTGAATGACCGTCAGAAATTTGCAGAGAAAGTACAGGACAATGTAGCTCCTGACTTGGGTAAGATGGGGCTAGAAGTCATTGCCTTTACTGTTCAATCTTTTTCTGATGAGGGTGGGGTGATTGATAACCTTGGTATCGAAAACGTCGAAACGATTAAGAAAGATGCCTTGATTGCTAAGGCTAAAGCTGAACGTGAACGTAAAGAAGTAGAAGCTGAACAAGATAAGCTGGCTAATGATAAACGTATAGCCGCTGACCTTGAAATCGCTCAAAAGCAAAATGAATTGAAGTTGAAGCAGGCTGCTTTGAAACAAGAAGCTGATATTGCTCAGGCTAAGGCAGATGCTGCAAAAGGCATTGAGGCCGAAATTCAACGTCGTGAACAAGAGCGCGTGGCCGCTGAAGCTAATATCATGAAGCAAGAGAAAGAAGCTGAAGTCAAGGAACGCGAAGTTAAGGTTCGTGAGCAAGAACTAGATGCCAATGTTCGTAAGCAGGCAGAAGCAGACAAATACGCTCGTCAACAAGCGGCAGAAGCTCAATTGATTGAACGTCAACGTCAGGCGGAAGCTGAACTCTTTGAAACCCAAAAAGAAGCAGAAGCTCGTAAGGCCCAAGCTGAGGCTGAGAAGTTTGCTCAACTTCAAGAAGCTGAAGCAATCGAAGCTAAAGGACGTGCTGAGGCCGAAGCTATTCGATTGAAACTTGAAGCAGAAGCGCAAGGTCTAGATAAGAAAGCCGAAGCCATGAAGAAAATGCAGGAAGCTGCGATTACTGAAATGGTTGTTGATAAACTTCCTGAAATCGCACGCGCCGTGGCAGAGCCTCTTACTAAAGTGGATAAAATCACTATGTATGGCGAAGGCAATGCTTCTAGAATGGCTGGAGACATCATGCAGACGATTGACCAAGTGTCACAGGGAGCAGGATTTGATATTCGGCAATTGCTGACTGGTGCTTTAGGAGTTAATATGACAGTTAATAAACTAAAGCAAGATGAACAGCCTGTAATTGAAGCTGAAGAAATTACTTCTGCTGACAAATAAAACAAATATAAAAAAAGGCTAAGATTCAATTTTTTAATTGAACCCTAGTCTTTTTCTTTTGTATTAATAGTAGTAATAATAACCATTATACAAATACATATAATTCCCATAACCATCTGTATAGTATTGCCAATAACCAGAACCGTCAACATAGCCATAATAAGCAATATTGTCATTTACACCTTTAATGACAGCCAGCTTGACTGGTCTTTCTTGCCACTTCCTAAATGCCGCTTCTGGCGGCCCTGCGTAGCCCATAGTCGTGTTCACATCATAGGTGGATGGTTTGGTCTCACTTGCTAAAACAGGCACAGCAGAGGCTATATTAAGGGCCAATCCAGCCGCACTTGCAGCAGTAATCACTTTTGTTTTTAAAGACTTTGAATTTATATTCATATAAAAGTCTCCTTTCTTCACATCACATTAAATTAGATTAGTATTTGTTTTTGTAACTGAAACTAAAAACAGTTACAAGATATAGTATAAAACATCAATAAATGGAAACTAAAAATTTATATACAATTAACTCGACAAGAAACAGTTTATGAAATAGCCAAAACAAAAAGCGCTTCTTAATGTAAGAAACGCCTTCGCAAACTCCTTATACATCATGGTATACGAGATATATTTATAATAGCATAATAAGCTTGATATGTCAAGGATGTAGTGAAGAAAACAAAAAGACCAGAATTATTTCTAGTCTTTTATTTGTTTTGAGTTTATTCAATATTCACATCTTCAACAGATTTGTCAGTACGAATTCCTTTGAAACGAGGGAAGCGTAAGCTGATTTCATCATTATTTTGATTTTTGCTATAAGAAGTGTATTGAATTTCTCCAATAGCCCCAAGATATTTTTCTTGGTTGTTCCAGATTTCATCTCGAAGCTCATCTGTAAGACCAGAGCCAAACTTAACAGGAACGCCCTCAAAATCCATAATCAATGCCCCTAGAGTATTTTCATACTTGGTATATGGAGCGCCGGGTTCAAATCCAATGATTTCAAGGTCGGCCGATTTAGTTGGCTTAATCTTCAGTAGGCCATTATGACGTTTACATTCATATGGTGTGTCAAGATTTAGCATCAGACCTTCCTCTCCTAGAGCTACTTGTTCATCAAAGAGTTTGTAGATAGCCTCTAGGTCATTGTAGACATCCTGAATCTCCATAAGAACAGGAACAAGTTCAATGCTTGCTGCATCAGGATTATCCAAGTAAAGGTCATTCAGCATATTGCGACGGTCTTTATAAGTAAGGATAGATTTCTTATCTTGGAAGAATTCATCTACACCAACAATATCAAATATATGATAGGTCAGATTTGATTTCTCGCCATCTTTACGGATAATTTTAGAAGTTTCATTAAACCATTCTTCTTTTGGTTTTTCTGATTCTGTAATCAGGATTTCACCATCTAAGAAAAGTCCTTCCGGATATACTTCCGCTAGTTTATTCCAATCAAAAGAATTAAAGATGCTTGTTGCAACATCTGTCATCCCTGTAACTGATTTACCTTGCCGGGTAAAGAAACTCACGTTAATACGGCCGCCAATTCCATTCAATTCATCAAAAGAAACCTGAGCAAGTGTTCTATGGCCATCTAGTTTTAATGTAATAAATCCTAGAAGACCTTTTAGTTTTTCTGCATCTAACTTATCAATTGATTTGGCCAGTTGTACTTCAAAAACAGGAATAAATCCTTCACCATAAACGGCATTGACCGTTTTGGCTGTGACACCTAATTTAAGAGATTTTGTTACCACTTTTTCAATGAAGTCATGAAGTTCTTCTGGTTGACTTTGAATATATTGATGAACAACAAGAATATCTGCATCTCGGCCAGTATTATTTCCTTTAAGATAATCCAATAAACTTAAAAGATTAGTGATTTCTTGCCCAGAATTTTCTTTATGAATGTCATCACTGAATGACTTCCGGCGCTCTAGTTTTTTTGCTGAAATTCCTGTAGTAATATCATTATTTAGCAAGAATTTTAGAAGCTTCTTGAAACGTTCATCAGTGTTATGGAAACGTAGAACTGTGTCCTTGCCAGCTTTGGTTGTTTCTGCCATGAGACTGTCCATTGAGTTTTTGAGGAATTTTAATCCCTCAACTGTTGCTAAAAAAGTTGCCATACTTTTCTCCTTTTTTTGAAATTAAATATTTTATTGTAAAATTAATTTTTACATTGATTATTATAAGCAAAAGACCTTGGTATTTCAAGGCCTTTATTTGAGTTTAGTTTAGTTCAGGTATACATCATAGCCGTACTTGTCTACAATGTAATTTTGGATAAATGATTTTATCTTCTCGAATTTTGATTTGTATTCAATAATAGATTCTTTTGATGCTTTATTTGTTGTAAAGTATTGGGTTGAGATATTGAAATGAGTTTTAGTGTCCATATCGTTTCCACTGTATTGAACTTGCAATATACAGAGACAAAAGAGAGTTTGATTGTCTTTATTGTAGCTGAGGAAAATAGGCACATCCTTTGTCTTTTGTTTGGCTTTGCGCTCCTCGTTTGCATATTGCCTGTTGATTTCATAATTAAGGTTATCAAAGTTCCCAGTATAATCACGTTTAATCAAATCTAATATTTCTTTTGGGCATTGATGAATTGTGATAGGCTTGTACTGAGAAAATTCTTCCAATACATCTTTTGTTTCATTTGGCATGGCCACCTTGGCATAATTGAATTTTTTGTTTTCCTTTTTCTTGATGATTTGCTTCAATTTTCTAATTGCAGCTCTAAACTCAATCACATCTCGAACTTTATTAGCATCTTCCAACAGGAGGTCAAGGGTTTTATAGTTTGCCGGTATTTTCTTATAAAACAACTTGAGATTTTTTAGTTTCATTGCAAATTTTGTTGTTTTATAAGTAAGGCGCTCATCATCAGAATACTTATCTTTGTAATAGCTGCTCAACCAGTCATATTCTGTTATTCTCCTTGGATGATTAAATACTTCATTGAACACTTTGTCATAAATAGAAGCTTTCCCCTGACCATGCGTTCTATACCAACCATAAAATCGAGGCCATTCTTCTTTATCTAAAATCAACCAAATTTTAAACAAATAATAGAGGTCTGTAGTTGGAATTTGCTCTATATTTCTATCTGAAATGAGTGGGGAAAATTTCGAGAATTGACTGTATTTTCTCTTAAAAATATCCCTTTTACTTGTTTTTCTTTTTAGACCTGCCTGATGCAAGTCTTCCATAGTCAAGGTCGTATTAAGCCTTGCTCCTGAGCCATCTCTATACAAGAATTCAATGTTTTGCCTTGATAGTTTTACAAGTTCTTCCTGATGTTCTTTAAGGCAGGAAAACTCTTTTAAGTTTGGATAAGGAAAATCTTTAATCAGATATGTTGATAGACCATCATAAGCCAATGTGTCTGAAAATGTCTGCTGCTTTTGTTTTGTCTTAAATGAAATACGGCTGTTATCTTCATCAAAGAATATATAACGTTGAGAATTGCTTTGATTTGATTGCAATTCTAGTTTAAAAACACCATCATCTGCTGTATACAAACTTCCAATATTAGTACAAAATAGAGTGTCTATTTTTATGTATGGTCTTTCTCTGTGGTCATAGGTAAGTTTGATATGTAAGAAACGTTCATCAACATTGTCATTTTTGATGTTAATGCCATCAATTATACTTGGATTATCCTGAATGATTTTGTAAATGGATTGCATCCGCAAAAGAAAATTTTTAAGCACTTCTTGGTCATCAACGATTTCATAGTTGTTATAGTCATCATTTTCTGGTTTTTGCAGCATAAAAAGAACTGAATTTCTCAGTTGTCCAGCATCAGAAAAATCAAATTTTATATTTAATTTATTAGCAACTTGTATCAAGTCCATGTTAGCCTTTTTCTTATAGAAATCAAAGAATTTTTGTGCTGTTATCATTATTGTCTCCTAGTGGTTTCTTTGTCTTGTTATTTCTTTATATTTTACCATAATTTAAGCTAAAAATAAACTTAAATAATAGAATAACTGCAAACAAAAAAACACTCTTAATAAGAGTGTTTGATTTTCGGTATTATCTACCATAATGCAGTTTGCCGTGACTATCTTCAAATTCAAGCCACCAGTCACTACAATCATCTGAGTTACGAAGTTCATAACCTGTAGCATGACAATTTTCTTCATTGTCAGATTCTGTTGAGAAAGTTTGGTCGAAGATTCCGTTGCTACCGTTTTTTAGTTCAACAAGGCATGGATATGTCTTCGATTCATCTTCACTATAAATCGGATATTCATCACACCCATCAATATCCTCTTCTTTTTGTTGTTCTGAGACGAAGTAATTTTCAATGCTCCAAATCCCTTTGTTATTGTCAACAAAATCCTCAAATGACACAACGGTTAAGCAAATATTTTTTGAAAAGCAAGCACGAACAATACCGGCAACAAAATAAAGCTCAGTTTCATTAATAAGCAAAATCAGATTATCTCCAGATTCCATCTTATTTTCTTCAATGAAGTTAGAAACAGCTTCCTCAATTTCATGACGAGAAGTATACAGCTCTTCATAAGTCATGTTTGATTTTTCAAATAAAGATGTAACATGTTCCCCTGCTTTTTTCATGTTATACAAACTGATACGTTTTTTCATTTTTGTTTTCTCCTTTTTATTTTTTAAATAATATTTGTAAAAATGATTACATTTACTATTATAAAGCAAAACAAAAACACCCATAAAGAGCGTTTTTTAAAATTTAGTTTTAGAAATATTTCACAACAACTTCGATATGAGGACGATAATCAATAGTCAAACCATCAATATATAGCCCACCTTGAGTTCCAGTAATTGAAAGTGATTCTTTATACCTGAGATAATCATAATAGTCTTCGAAATAACTACTTAGACTTATCAAGAAATCGTATAGCATATCTTCAATTTCACTCCAATGATGGCTGAAAAGTACCTCTTTGCCATCAATGAAGAGAGTATATGAATCTTGAGTTTCTTTGACAAATTTTTCAGCATCAATTTTTTGATACCAAATTTTGTCATCATTTCGTAAGTCAATATATCCCTCAAAATGTCTGATGTTTTCTGCAAAAAACATAGCAAGCTTTTCCATAACCATAATTGAAATAGAAGAATATTCCATTGTTAGGTCTGTTGTTGAAAAAATATTGAGTCTGTATGTTCCATTAATTGCATTGTCAAACAAGTCTTTCTTATCAAACTTCAAGTGATTTCTGTAATTATAAGAAACAGAGCCAGCTTCTCCTTTGTAGGTAAATTTTACAAAACCTGATACAGTTTTCAAGGTGTCAGTTTCTTTTCCTGATTCAAAACTAACATCTTTATGTGTTGATGGGTCATACTTTTCTTCAACAACATTAAAGTCATGTTCAGCTTTCTCATCAATATTCCAAAGAAAGAAATTTACCAATCTTTGAAATGGCAACTCACCTACAATTTTAACATTTGTTGTAACATTTTCCATTTTTGTTTTCTCCTTTTTGTTTTTAAAATAATATTGTAAAATATTTTTACAAAATATATTATAAGTCATTTGGATTTTCAAAAACAAAAAATGCCTGAAAATAAATTCAGACATTTAATAAATAAGAATGAAAAGTTAATCAATCTCAACCTTTTTGTAAGGGATGTTGTCAGTGTCTTGTTCATCAATATAACCACCAAACTTCTTGGCAATCTTTGTCATGATTTCAACAGCATCAGAATCAAACCCAAGTGAAAGATAAGTATAAAGGCCATTCAGTTCTGGAGTTCCATTTTTGATGTTAGATGCAATATCTTGCGGACTAAACCAAAAGGTGTCTTTGTAAAGATAAAAAATGCTTCGATTTTTTCCGTTATAGGAAATGTGAATCCACCCTACATCCCTTTTTTCAATGCCATCAATACCCAAAAATACAATATCACTTCTAGTGTCAAAGAATTGTTCTTCTTCTTCAATACTAGTTGTGATGCTCTCAGAAATTTCTTCTTTGATAAAAGTAACAAGTTGGTCAACATCCAACTTTCCAATAATCTTAACATTTGTATCAATGCCCATGTTAATACTCCTTTTTTATAAAATAATATGCTTTTGTAAAATGAATCTTTTACAGAGTATATTATAAAACAATTCAGAAAAATAAAAAGACCCTTGCAATCAAGAGGCCTTTTTATTTTATTCTATTTTAATAACAGTCAATAAACAGAAAGCCTTGGTAACTATCTCTTTCTATCTCATAACGAATAGCAAGTCTTTCATAACTTTTATTGTAGATGATTTCAGAAAGATGATATAGTTTTGATAGTCGTTTAGGTATTTCTCCTAAAAGACGGTTTTGACTATCAAAAACACTGTAATTACCAGAATAATCACGGATTAACTGTAATCCTTGGCGAATATATCCTTTTTGGTCTTGGCTACCAGAAACAGGCGGATAATAAGATGTATTATCCAGCCTGATTTTGATATATCCGTGTACATTCATAAATCCACGCATTACTTTTTGTCCTTGTGATGCCTGTCATAGAATTGAATTAATTCCTGAACAGTGCCAACAGAGAGATTACGGATTTTACGAGTACCTTTCTTCAAGTAAGACAATGTAGACTGTGGCACGTTTGTCTCCTTGGCTATTTCGCTCTGAGAAAAGTTTTCCAAGAGCCATTCAATTTTTGCTTTTATTTTTTGGATGTCTTCCAAGCAACCACCCTTTTTAACCTTTCTTTCTTGATTTAGTACCACCAGTCATAAAGGCAATTACACCAATCAGAATTCCAAATCCAAGACCTACAAGAATTTTAACAACACGATTGTCTGAACCAGTCTTAGGAAGAACTTTCTTAGGCTCAGTTGGCTTAGGAGTTTCTTTCACTTCTGGTTTAGGTGTTGGTTTTTCTTCTTTTGGTTTAGGAGTTTCTTTAGGTTTTGGTTCTGGTTTCTTAGGCTCTTCTTTTGGTTCAGCCTTTGGTTTTTCAACCTCTGGTGCTGGTGGTTTTGGTGTATCTTCTTTAGGCTTTGGCTTATCTTCAGGTTTAGGTTTCACCACGACATTTTCAGTCTTTTTCTTCTCTTCCTTTTTAGGTTCGAATTCTTTTGGTTTCACCTTATCTTTTGGCTTGTTTTTGCCATCCGCTTCACCTGAGCCATCCGCCCATTTGTAATTCACTTCGTGCTGCAAGAAGTAATCTTGCGCTTGTACCGTAAAGGTATTAGTAGGAATGATAGAGCGGTCTTTGGAGCGCGTGCTGTATTCAAAAGTTACAACTTTATCCAAATCACCAACTTCCGCATCAAAACCGTCTTTACGGATTTTCACGAAGCTTGGGTCAGCAGTATATGCAAGAGTCCAAGGGTTTGCTGAATGTAGGTAATTTACAATCATTGACCCCGGAACATACTCTTGTGATTCATCCCAAGTATCATGAACATGGACACCTTTAAGACTAGCCTTGCGATAATTTACGCGAGCAACCCAGTGGACTACAGAAGCATCATCCTTGTCCTGCCGCCCCCATTTATACAATTCTTCATTGAGATTGGTGTCGCCTTTTGAGCCAGTCTTAACATCAACAACAGTGCCCTTAAAATCAAGGTGCATTGTGCCTTCGTCTTTTACAACTTCACGGTTAATTTGTGTACGCATAGTCCATGAAATTGATTTATTCAAAGGCTTCTTTTGAAAATAATCATTGAATACTGTAGTGACAGTATTTGTCGTAGCGTTCGCTGTAGCTTGACCTACCGGTTCACCGTCAGGAGCATTTACTGGGAAATCATAAGTTGTTTCCAATTCAAGCTCTTTTGGCAAGGGCATGGTCATTGTGTCTCCTTGATTGATGGTAATATCATCTGGAATTGCTGTTGACACTTTTACATCAATCTTTGTGTAAAATGTATCATCTTGACGAGTAACATCAATTTCTGGTTGTTTGACAGAAACCTCAGTACCTTCCTTAGTGACTTCACTAGCTAAAACATTGCTAGAATAAAGAAGTCCACTAATAGCAGCAAATGTAACCATTGATAGTTTGACCATATTTTTCATAAAATAATATTCTCCTTGAATATAAAATTAATTTGATTTATTTTTGTTCTTGAATATAAAATTGATTTAATTTATTTTTGTTCATGGTGTGAGCTACCTATCCCTCTATTTTGTTAAAAGGGATGAGCTTCTTGGGTAATGTACAGACTTAGAAACTAGGTGTCTAGTTCCCAGAGGTTACACAAATTTACCAAGCTATCCCCGTAGTTCCTACGGTTCATTTTAGTTGAGTTATGCCAAACGCAAGCCTTCATGTAGAATATTCACACTGGCATTGAGGTCTCTATCATGACGAGTGCCACAACTATCGCATGTCCACTCTCTAATATGAAGCGGCTTCTTCCCTGAGTTCGTTTTACAGTTTGAACATAGTTGAGATGATGGAAACCATCTATTAATTTTAATAATCTGTTTCCCATACCATTCAGCCTTATACTCTAACATTCTACAGAATTCAGACCAAGAAGCATCCCCAATCGCTCTGGCAATATGGTGATTTCTCATGAGATTTTTACTCGCTAAATCTTCCATACAAATCTTATCGTGGTTCTTGATAAGATTGATACTCAACTTGGAAAGAAAATCTCTTCTTTGGTTAGAAATCTTTTCATGAAGTCTAGCAACCTTTAGGCGCTGCTTCTGATAATTCATGCAGTCATTTAAACTTTTGCCCCTCTGCTTTGCCAACAGCCCTCTACGAGATAATATTTTCTGTTCTCTCCTTAATTTTTTAGAGGCCGAGATTAAGAATCTAGGATTTTCAATCTTTTCTCCAGTGGAGAGAATAGCAAAATGCTCTAACCCTAAATCAATCCCAATGTTGGAATTCGTTTTTGGGAAAGTTTTAATATTCTCTTCAACCTCAATCTTAATTTCACACAAAATCGAAACAAAATATTTACCGGTTGAGGTCTTTGAAATCGTAGCGCTTTTTATTACACCTTTTAGTTTCCTATGAGCCTTTACTTTTATCCAACCAATCTTTGGGAGTTTGATTTGATTATTGTTATCACTTAATCTAATTGTTCCTACTCCTTGTTTGTTGTTGGTTCGATAAGATTGATGAGTCATTTTATTTTTCGATTTAAAATTAGGAAAACCAAAATGGTTTTTATTTTTAAAGAATGATTGATAAGCCTTTTGAAGATTCAATTGGACATTTGCCAGAGCTAGGCTATCTACCTCTTTCAGCCAAGGGAATTCTTTCTTATATTGGGCAGGTGTATTCTTCAAAGTTTGTCCTGTTTCCTTATAATAAGCTATTTTATCAGCCAGCATCTGATTCCAAATAAAACGCGAACAGCCAAAGGTCTTTTCAAACATTAGCATTTGTTTCTGATTTGGATAGAGACGAAACTTATAGGATTTATGTTTTGTTTTTGTCATTTTTCCTCCTATCTACCTATTTATCTTTTCATTTTCCTTTTTCAATCAATTTTATCAAAGAAAAAGGTTGAAATCAATTTAATAGCTCAACATAATAAGATTCGCCTACATCTCACCACCTGAAAGGTGGATGATTTGTGTGACTTTGAAGACCATCAGTGCCTTACCAGAAATTTTTCTGCGTAATTCAGGATAATCATTCAATTGCTCTAAATCGTGTACATTCAGATTTTCAATATTCTGAATGATGAATCTAGATACTTTCCGAGAAAATTTTCTCGTTATTTTATGGGAATTCTCATTACTATTATCTAACTGACCTTTGTAGTCGCAAAGAAGTTTTTCAAACTCTTCTTTTAAGGTCATTCTATCACCACCTTTCAATAATAAATAAATTATTCTAAATCAAATCAAAATGGAATTATTTTATCATAGTCCAATAACCAGTAACACAAGAGAGACAAGAATAACAATCACTGAGAATTTCATGATTTTCTTGTAAAAATCAATATCTAGGCTTTCCTTTGACTTCCTGAACTCTAGGTGTCCATGAGTTAGAGTATAAAAAGACAGCACTAATGTAAGTAGTGAAAATCTATCAAATACAGTCATCAGAAACACGCCCAAAATTAACACCAAGCTATTCAATACTCTGTTTATAGTTGGCTTTCCATTTGTTACAAAACAATAATCTAGAATTAAGTAGAAAATTGTAAACATTACTAGATTAAATAAAAACAACATATTCTATATCTGCACCTCATACTTTACTTTTATTTCTGAAACTATTATATCGCAAACGTTATAAGTTGTCAAAGAAAAAAGAAGTCTAAAAAGTAGACTTCTTTAATATAATAGAGAAACATAAACTAAGCAGAAATGAGTTCATCAAGAAACTTAGAGACTTGTTTTCTAGATAGTGTATATTTAGAAACATCTAAAGTTTCATGGTGGTCATCCTTAGAATTTTTCCAGAATGTAACGATTGTGTGTCTGAAGAAATCATAAACAACGATTTGTTCATCTAAACGAAATACACAACGTAGTTCTGTTTGTTTGTCTGAAAATGTAATCTTCTTAAATTCAATTAGATTACCAAACAAAAGAACCATTTTTAAGCTGCGTTTAGTCACTTCACCTCTGCCTTTTCGAAAAATTCTTTCTTTAGCGTGTGGGCAAATGCGATATTTGCCACCATTGTAAAAGTATTTCCCAAGAAAATTCTGCAATGTCTTTTCTATGTATGTTACTTCTTTTTCAGACATTTGATGAAGATGTCTTTTTTCTTCTTTAACAACTTTAGCTGTAATTACTTTCATCATTATAAACTCCTGAAATAAAGATTTGATTAGTGTGCATCAGCAAAGCTCAATAACTTGTCAATGTCATGTTGAATGAAATCAATATAGTTGTTATATTGCTTTTTCATAGCTTCATGACTTTCTGACATGAAGTCAATTTCCCTCAACAGATAAGTATAATTATCTTCAGCTCTCCATTGATGAGCATATGAGGAATTTTGCTCTTTATAGGCTGTCTTGATTAAGAGTTTGCCATCAATGAAGTGGCAAGAAAACTTGATAACCAATGGAATTTCTTTGCCCATTTTTGAAGTTATATTAATTCCCAGAATAAGGGTTTGTTTTTGCAAATCTTTGCTTGCTGCATCATCATAAACAATTTCTGCCTTGATGAGTTCAATGCCATTATTGTCTTTTTTTAGAATATGAGTTTCAACATCTTTTAAGAATTCCACCCAAGCAGATTCTTTTACTGGGCCTTTTTGCTGTTTAAAAATTTCTTTGATGTTGTTGATAAAAGTATTAGTTTTAGTATTTGTTTTCATGTCAAATACTCCTTCCTGAAATAAAAAAAATAATATATTTGTAAAATAAAAAGTTTTACATCTCTTATTATAAAACAATTAATAAATCAATAACAGTTATACTATTATTTGTAAAAGTTATTCATTTTACAAATATATTATTTTAAAATAAAAATTAAAAGGAGAATGATATGGAATCATCAGTTGTGTTTGCTCCGTCAGAGCTTGTAAAAAATATCCCTCTTGGAGGAGTGTTTGCATTGATAGAACTAGACGAGGAATATCAACCTCATTTCTTCAAGGTTTTATCTAAGTCTTTTGATGGCGTTGAGGCTGAAATCTGGGAGAAATCAGTTGGTTGGTCTGGAGAAAAGACTATTATGCCTCTTGATTTCGGAGTCATTAAGCCCGGTGGGTATGCTGTTGTTGGTCTTACTCAGGCTGAATTTCGTTCCGGTTGGGTTGAGCGAGACTTTAATAAATTGCTTAACGATTTTGGACATTGGACAAAGAGTTTGCTGTTAGATAAAGCTGTTTCTCTATATGATTATAAAAATGTAGAGTCAATGAGTTATGCAGCCGCTATTGATGCAGCAGGTTACACAATTGTTCCACTGTTTGAAAGTCTTGGGGATTTGTTCTTGTATGACTTAATCGAAAATTATACAGGAAATAACAAATTCGTTCCTGTGGACTACATTAAGAAGAACTCTAAGGTGTTGCCTGACTTAGTAGACCAAGATGTCAGGAAGCGAATTAAACATCTTCATTCAGAAGATATGCTTAATATCTTTGATATGGAACACAAGGTTTCTGGCGAGTTACAGATTGATTTACATTATTAATAAATCTAAACTGTAATATAACAAAGAAAAAGACGTAAATTTTACTTACGTCTTTTTTGTTTTATTTTGAGCTAGCCAGTAGAGCATAAATAACTCTAAGAACAGCTCTGGCACGGTAATAGTAGTCTTGGACTTCCCATTTGCCAACAGGGCCACTAAAAGATGTTTCTAGGCGACGAAGTAACCATAATTCCATAATTTCTTTTTTACTAAATGATAACTCGTTATCTGAGCCATCCACGTTTTTAAATGTTAAAATAGCTTGAAATTTGGGATTTTCTGGGTTGTGCCCAGTTTTAACAGAAATCGTTCCGTCTTTATAAGAAATTTCTTTGTTTTTAGTTTTTAGACCGAAAATCACAGCAGTCGGCCGTAGTTCAAGTGCTTCTAGTTGCTTATATTCAAGGTCAATGTATCTGTCGATTTTGTTGAATCGCCTGTCTTTATATCGTTCCAACTTTGGAACATGTTTTTCAAGGAATTGTTTTCTTCTTGATAAAGGATGAACAACCTCAGCTTTCCAGAAGTAAGCTTTTCTCTTGTTTTTTAGGCGTTTATCCTTGGCCATAAAATGAACCTTATGGCCATAAAGGAATTTAGGCTCTAGCTTTGGTTTTGGCCTTAGGCTGTTTTCTTTTTGATTATTTCTTGATGCGGCGCGTGCTGCACGCTCCGCTTTAAAATTTCTTGATTTAGGTAATGCCATAGTCCTTAATTCTCTCCATTCTTTTCAATACCATACAATTTGAATAATGTTCTCACCATAATCTGAATATGGTCTACAAGTGATTCGTATGTAGTAAATTCGTAGTTGTCAAAACAAACCATACTAGAACATTCTTTAATATCTAAATCAGATGCCTTGTTTTTGTAATCTTCTACACTATCCACAAATTTTACAGTAAACGTGTATTTACCATTATCTTTTACGGTCAAGAGCAACTGAAAAACATTGGTATTTAGGCCACCCCAATAAAAGCTGCCAAAATTAGAGCCACGGAAGCGTCCTACAAAATCAACATCAACATAGCGTTTATCTTCTGCAATTTCAGAAAGCTCTTTGTTTAACTTTCTAGATAAATCATATAAATCATTTCTTTTCATCATTAAAATACTCCTTTAATATCTTGATATTTTTTATCTAATTCTGTAATCTTTTGGTCTAGTAATTTGTCAGACGCTAAAGATTGAACGAACACAACAGGCATTTTATGTTCTTTGTTAGACAATGCTGAATTGACTTCAGAGAAAAAATTGTTTTTGCTGCCTACATAATTATTTTGACTATATTTTTCTTCAAACTTCTTGAACATAGATGCAAACCATGTAATACTTTCTGGTTTTAAATACCAGTTTTCAAAGGTACTCAACAATACAGCGATTTCAAAGTCTTCTAAAGACTTGTTCTGTAGTTTTCGTTGCCAATAGTCATGTTTATCTGAATTAAATAGGTCTGCTTGAATTTGTTTTAGCTGCAAGATTTTAGGTTCATGGCTTTTAGGATTGACCAAGTATTCAAGGGCCAATCTATTCCAAATCTCGTTATGATAATCAAATTCAAATGACTGGTCTACTTTCCAATTATTCCCAATCAATTTGAATAAAAAAGATTTTGCTTTATTCATATTTTTAATCATTCCACTTCTTTTTGTTTTTCTTAACACTATTATAACATAAGTTATAAAATAAAAAAAGCCTTTTATTTATTGAATAAAAGACTTTATTTTATAAATTAACTAACTAGCATTATTTTGTGAGACGCAAATAACCACGAACAGTTTTTTGACGCTTGACCTTGATGTTGAATTCTTTTTCGAGAGGTTCAACCTCATCCATTTTAGACCCAACAACAATTTTCAGATTTCCGAATTTGTAAGTCCAGCTTGGATTATCATTCATCCATTCTTGGCTCAATTCATGGAAACGAGTCTGTGTCAGACCGCCAACTGTTTTACGGAAAACTGCAAAAGCAAAATCTTTTGGAATAACATTCCAGACAAATTTCTTGCTGAATGTTCCCCAGAAGAAATCAATTGCTGCTTTTTCTTCGTCTTTGATGCGTTGCTCTTCCATGTCCACAAATTTTCCATACTCTTCCATCTTTTTAAGAGTGTTGATGTTTGTGTAATGGTTAAAAGCTGTATTAGCGAAATCAACCATTCCTTTTAGAGTATGTTCTACATACTCTTCAAGATTGACATTGTAGCCATTGAGAGATTCTTTGAGGATAACAAATTGGCCTTTAAGGATTCGTAAGTCTTTCTTGAAATCCTCTGCAAATTCATCATATCCAGCTCCTACAAAAGCAGCCTGAATTTCTTTGAAACGGCTTTGGCAAATCAGTTTCTCACAGAAATCAATGTTTTGGTCAATTTCTGCAATGATGTCTACAAGTTTTCCGGGCTTCTTGTCAGACATCTTTAGATAGATGTCATGGTTGCCGTCCACTTTAGCTTCTTTAGAATCAAAGCTGATGCCTAAATCAAAAACAGATTTAGCCACCACCCAGCTATTTAAAGCTTTTTCAAAGACCTTTTCGCGAAGCAGAACTTCTTCAAAAAGATTTTGGCGAGCCAATTTAGTATAGAAGCCAATTTTTTCAATTTCTTCTAATGTTAGCACTGAAACACCATGCACACGAAGGGCTTGCAAGGCTTTTGCAATTCCACGAAAGTTGTCAAGCTTTGAAATGATGTTCAGTTTGTATTCCTTGCCAATATTAGCAAGTTCTTTTTGGATGGTTTTAAGCTGCTCAATTGCTACCTCTTTTTGAGATGCAATGTTAAACTTTTTCATGCCACTATCCGCAATTTTTGTTAATTTTGTATTGTTCATTTTCATGAACCTCCTTTTTAGTTGTTTGAAATATAATATTGTAAAAGTTTTACATTGAATATTATAATCAATAATAAAATAAAAACACCTACTTAATGATAGATGTTTTTTGTTTTAAATTACTCAGAAGCTTTATCAACGATTTTTGGTAAATATAAAATACCATCAACAAAGAACGCCCCATTATCAACCATTTCAACCACTTCTTGCGCCTGAACAATCAAGTTAAAGAAATCATCCCAAAGTAGATAACTCTTATCCTCATTGTCTAAGCCACCAACTGCCAAAGCTGGGTAATAAACCATTTGTAAACGAGAAGTTTTTGCTTTATCTTTTTTATCATTGTTGCTCTTGCTACCAATGATAGTTGGCTTCAAAGGATGTTCTGGACACTCATTTTGTTTTGATGATTTTTTTGATTTCTTGACCATAACACAAAAATGAGGTTTTATAATTCCCTGACTAGACTGTTTGATGAGAGCTTTAAAGTCTGTCTTCTTTTTTTCATTCTTTTTTGAAAAAGTGTCAAACACATTGTAAGTGTATATGTTGTTTATACTGCCCAGTGTTGAATCTGATGAGCCGGACACATTTGATACATCATTTTTTAAAATATCAAACTTTAACAGAAGATTTGTATTGGTTGAACCATATCTTGATAAAACAGTAATGACTTCCGGTGTAAATGTAATGACATTATTTCCAAAAGCATCAAGAAATTCTTTGTAAGACAAGGTAGAAAGGCGCTCCATCTGCTTGTTTAAGGCATCTAGTGCTTTTTCTGAGTCTTTTCTTTCATCATTCAAGATATTACTTACATCAATGTAATGAATGTCTTGCTTGCCATCTTGATATTCTCGCAAAACAATATATACAACAACTTTTTCACAAATTTCTTCATTGTTTCTGTCATCAAATCTATGGGAAACCAAGTTCTTGAAATCAATAGCACCTATAGCATAATTATAGGGTGTGCAGTCATTGATTTTCTCCTGTTCCCCTATATATAAAAATTCAACCTGAACTTCTTGACCTTTTTCAATTTCTTCTATTTTTGAGATTCGATTGTTTTTTCCTTTCATCTAGTTATTTCTCTTTTCTTTATTTTTATTTTCTATATTTTATTATAACTAATGACCATAGTTATTCTGAGGTCAAAACTTCATCCCCCAGTCCATTTGATGATTTTCCTAAAATATGCAAGCATGTTTTGCTTCTTGATTTTACCTTCTCCACGAAATCAGCCTCTTTTAATGTTTCTTCTAACATATCTTCTAGAGTTACTTCAATTTGTAATTTGTCAATCAGGCCTTTTTGCTGCAAAGATTTGACATAGAAATTAATCAATGACTTGAAGTTCTCAATTTCATATCCTTTGTCTAAACTTTCCAAAACAGTTTTAATTCTAAGGCTAGGATAGGTCTCTATTTTGACAATAGGTGATAATTCTCTTAAAATCTTATCAGCTAATTTTTTAGGTCTTAATAGGCTTTGAAGATTGTCTGGCAAGAAACGGGTGTAACCCCTATACTGATTGCATGGATGCGGCCAATAAAATTTTGTTAGCATTGGTTTCTCCGAGGTAATACGAATATTAATGTAAGTATCATCAGGCAATTCATGGATATTAACAATATAGTCATAAAAACCATTCGATTCTTCTAGCTGCTTATTAGGGTTTTCTTTCCATAAGTCAAAGATTTTTGTTTTTGGAACATAACTGATGATGTCTGAGGCGTCATTGTTCATCATAGTTCTATATAGTTTTTTAGGAACATCCTTATGCTTGATAAATGGGGTAGCTCCTAAATTATAGCCATGATATTTTAATTCATTTTCTAAGACTTGGATAATGTCTAGCTTATTTTTTAAAACTTCTGGTTTTGATGCCAAATCATAAACCAAATCGTCAAATTCTTTTTTTGATAGACCTAGTGGTGACTTAGGAAATTTTACAAACGAAAACTTAAACATCAGTTTATAGAGGTCATTCCCGGAATACAATTCTTTAAAGGAAATAGATTTGAAAAACAATCCAACAGCTTTATCTAGGCTATCAATATCAATTCCTTTAAATTTAACTCTCCATTTCATTTCTTTTTCATCATAGAAAACATTATCAACCAAAAGAATATCTAACAACTCTGGAATTGTTAGATAAAATAAATAATAATTCCCAAACAAAGTTGTATAGCCGATTGTGCTTCTCACCGGCATCATTGTTGCTGCTGGTGATGGCCAATCTGGATGTTTCTTATAGGCATCCTCTATCATTTTTGAAGCAAGTTTCTTTTTGGCTAGTTTTACAAGTAATTCTTGCTCTACTTGAGTCATTTCTTCTAGTGTTGCATCAGATAAATCAACATTTGGGTTGATTTTGATTTTCTTGTTATCTTTTTTCATGAATTATACCTCTTTGTTAACTTCCTTGATATTAATAACAGTAGTGCCAATCAATAGCATTGAGGCTAATATTAGACCGATAATCATTAAAATTTTTACTAGCATAGTTTTTGTTCTCCTTGTTTTACATTAAGCTTTGATTGAGCTTATCCCAGTTTGTTGTTCCTAGATAATTTGACATTTCCTCAAAAACGCCTTTGCCATCTATGATGGTATGCCTTAAATGTGATTCAATGTTTGAACACATTCTCATGACTGCAATGTCTTGCTTTCTGTCTTTAATGACTTTAAGTTGGATGTGAGCTGGCTGATTCTCTTTATCATAAAGAATTTCATTAATTTTTAGTTTTTCACAAAGTTGATGATAACGCTCAGAAACTGTGTTGTAGTCATCTTCTTTTTGAAAATGTTCTAACAGTTTTTCAGGCAGCCCCTCATAAGAACTATATGGATAGTCTTCATCAGTGCTATCTTGGAAATAAAAACTACAGTCATAAAGTTTTTCAAGTTCTTTATTTGACCCATAATTCAAAATAGTTCCAACCAAATCATATTCTGGCCAAAAGTAAAATGACATGGATATAGACTGGCATTTCAGGTATAGTTCACTGTAAAATCTATTCAGGGGTAGAGTTCCTTTTTTAACTAGAAAAACTTTATCAATAATCCAAGTATCTAATAATTTGATAAAGTTATTTAGTGAAAAACTATTAGTGACTTTTTCTTGAAAATCTAAGAAGTCTTTCAAGTCTTTAATGTTATTTTTGAAGTAAAACGTGAATCTATATGACATTTAATTTATTTATCCTCTCTGTTTTCTTGTCTTATATTTTATCTATTATACCATAAATAATCAAAAATATCACTTTTGCTATATACAATATTGTCAGAAATAAAACAAAAAAGACTAGAATTTTTTGTCTAGTCTTTTTATAAATATATGTAAGTGGGAGATTATGAAAATTGTTTACTTAGAGATAGCTTCAAAGAACTCAGCCATATTGTTGAGATTTTCTTTGAGATAACCCTCTAGTTCTGACGTTGATACAAAGTCAGTGGTTTTGTAGAGGGTATCACTTCCTTCAAAGCCAACTTTGTAGACATCAAAGTAATTCTCGTTAATCGCAAGGTTTGGTTCATCTTGCGGCACGAAAAGCAGTTCTGTTGTTGTGGCCTTCACTCCCCAACCTTCAGAACGACTGAATTTGACTGCTTTGCATGTTTCACCATCAGGCAAAACAGCATCAACTTTACCAACCCATACCCAACGTAGAGGAAGAGTTGAAAGAAAATCATCTGAGAAAGTTTTATCTAGCAATTTTTCTTTATTGCTTTCAATATTTTCTTTCATCTTGCGGTTTTCCTCAAATTCTTCAAGTAGCTCTTCATTGATTCTGAATGAATCATCCAGATATGTTCCTGTTTCAACAGAAGCAAAAGCTGCGAGTTCTTTTGCTTCATCTAGAGATTCTGCCGAAACTTTAACATTCTTCACAATAGTCCATTCGACTGGGATAATATAATCTTTTTTCATTTTTCTTTTACCATCTTGTTTTATCCTTTAAAACAAGATTCCTTTCTTTTGTTAAATTTTAACTTTATATTGTAAAATGATTTACATTTAATATTATAAAATAAAAAAAGAAAGAGAAGATTAATCAGTCTTCTCTTCTGCAAAAATATAATTTACAAGTCTTTCTTGATTGTTAGTATCAAGTTTCAAGACAGCCTCAATGGGATATTTAATAGACAATCCTTCTTTTACAATTTCATCCTCATGTCTCCTCCAAAAGTCATTTGACTTGCTAGAAGTTACAAGAGTAAATATATCTTTATCCAACAGCTCTAAAATCATCTTATTCAAGGCATTGTATTCTTCATGCTGAGTAGCGCTTCCTATAATTGGACTAGAACCATATCCATAAAAACGTTGATATTGAGACTTTACGAGAGGGCAATATTTTGTAGTTATGAAAGGTTCATCATAAGTTTGAATAGCTGCTCTAAGACCGATTTCGGGAACAGAATAACGTAATGAAAAATAAAGTATCTTTTGTAACTGTAAGTTTGTTATGGATTTTTTATTTTTATGAGCTACATAAAGAATATGTTCTGCCAGTTCTTTCATGCTCATGTTATTTTTCCTCAGTTACTTCTCTAGTTCTAATCATCTTCATAACCTCTCCGTAATGCTCATCACTTTTAATTTTATTTAAGGCATTGAAGACTTCTGGAGCGTCATCCTTTTTGATTGTTGTAGCTTGACCATCAGGAAGCGCGACACTAAAGCCGTCTTTGTTAACTTTTGTAATATCTAATTCTACAAAATTGTGAAAAATAATACTATACAGGGATTTTTTATTTATAATTGTGTTGTTTGCATTTCTCTTTAAATAAACTTTGAAAAGAACTTCTTTTTTTCTTGGTTTTATATCACCAGAAGAGTCATAAACCACAGTTTGTTCAATTTTATAAACAGAATAAGTGGAGAATACAGCCCGTGATGAGAGTGTACTGGCTGATTTTTTTGCATCATATCTAACACTAAAAATTCCAAAACAGATAATAAATACAATTGGTATAACTATTAAAACGAAATTAAAAATATTTTTGTAATTATCTTCAAAATATTTTTTTATATCGTCACTAACTTGTTTAGTTTTGATTTTCTCCTTTTTCTTGTAAGATGTAACAGTTGTAAAAGTTGCTGTAATTATACAAAACAAAAGAAAACCTAATATAAATTTGTCTTCAGAATTAGTGTTTGTAAACAAAATGATGATTGGGTTTGGGTTAATTTTGAATGATAACATATTTTAATTCTCTCTTTCATTGTTAATTCTCTATCTCTAATCATTCCCATAGCTTTAGCCTAATTCTCATCAATTTTGATTTTCTTCAAGGCATCGAAGACTTCCGGGGCATCATCCTTTTTGATTGTTTCTACTTTTTCATCAGGGAGAATAATGTCAAAACTGTCTTTATTGACTTTTGAGACTTTCAATACAGCATTATCTTTTAGTGATATGGTTTCAACATAGCTATCTTCTATTTTATTCAGATAAACTTTAAAAAGAGTTTTTGGCTTTTCTGATTTTTGGTTTCCAGATTCATCATAAACAATAGTTGAACCGGATTCTTCTGGTTGTCCAATACTAGCAATGTAATAGCTAGAAAACACGTCTTTTAATGGTGTTTTGTTGATGTTTTTATTGATAGTGTTAAAGTAAAATGCTACCACGAAATATCCAACAACAACCCCCGAGAAGAGTAAAAGTGCAGGCAGAAAAAATTCTTTAAATAAATAATTAACCCATCCCCTCTTTATTTTAAAATCTTTATCAAAAATATATAGCCACACCTGAGCAAATATAAGGAAGAAAACAAACATGATGGCAAATAATGAGAGCGGGATTTTTTGGGATTTAAACAATTCTAGAATAGGATTAATTTCTGTAATATTTGGGAACATATTTTAATTCTCACTTTCTTTTGCTTTAATTTTATTTAGAGTGTTGAAGATTTGTTCAGCTTCTTTATTTTTGATTGTTACAACTTGACCACCATCAAGAGTAATGTCAAAACTATCTTTATTAACTTTAGAAACATTTATTACAACTGAATCATCTAAATATTTATATTCAGATTCATCTATATTTTTATTATTTTTTATTTTCTTCAAGTAGACTCTAGATTGAATTTCTGTTTTTTCAATTTTCTTAATGTAATAACTAGAAAATACTTGTTCTAATGATAAATCATTAATTTTGTTATATAGGTTAATTGTTGGATTAATCATAGAAAAATATGAGAAAAAGCTACAACAAAAAAGAGTTAATGCCGCAAAAATGTTGGGTTTTATTTTTTCTATTACTACTTTTTTGTCTTTATTTTTGTTTTTTAAATAAACAAAAGCAGTTAAAAGAATAACTAAAAATAGTCCAGCTAATTCAAGGTAAAATATGAACGAGTCACTACCATCTAAACGGCTTGACAACGTTTGTTTTGTAAACAAATCAATAATTGGGTTAATTGTAGGTAACATATTTTATTTCTCGCTTTCTTTTTCATTGATTTTCTTTAAAGTGTTAAAAATCTCCTTAGCTTCTTTTTCTTTGATTGTTACAACCTGACCATCTGGGAGAAGAATATCAAAGCTATTTTTGTTGATTTTTGAAACATTCACGACAACAGATTTTTTAAGATAATGATACATGGATTTGTCTATATCATTTCTGTTTTTAGTTTTGTCCAAGTGAATTTTAAACTGAGCTTCCGGCTTTTTATCTCCAAAAGCATCATAAATTACAGTTTTTTCATTACTTTTAATCCATTCAACTCTATCAATATTGTAGTTAGAGAATACTGATTTAAGAGACAAATTGTTAATTGCGTTGTATTCACTAATTATTGGTTTTATTATTCCAAAATATGTAAAAAGAGAAGAATATGTAAGAAGCAGCATCCAAAAAAGTCCTTCTTTTACTTTTTGTTTTGCTATTTTTTCGTTATCTTTTCTTTTATAAAAATAAATCAAAATAGTTACAAAGGTGGTTAAAAATAAGAAAGCGAAATTAATATATAAGAACCCCAAAGCTCCTTTATCAGATTGGCTTGGTAATGTTTGATGATTATTTATTCCTAAAAATAAATCAATAATAGGGTTGATTGTGGTCTGTGAAATAGGTAACATATTTTAATTTCCTCTTTCTTCTGTGTTGATTTTATTCAAGACTTTAAAAATTTCTTTAGCGTCTTCCTTTTTGATTGTTACAACTTGGTCATAAGTAATAAGAACATCAAAGCTGTTTTTATTGACTTTTGTAACATTGATTACTACCGAACCTTTTAGGCCTGCGTTTTTATTCTTTTTATCTTTAATTAAAACAACTTCATATAAAACCGCTGGTGATTCTGATTTTTTATTACCATCTTTGTCATAAGTTGCAGTTGACTCAAATTCATTTGTTTCATTAATTTCTGCAACGTGATAACTAGAAAATAATGTTTCTGTTGTTATATTGTTATTTTTAACCTCTTTATAAAGAGTGTTTGTAGAAACTATTGCATACATCCAGACAACAATTGTTGGTACGGCAAGCAACAATGATATATAAAGGAATTTTTTAAATCTCTTTTTTGAAATTTTTTCATAGCTTAACCCTTTGCTTTTTAGATAATACCTATAATATTCAATGTTCTTTGAAACCATTACAAGAAAACCAAATATTAAAGCGGCTACAATGAAAATATCTTTTTTAAGACTGAACATTGTAAATAATTCAAAAATAGGTGGCATGATTTAATTCTCTCTTTCGTTTTTTAATTCTATTTCTTTTTTATATTTCAATATTTTTTGATAAACCTCTGGGGCCTCTTCTTTATTTATAAAGAATTTATGGTAAGTAAAGGGGAAAATGGGTTTAATATCTCTCGTTTCAGTAACCACAAAACCCCGTTCACCAATGCTCCTAATTGAATATTTAATTCTCTCGGCCGGTTTAAAGTAATCAGGGTTAGGATAGAAAGATGACTTATCTTTTTTCTCTAGAACCAGAATTACATTTCTAACTTCATTATCTGTATGGTTTGAGTAACTATCATTATAATATGTAACAACTACTTTGGATTCATATTGCTCAAAAATGTTTTTCCTTTGAAGACTGTCAATGGTCTTTAATTCTCTTACATAAGTTGAAAACGGAAAGACACTAGTAAAAATAAATGCTAAAATACATACGACAGGCAATAAAGAAATATCAAACCCTACTAAATAAAAATTAATTTTGCTATAACCAAGTTTCGGGTTAGATGGGTCTTTGTCTCTAATAAATTTTTGAATGAATTTTGGTTTTGCAATAAACTTTTTGTATAATACAAAAATAAAAAACCAAAAGAGAAAACCAACTAAAATTGCAGAAAAAATCATTAGTAACACTCCAGACGGTGTTAGATGAAAAAAGAATCTATTTAGTTGATTATATTGATTGTTTCCACTCATTAATTCACTTATGAATAACCTCATATTCATTACATCTCCTTATTATTTAATCGTTTTGTCTATTATACCATATTTTTTGAGAAAATATCGCATTTGCTATAAAAATAATAAAAAAAGACTAGAAAATTTTAAAAATCTAGTCTTTAAACAAAATATATGTAGATTTTACATTCTTACAAGATTGAAACCTTTTTGAGTCAAAAAGAACATCTGTATCTTTTCGTTGTATGTCACTACTGAGATATTGGTCTTTGGCAATTCAGGGTATAAGTAATCCAGAAATTCAATAACATCTAACAATGCTTCAGGAAGCTTTTCAGCATTTGAAGAGCTTAGTTGAGAGCCTAGTCCGTCAAACAAAAGATGAATATGTGAACCCTCAGATTTCGAATCAAGAATTAGCAGCGCTGACGAAACAATTATACGGATAATTTCTTTCTGCCCTGAACTAGCGTCATACTCATCATAACGCCAGTCAATTTCTTGCTCTAAAACATCTTTAAGTCTGGGAAAAGATTTAAGAACATCTAAGACCTTATCGTACACATCTCCGTCACAAAGTTTATGACGATAAAATTGGTGAACCAATTTTGACAACCCTAAATAAGAATAATTGGATGTTGACTCTACAAATTCAACTTTTTCTCCTCCGTTATTGAGATTCATGTCAATAGTGTTATCAATCTCAAATGTATCAATATCATCTGGACGCCGCAAGGCTTCCATGAATTTACTTTTTCCAGTTCCATTTTCACCTGTAATTAGATGATTGGTTTTTGGGTTGAAGAAAAATGATTGCCCATTTACCTTGTTTTTTACTTTCATGTTAAGCACTCCTTTATATAAAAAAATAATAATAGTTGTAAAATAAATATAATTTACAACTACTATTATAAACTAAATAAAAACAACAAATAAACTATAATCCTTTATTGTTATTTCTCATTATTCATTGCTTCTAAAATCCGATTATTGGCAATATAGAAATATTTCTCATCCAGTTCGATTCCAATAAATTTACGCCCAGTATTAACACAAGCAACACCAGTTGAGCCAGAACCCATTGTATTATCTAAAACAGTGTCACCGGGATTAGAATAGGTTTTAATTAACCACTCTAATAAAGCAACTGGTTTTTGCGTTGGATGCAACTTTGACGTTTGAACATCTTTTGAGAATACTTGGACACTTCTTGGATAACGTTCTGTTGAATCATAACTAGTTTCATTGTACGCCCCATAAATAGCTTCACCGGACTTCATGGCTTCTTTGTGTTTTTCCAGCGCCTTAGTTTTTGATTTGGCAGATGAAACCTTTCTTGTATGGCCTTGTGTTTTTTGTGGATTATATGTAGGCAGTTTCTCATAAAAGACTAAAATGTTTTCATGAGCCTTTAAGGGCATTTTCTTTGCATTTAGATGACCTGTGGCATGTGTCTTCTCCCAGATGATTTCATATCGTAGTTGTTCTATATTTGAACAACCAAGGATTTTATCAAACGGAGTTTGAGCAAAGAGTAAGATAGCTCCATTAGGTTTTACAACTCGCTTATATTCAGACCAAAGCGTTTCTAAATCTAAGACTGAATCCCATTTTGCATTGGTTGTGCCATATGGTAAATCACAGATGACTAAATCTATAGAGTTGTCAGCCAGTTCTTTAGGCATTAGTTTTAAGCAGTCACCATGTAGCAATCTCGGCGTTGATTGTGGTGAGTGAGTGAGTGATGTATTATTAGAATTAGACATAAAATCTCCTTGATGAATAAAATAAATTTAAAAGAGGACACTTGGTACTAGTGCCCTCTTTTATTTCAATAAGATATTTTCTGCCATTGTGCCCCACATCTCATTGTGTAGGATTTGTAGCTCTTGCAGAAACTTTTGGTTTTTACTTTTCTAAATAAGTTGTTGGTAGCAACTTTTGGATAGAATCAAACCTTCATCTCATACATTTTGGTACTAAGTGTTTGACGAGCCTTATCAAATAACTATACCTATATTATATCAGGTGTAGTCAATTTTGTCAATGGTTTTTGTTTTAAAATGTTCTTATTGATGTGTAGAGCAGACGTTATTTTTCTTCAAACGAAACTTTCAGAACACAATTGGTTGCTGAAGCAATTTTCTCTAACATACTTATAGATGGTTCTGTTTTTCCTGACTCAATACGTCCGATAGTAGATTGAGGTACGCCTGCTTTTTCGGCCAATTGACGCTGTGTTAGATTATGTTTCTTTCTGTGATTATAAACAAAGTCTGCAAGATTGATTTTTTCTGGCATTGATGGTTTCTCCTTGTTTCTTATTTATTAATTAACTGAATTATATCATATAAGCTATAAAAGCACAATAACTAATTGAACAAAAGAAAAACTCTAGAATATACTAGAGTTTTATTTTATAAAAGTTAAGATGGATAAAATTCACTCCAGATGTTGTTTACATCTTTAATGAATTCCTTGGTCTCTAATGTAGACAATGGTGTTCCAGACTCTAACATCTCAGCCACTTCTTGATTATCTTTCAGTGCAGCAATGGTGTGTTGATGTTTTTCCGGTTTTAAATCAATCAACAATCTATTGAAACGGAACAATGCTTGCTCAACTTCTTGTAGAAGTCTTTCTTTATCAGCTTGTTTCATTATTCCTCTCCTTTCTTTTTAAGGCGAACAATGGCAGGCTCTGAAATTCCTAAAGCCTCTGGTTCTGAAGTTTTCAAAAAAACTATATTATCTATTTGAGAAACCAACAAAGAAACAGGCTCATACCCGTCAGGTTCAATGACAAGAACAGAAGAAACCGCATCATCAGAAGAAAACTTGTTTTCAGTTTTAAGAATTACTTGTTTTTCTTCCTCGTCAAAATCTTCTTTGTTTAGATAAACCTTTGACTCCACTTCGACATATTCTTTACAAGAATCCGTCAAACTAGAAACTGAGATAGGTATCTCTTTTTTAGGGATGCTTTCTACATATGATTTGAATGATTCAACATCTTGAATATCCATCTTGTGTACAGTGATTGTCTTTACAATAACTTCCATAGTTATTTCCTCCATAAATTTTAAAAATAATGTTTGTAAAATAGAATCTTACGAGTAATATTATAAATAAAACTAAAAAAGCCCCTTTATAGGCCTTTTTAGTATATAGATGTCTTGCCACCTTTTCCTGATTCATTTTTTGCAATTATAAGGAGGTCTATGGCTAAATGAAAACAATAACAATAAATTCAATATAGTAATGAGTCAGCATTTCTGAAATTTATTTTTAAGAAAAAGATTTCATCCCCATTGATTTTTGCGCTTCATCAAACTATTGCACAAGATTGTTCTTCTAACATAAATAAAATTTGATTAATCAGTTCTTTCCCCAAAGAGATTAATCAACTTCAAGAACAACCGAAAATTGGCTGAAACTACATTACATTTTTTATTGATGACAAGACATTTCATCTATATCAAAGGAAGGAGAGGGATTCGAACCCCCGAACCGGACAACCAGTTAGCAGATTAGTAATCAGCCGCTTTCAGCCTACTCAGCCACCCTTCCATTAAGGAAACCCTGATTTGAGTTTCCTAAAGTTTTGGGAGATTATAATGAATAAAGTTGTAGGAGGGAGGCAAATCGCTTGGCTATCCCTTGCTACATGTATTATTCTATCACTTTTATACGATAATGTCAATAAAAAACACCGTTTTCTTTAGTGAATAACGGTATTTTATTGGCGAGTTTTGAACTTTATTTTTTCAATTAAATCTATGATGTTTTTAGATTAATTTTTAATACTTTCTTCAAACTCAGTTAATTCTAGCAATGTTTGGTTTCGGTCTTTAAATTGTTCTTGCAAAGTTAATAAAGCTTCTTTTGCTTCATTATCTTTTTCAAACAGCTTAAGAACTCCTCTTAGTTCATAATGTTCAGACTGAACAACATAACCAAGAACATTAGATTTAAGAGTTGTTTTTCCTAATTCTAAAGAGACAATTTTAAAAGAAAGCAAATCTTTGCAGCTTCCCCAAAATTCATCTGATGACAAGTTTTCCTTTTTGATGTAATCAGGAATGTCTATATCCAAATGAATTAAAAGATTTTTTATTTCTTTTCCATTATGTTTATAACTGAATGTTTTTTTCTTCCCAGTTTTAAAAAATGTCATCTCTTTAACCCAAATATTGTAATAGTTAATATTAGAGTAAATGACCTCTCTTAATGCTTTCATAAATGAATTAGATAAATAACTATTAAACACTTGACCTACTTGAACAGAGAAATAGTCATCATTATCAAAGTTTAAATTCTTCAACATAAGTTCAACGTCAATGTCTTGATTGTTTTCCCAAATCTTTTTCCATGATGTTTCACTTTCTTTTTCAGGTTGCATTTTGATTTTCTCAATATATTTTAGTATGAAATGACCTGCAATTATATACAAAATCATATTAACTAACAAAAAGAAGACCAGAAGCATTATTGAATCCCAAAATTTTTCTTTTGAATTAATAGGGTAAAAAATAGAGTTTCTTTCATCAAAAATGATAATAAGCCACGGGATAACTGAAACGACTGAGACTACTTTGAAATGTAAATATTCAACAATAGACCGAATTTCTTCTATATCTTTTTCATAAAGAAATTTTCCTAGTTTTTTAAACATTGATTGCTCCTCTTTCTTATAACAAGTTGTGAACCACTCCTACCTACGCTAACACTAAGAGGTCAAGGATTTATGTGGATTTTTGTTAAATTTAATTTAAGTTGCCTTAGAATAGCATTTTAACGAACTCAGACATATCGTCTTTAGCTTCTTTTAAAGCTTGATTAGATTCTCGTTCCTTTTCTGCTGAATTTTTAACTATTTCTACGATTTTACTATTTTGTAGCTCTTCATTAGATTTTGCATCTATTGTTATTTTTGCAATATAAGCCACATCTTCAAATTTATAACCAAAGAAACTGCAATCAATGTATTGACGGCCAATTTCGAGTTTAGAAATAGAGAGAAATACATTAGATAAAATTTCTTCTCGAACTTCTCCAAAGTAAAGTTTGTCGAATCTCATAAATTCTTTAAGATTTTTAATGATTTCATCAGGATTAATAATGTATTCTGCTTCAAAATGGTCATTAGGTTTTAATTTGCCTACAAATTCAAGTGGAGTAGTAACAACTTTACCATTAACATTCTTTTCTAATAGAATTGAAACTGAATTTCGAATTGTTTTGTCAAATAGGTCTGAATTGAAAGCATGGTATAGGAAATCAAAATCATACTTATCATCTTCTTTATAATCTTTATATGAATAATCTTCTCCAGCTTTAATTTGTGACATTAAGTCTAAAGTTGATGATTCAGATGAAGGAATAAAAGTTTGCACCCAGACATCAATGTCTTTTTGGTTTGGATAAATTTCTTTCCAAATTAAGATTTTTGATTTTTTCAAGATTGTTGGCCCAACATTTTTTACAAAATCCTTGTAATAATAAAATGTTACAGATAAAACAAATAGGAAAATACCCAGAATTAGAAAAAACCAAAAGCCAGAAAAATTTAAAAAAGGATTTGTTTTGAAAATAAAAAATTCTATGTTACAAGATATACCCATCAAAACCAAACTTCCAAGCGCTGCCAGAAAAAGTTTATCCGAAACTTTTTCCATCCATGCCTTTAATTCTTTATAATCATGAGTTTTGGCAAAAAATTTATTTGAGTTATTGATAATAAATGATTTTAGTGACATGGTTTTAGTTCTCCTTTGTATCTGTATCTACAATTAGATTTAGTTTTGTTTTTAGTGTTTCTATTTCTTTTTCAACTTCAATTTTTTCTAGCACCTTTTGAAGTGTTTTAGATTCTGACTCAAAAATTCTAATGGTAGCATCAATGAAAGTTCTTTGTTCCTCAATTTTTGCACCAAAAAATTTCCCGGATTGAATACCTTTATATGTACTTAGAGATACAAATTCAAATTCAAGTTCTTCTAAAATCTTTCTTTTCAAATATATTAATTCTTGATTTTTGTTTTCTAGTAGTCCTAACGTTCTAAAAGTGTTATCATCTAATACATCAAATAAAAATCTTAGGCAAACATTTTGAGCATCTAGCGCATCAAAAGTATTTGTAGCCCTATGTAAAAAACTAAGTTTAATATTTTTTTGATATGGGTTTTCTTTTTTGTTTTCTAACATCATTTGAATAAATTCAGGGAAGTGCTTGAATTGACTTCTTTTCCCAACTTTACATGAATTTATAAAGATTTCAATGTTCTTATTGTTGGTAATGTCAAGTTCTTTTCTTGTGCTATAGTCAACAAGATAACGCTCTGATTTTACCGGCAATAATTCTTCATATCTCTCTTTAGAATCTTTAAGTGCTGCTAAAGTGACACCATCAATGACAGTAGATACGATTGAAATTAGAAACAAAATCAGTAAAATAATAAACATAAAAACATTGGCAGCCTTTGCATTGTTACAAATCCAAAGTGCTACACCCAAACAAACTGATGTTATAAGTCTGGAAAAAGAAACAACTAAAAAAAGTAAATCAGCCTTTTTAATCCTAAATAAAAAATTGATTGTGTAAAATGGGAACATATATAGTACATACAGAGTTTTTAGAATTAACGTTTCTAGCTTTCTTTTCATATTGTTCAACATTTTTTATTTTCTCCTATTAGTAAAATTTGATAAGCTTATTATATCACATTTGCGATATTTTAGCCACAAGAAAAAACCTCTAAAAGAGGCTTTTTATATTTTATTTATGACTTGCTATATTCAATATGAACCAACACATATGGAAGTTCAGTTTGATAAGTTTGATTACACATATTAACAGTTACTGGCCGAGAAACGTTATCAAATTCAATTTGAGTAATCTTTACAGCCTTTGAAAATACAGATTGATTTTTAAGATTTTCTTCTGTTAGTCCGTCTTTAAAAATTGGTTGATACTCCACAATGAAATTTCGAGTTTTATATTCAAATTTTTCAAACACAAAACTAATATTTTTCACCTGAAGAGAATGATGAGTAATTTTTGTATCTTTATCATTTACACCCAGCTCTGAAACAAAAAGTGGATATGCTTCGCCTACTATTAAACCTCCAATGCTAACAGAAGCAAAATTACCTTCTGTCATTTTTGTGAGATTATCAGGCCTTTCAAAACTAACAATCTCAATATCTGGAATAGTTGAAATTTTCTTAAACAGTATAAAAAGACTAAAGATAGAAATAAATATAATTGCCAAAGTCAATATTCCACTTAAAAATGAAAAAGATTTATCATGAAAAAAGAGGTTATTTACTAGTAACAAAACAAGTGCTAATGAGTACAAGCTGCTTGATGCAATACTCTTCACATCTTTTTTATCAACTGATTTTAAATGTTTTGCGAAAATTCCGAGGACATAATTTATCATAATTTTTCTCCTATTTTTTTAATTTTATTTATTTAGATAAGTAATATTATATCATAAAAATAAAAAAAGAAGCTCAATAATATAAACTTCTTTTTCTTTTGATTGAGTTGAAATTCTAAAATACAAAGTAATCTTTCGTGTCTACAAAAGATTCTTCTTGCATCAAATGTTTCAATTCTTCAAACTCTGGAACTTCTTCAAAATGTTTTAGCTGAATCAAAAATTCTGGGTTTCGATTCATTTTTACATCCGCTCTTGGTTTAATTTCACCAATTCGACTAAGATTATAACCCTTTTCAAAGAGATTGAGTTTGTTTTTACCTATCTCTGAAAACAGATATTTCCGCCCAGTCTTTTTGTTCACAAGTGTCACTTTAGCATTTGATGAATTTCCAAATTGAGCCTTTGAACCGTCCGAAATGACTGTGTAATCATCCGAAAAATAATCCAGATAAGGTTTGATGAAATCAAATTCTTCTTTCATTCCATCCACATATCTTTTTACACCATTAATTATAGAGTCTTCAGTTCGCCAAATACGGTGAATACGAAGATTATCCCTGTGTTGATAGAAAGAAAACGGAGCTGAAATTTGAATTCCATATGTCCAATTACCTGAAATTGTAGATGTTGGCGAAGTCAATTTCTCTAAAGTCAAAAAATCACAGTCTGAATCTGAAACAATTTTCTCAATTTCTTCATACAATTTTTGTGCTTTAACAAAGTTTGTATTAGTTTCTGTCATATTTTATGACCTCCTGTTTTAAATATAATTTTGTAAAATACAAATGTTTACATGAGATATTATAATCAATTCATCTTCAATTATACTATTATTTGTAAAAGATTATTTTACAATATAATATATTTTGAAAAAAGAAAGGGTTTTTACTTTAGAAAAATCAAGTAGAAACAAAAGGTACACAAAATGAAAGATTCAAGTTTAACTGTAGAGAGCTTCCGCAACTCAAACAACATTATTGTTTTCTCAAAAAACAGTTGTGTTCAATGTAAAATGAGTAAACGAAACCTAGATGCTCTAGGAGTAGAATATCAAGAAATTAACCTTGATGAATACCCAGAATTCCTAGATTATGTTAAAGATGAACTAGGGTTCAAAGTGCTTCCAGTTATTCAAGTTCCTGAACATCTAGGGATTGGAAATATTTCTGGATTTCGGCCAAACAGCATCAAAGAACTTAGTAAAGTCTGTTAGTTTCAAGCTTTAGTTTTAAATAACATGAAAGATTGGTTTTCCACCAGTCTTTTTTTGTTTGTTCAATTATTCATCCATTATAATATATTTTGTAAATAGTTATTTTACAATCAAATATTATTTTTAACAAAAAGGAGATGTCAAATGAAGACATGGACATGGAAAGAGGTTTTGCAAATTGAACTGGTGGATAACGCTGCTAAAACTGGTGGTGTTTCATATCAAGGAGAAAAGTTAGATAATTTTCTAATGGAGTCAGGCATGATGTCAGAAAAGAAAATTATGGCCTTGAAAAACTCTGATGAAGAAATTAGTATCTCTCGCCAAATGGCAATTAACTTCGCTCTTGTGGAAGCTGGCATTTTGCCAATCTTCAATACACAAGAAACTGATATTGCTGCATAAACTTATTTTTATTAAATGAAACACTAGATTAGGTAATTTTCTAGTGTTTTTTGTTTTGTTTTATTTCTAAAATAAAGAGATAGGCGTATAATAGTAAGTGAAAATATTATTTCAATATATTTTTTAATTTTACAAAAATAAAAAGAAATGAGGAGTCAATTATGGCATCTATCGTTAAAGTAAAAAGACCTTCTGGTCTTAAGAATAATCCATCACTACAAAAACATTTTCTTTACTTGCGTCGAAAAGAAAGAAAAGCAAGCATTACATCAAAGCCCATCAAAACAAATAGTCGTTTACTAAAAATCAGGCAGCCCAATGTTTCTGATGAGTTAATTAAAGAACTGGTGGGAATCAACTTTGATTACCTGATGAGAGGTGGAGACATTGATTTGTTAGGCTCAATCAACAAGTATAACGTGTTTGACATTATTCTTGAAAAACAAGGATTTGCTGGAAGTCGAAGAAAATTCAAAAAGTCACTTTCCTACAATTCTGAAACAGGTGATTTTCTACATCTTTCTATCAAATACGATTATAACTATGATTGTTTTGATAAAAATTGTGAGCGAACTCCTAAGTTAAGTATCTACTTAAACAAAGGGAAAAACTTGCAGAATTCAGAAATTCAAAAAGATTTTGAACGTTTGTATTACAACTGGTATTTCTTTAATAATCAGGTATTGACTGTTGAGCAGGTGCAAGACTTGAAGAAAGATGTTGATGTTTTAGTAAAGATTTCTGAAAAGGCATCTATAGATGGTCTATTCAAATATAAGGAAAGATAAAATTTCTAAAACAGAAAGAGTATTATTTTATCAAATTAAATAATATTCTTTTTTTGTTTGACAAATATACTGAAACAAAATATAATAAAAGAAGAATAACAGTAAGTCTTATGGATGTGCCATTTTCTAGGTAAGTGTCATTATTATGGCATCACACATAAGCCATTATTCTATTCTAAAAGCAACAAATCTTATGGATTAGCTGCCTTTTAAAAATCTTTTTTTTACAATTCACCTTGCTTTTCGAGTAAGGTGTTTTTATTTCATTTTTAGTTATAATATTAGATGTAAAAAGAATTTTACAATTAATTATTTTTTTATAGGAAGGGTTCAAAGAAATGAACAAAAAAATTAATTTAGATGCTATCAATATGGCACAAACTGCAAAAGAGGAGCTTCTTGAAGAAGCTACAAAGCTGAATAAGTTTTGTGTGATGGTCAGAGGAGCATTGCTTGGTGCAGCTATTTTAGGTATCATCATTGTCTTCAAAACATACTCACTAAATATGTTTATGTTCGGAGCAGGTGTTGTACTGGGAATGTATTTTATCATGTCATACTTCCTAGATGTTGTTCTTTTCTCTAAAATCGAAGAAAGAATCAACTACTTAAAGTACATTGCAGACACCATGTTTGAATCTGTAAAATCTGCTACAGAAACAACCTCTTAAAAGTGAAATAAAAAAGATTAGAAAAATATTCTAGTCTTTTTTGTTTTATTTTAAATGTCTTCCAGCTTAATAGTGACATCTCCAATTGCTCGGCCAATTGTCCGCCGGTTATTTAGATAGAAAGGCTGCTGAGTATATCGTTCTGACAGTTCATAGACATCTGTAGAAAGCAATTCAATAATAACAGGATTCAATACATCTAACTCAGACACGCGCCTCGCTCCACGTTCTACAATGTTTTTATCGTTTTGCCCAGCAACCATATATCTACGATACAAGGAATACACAATAGGATTGATAGGCCATAATTCAAACGGCTCATCATACATTGATTTCAATGTCTCAATAGGAATAAGACTGTCATCTTTTGCCTTTTTGAGACTGAAGTACATGGTCAGAAATAAGTTTAGCCGAGTATGAGGCAGCTTATTTTCTTTGGCTACTTTCAATACATGATAAGCTAACTTCTTCATGGTCAATTTTGATTTATTATTTTTGGTAGTAGTCATCTTTGTTTACCTCCATTGTTTTAGCTAAAAGGGCAGAATATCCAAATATCCGCCACAGACAGGACATTTTGCATCATTTCCCCAAAGTTCTATAGAAGACGAAGCAGAGCCGGGTATACCTTTATCAGTAACTCCGCAATGAATAATCCCTTTATAAGAATAGACCTTACAAATCTTTGTCTCTCTATTGAATTCTTTAGATTTCTTTGTCTTTGCCATCATCACCCTCTTTGTTATCACCACTTGAATTATCTTCTAGTGAATTATTATCATCATCATCATTTTTACCAAAGGCCACATAATTTTTATCTCCATAAGTGGGAGCAAGAAAGATGCGCTGACCCTCAACAGGATTCCAAGTGGGATGTGCTACAACATGAAGCATATCCTTTTCTTGTGCTTGCAAGTTGTATTGATTTAGCATCTCAGTAATCAATGTTTTTTCTTGAGTTTGCTGCTCTTTTGCTTGATGCAGTTGTTCTGCCAAATCATCTTTCTGATATTGTTTTGATAGCTGAATTCTACGAACAATATAAGAAAATAAACAAGCAAGGAATAAGCAATTTGATAAAAAAGCAGGAGCAATCGTCACTAAAGGAAACACATGGTAAGTTTGTGTTGGGTAAATATGATATACATAATAAAAAGTACACCACACAGCAACAAGGCCAACAATCAAGGCCATAGTAACAATAATATTAACCTCTAGTCGTAATTCTTTTGTTTTTTTAGACATATTCTCAATCACTCCTTAATGTCTTCTTTTTTATCAATATTTTTCTCAGCATTTGAAGCAGAAACGATTTCTGGTTCAAGCATATCATAAAGAGCTGTCATTTTTGCAGCATCTAGGAAAATTTCACACTTATTGAATTTGTACTCAATATTATCTTCGTCAAAAATTTGATTAGGAACATGTTCATCATCATTTACAACATGGAATTTATCTGCAAAAACACGAAGATGGCGAAAAACTGGATAAGATGCAAGAAATTCTTTTAATTCTTCTTGTGGCACTTCATTAAATACCTTTGAACCATGCTTCATCATGACAGTAACTTTAAATGTTTTTACTTCCTTAATTGGAGCAAGAGTGTTTTCAAAGAGAGTATTAATGAATTTTTTATTTTCTGTAAGAACTCTATCCAATTCTTTTTTGATGATGGTTTCATCTACAGTAGATAACTTGTATTCAAATCCAAGCTTTTTACGAACATTATGATGAAAATAATGCTTAGTAAAAAGATTTCCCAATCCTAAAACAACCATAAATACAAGGATTCCCCAAGAATTAATTCCCAGATTAGAATAAAAGATAAACAATCCGCTAATAAAAATTAAAAGAGAACCAAGAGATTCTTCTAGGTCTAACTGTTGATGGTAGTCCATAATCTCTTCCATTTCTTGTTGATTAATTTCTTGAAAAACACCAAGAGCATCAACAAAACGTTTGGTTGTCAAAGATTTAGCATTGATATTTTCATCCTTTTGTAGAAAGGCCGCCAAATATTCATAAGCTGATTTTGAATGAATTACATGTTCTTTGTAATTTTCATCTAACTCTCTTTGTTTTTTCTTAGTCATAAAGAAAATTTCTTCTTGAATTTTAGAGATATTTTCTTCGCTTTGATATTTTGCGTCATTCTGGATGTCCTTGTCATTAAGGATGGAATTTTGCTTATTTTCTGTATTCATTATTTACGTTCTCCCTTTAACTCTTGTGCTGCTAGTTTTAGTAGTTTTCCAATTTCTTTTTTGTTTCTTAGGTAAATCTTAATGCCAGATGATTTTACTCGGCGATTGATGTTTCCTGAGTCTTTATTTAATAGTTTTGCTAGTTCAATCTGAGAAAAATCTTCATCATAAATATCGTTCTTTAAAAGAACTTTTAAAATTTCACGTTGTCCAGTTGTCCACATACTTGCAATAAATGCACTGGATGCGTTTAAGGCATTGACGGGCGCGTGATAGGGTGTGTAGGACAAATCATACTGAACTACATTTAGTCCATAATCATTCTTTTTCTTTTGTTTGGCGGCATCTATAGCTAGTTCCGCAAAGAAGAAAGCTTCTCCAAACATGCCAATACATTGATTAGGATTGAGGTCTGTTCCAATTGTTCCTAAGGCCGCTCCAAACCGCAAGGGATAATTGAATTGAAATGAAATTCTATCAATTATTTCAGGAACTAGATGGACAAAATCTTCTTTGATAAGGCCTTGGAAGTCATCTCCTCGGACAATCGTGAATTTAGAGGCAATGGCCTCTTTGTATTTTGAGTTTATTTCATTTAGGACACTTTGAAGTTCTTTTTGAGCTTCTTGTCGATTAGGGATTTTCTTAGAATTAATAATATCTCCAACAATAGCTGCATACAGTGTTTTGTCAGTCATACTTTATAATCTCCTTGCTTTATTTCATATCAAATTAATTGACTATTCATATTATACACCAAAAATCAAAAACTTGCAATATTTTAACAGTTTAATGTTTGATTTTTAAAAAAAAGAAAAACACCCAAGCCTTAGGCCATGAGTGTGTTAATAGGTTCTAGTTGAGATTGTAAGATGCCTAGCTGACATTCTGCTTGATTTTGCACCTGACCAATATTTTCCAGTATTTTTGAATGGATGAGAGACAAAGCTTTATCTACATCACAATCTTTCAATACCACAAACATACCTTTTGGAATGGTTTGCACCTTTCCTATTTGGTCTTTGCTGATGATACTGTTTTGATTGGGCAGTTTTTTAGTGCCCATTAATAGATAAGAGTCAAAGATTGGCCGGGCCTGAAACCAGTCACCCTTGAAATTGTAATCATGTTTGTGCTGCATCAGTGTGTACACATAAAAATCTTTCATAACAATTTTCTCCTGATTTTTGTATGGAATTGAATTGAATACTACATCTACTATTATAACTTATTTTTAGCCTTTTGTGAAAAGATAAATAGCCAGTAAAATTAGAAATTGAAGTGGATAAATTAGATATAACCAGTAATTCAAGAAATTCTTTTTAAACCTGATTCGCTTCATAGAAACCAAGAATAAAAGCACAACTCCAAAGATGCTGAAGATTTGAATGTTCCATTCAGGAATAAACAATCTAAAGATAACAAAATAAAGGGCAAAAAACACTGCAATCACGCGCATTTTATAAACAGAATTTTCTTTATGTTTCTTCGTATAATCTCCATCTAATTTTAGATAAAAATCCGTATCAATACCAAGAATTTGGGCTTCAAAGGCCATTCTAAATACAAAGAATAATAAAGTTCCTATGAATTGGTACTCAAAGATATTCCAGCCTTTAATGTGGCAAATGAAAGCGATAATTACAGTAGTGATATATAGGACATCTTTAAGTCGGCCACCTTTTTCTTCGTCTTTTATTTTTTCTGATATGAACAAGATGATATAAGTTATACTTGCAAGAACAGCCATTAATAAAACAATGTTTAATTCAAAAATCTTAAAGTCAGTTACATTAAAACTAGTGTTAATAATTGCTAGGAATGGATATTCGCTTAATACCCCAAACAACCAAAGCCTGAATAAGTATTTTGGGTAATTTTTTGTTAATAATGTTCCTTTAGCTAAATTGAATATAAAGATAGGCATGGCCAGCCGGCCTATAATTCGAAATACCGATATGCCCCATAAAAATCCTATGTGGTCAATAATCATACTAAGGATAGCAATAAATTCTAACATGCCTTCATCTCCTTTAAAATGAAATTTTAATAACTTATTTGTTCTATTCTAGAATACCACAAAAGGAGCTGATTTCCAATCTCCGGTTTTTCCGGAAGCCACATGGAAACCAAACTCCTCTTGCGTCCTTTTGCAATAGACAATATCTGTGTTGACTGCTCTAATTGTATCATTTATGTTAAATTGATGTGAAAAAGACCAATAACAATATAAGCTCATAAGTGCTGAGTGCGGGTCAACACTTACAAATAATACTGTCTCCGCACATGGTTCTTAAAATAAATAAAACACTTCAAACAATCAATAATACAAAAGTTTGAGACATGTGCATCACAGATACTGTCCTTGTCCATCCTTGTAAGAAGATAGACAAAATATATAACATTCTAGGCTATTATCCAGAGCAAGCAGCTTAAAACAAACACATTCATTTGTTTTAAGGTGTGAAGGAGGCCTGCTCAAACGGCCACAGGAATGTTATATCTATTATATCTTTATTTTGAAATAGGAGCAAGAGTATAGAATTATAGCTTTTCTTGAAGCATCATCAATTATAATAAGATATGTATTTATTTTAAAATTTAAAAATTTTACAAAAAGAAAAAGGAGTGAATGAATTTATGGTTGTTTTAACGAAACGATTGGTTCAAATTTTAAAACATCATTATGGTTTCCAAGAAATTGGAGAGGGGCTTTCTAGAGTTGTTTTGGTGTCACCTGATGCACCTGATTGTGTCATCAAACTTAATTTGTTTGCTAAACACCTTACTCAGAATGAAAATGAAATCAAAGTCTATGAAGGAACAAGAAAAACGAATGTTCCTCTTGCAAAAATTATTGGTCACTCAGATGATAATAAAATTATTATTTCCAAAAGAGTGGCTGGTCTTGATTCTCTGCTTCATGCTTGGGATTGGCATGGCTATTCCCTTGATAAGTTTTTGGAATCTGTTCGAAAGACTGTTCCCGAATCGCTTTTGTCTAATGATTTTCTGGCAACATTATACCAAAATGACAGCCAATATCTTGAAGAACGTTTCAATAATCATCCACAGATGAAATTCTTGGAAGATTTTGAAGATGACGTAACTATGGATATTTCTGCTAATAATGTAGGCTTGGACAAGAATCATAAGTTTGTCATTTTAGATTATGGCATCCTTTGTGTTGATGATTATTATTCAGCCTTTGACGGAAATAAACAACAAGAAAGTTATGATACTGATGTTGTTTTAGAATTTCTTCATCAACAAAATATTATCAAAACAAAAACACCTCTAATTTAGTTTAGAGATGTTTTTTATTTTATCAGTCTTCATCTTTCAAAAGGCCATCAATATTAACAGTAAGCAGCTCTATTGAAGCTCCCTCTTCATTAAAAACATTAACATAGCCTTTAAACAAGCGAACAATTTCTGAGTAAGGTTGACCATAAAAATCATGCTCTTCTGAGTATGGCAGCATCACCTGAACATCACCTTGTTTAGAACAAATTTGAACACAATCACGAATCATTCCATTCAATCTTTTGTTATATTGAATGACATTGAGTTCATTGTTGTGTAGGCCCTCAAATAACATAACTTGCAAGGCTTTGATAGTCTTGTAGGATGGCAGGTCTATTCCTGTTTTATCTTGTAGTATTTCAGTGTTTTTCTTGAATTTCTTAGATTCCCAGATTGCTGTAGATGGGGTAATATCTTCTAACAACATGTATCCCAAGCGGAACTGGCTTACAATGTCTGCCCGGCCTGTGTAGAGTTTGCCTTTTAATGTTTTCAAAACATCTCGGCCAAACTTTTCAACCGGGGGCATTGTCCTTTCGCTAAGAACTGTGCTGATGAGATTAATGTAAATTAAATTATCTTTATCGCTTTTATACAATTATTTTTTCTCCTTTTCTAAAATATTGATTTTATTGAGAAAATCCATTGTGGATTGACCAGAGAGAATTTTCCATAAAGCTTCTCTTTGTGAAACGATACAGAGAGCAGATTAATCCTTTAGATAACAAATCTTTTTCTAGTAATCTGAGATTACTTTTTGAAAAAAGAAGTAGAATAACATTCGCTGAATCAACTTTCTTAGCTAACTCAGCAGAATCTAATTCAAAATCATGAAAAATATCTTCTTGATTTTGGCTCGCTAGTTCTGGCGCTTCTTCTTTTTCTTGTAGTAATTGTTGTAACTTGGTAATCAATAATAAACGGATTTTTTTCAAAATCTTATTTCCTTTCTATATCTAATTGATATAATCAATTATACCACTAATGGACTAAAAATAAAAACCTATAAAATTTTAACATTTGATGTTGACATCATGTATATTACATGAGATAATTTTAGGCGATTGATATGAACAAGATGAGTTTTAATAATAAATAATAGAAATGCTAGTGTAGTTTATGTCTGGAAAAACACAATATTTACAATAGATTAGGTTAAAATGTAATATAGTTGGGATTGTAAGGAAGAGGGTTCAAATCCCTCCGCTGGCGTTCAAATTTTACATAATATAAAAAAATAAAGTCTTTTTCATGAAAAGGCTTTTCTTTTTTTCTTTGACTGATATAATATTTTTTGAGCTATGAAAAATAGTTAAATCAATTATATATAGGAAAAGGAGAAAATTAAGATGAAACGTTTTAATTTAAGTAAAAAATATTTAGTTGGAGCTGGAACTGTTACTGGCCTTGGCGCTGCCACCATCTTAGCAACTCAGGAAAAACCCAAGATAGAAGAGGAAGACACAAACAAGGAGAAGATTGCTAAAAATTCTCAAAATACTGAATTTGCAGCAAGCCCTAAACAAGACAAAAAACTTCCAGAATCACCTAAAACACCAGATGAACCTACCAATGTTCTGGCAGAAGATGCGGAAAATAGTGCAAAACCTATCTTATCACCAAAGCAAGAAAAGTCTATTGCTGAAAATTCCAAAAAAACTAGTTCTTCTAATACAGCAACCAAAAAACAAGAGCAGAAAAAACAAGGGGAATTAAAGACTATTACAGACCAAACAAAACTGTCTGATGAACCAAAGTCTGCTGATAAAAGCCCAGAAGTTATTTCTGAAATTGCAGCAGAAAATAAACAAGAAAAGGTAAAACAAGATAATCTTGTTGATGTTAAAGTTCGTGAAGATAAAAATGTCTTCGCTCCCACTCTTAAAGATAAAGACATGGAAAACCGTGTAGTCTTAGTTCCTAAGCAAACAACAGTAAAATTGTCTGATGAAAAAATTAAGAAGTCTGAGCTTGTTGAAAAAGAAGTTCCGTTTGGTGAACCAGTTGTTCTAGAAGATGACACTTTAGAAGAAGGTAACACTAAAGAAGTCTCTAAAGGTAAAAACGGCATTGATTACTATGACCAGAACGGTGTTTTAGTTAAACAAAAACAACCTGTAGCGCCTGTTATTCTTAAGGGTACAAAGCCTAAAGTTTCTTACAACTTTATTGAAAGAACGGTCAAGAAAGACTTCAAAGACTTTGAAACACAGTATATCAATGATGACACTATGTCCATTGATGCCGAACCTATTGTAGAGAAAAAAGGCGAGAATGGCTACACCGTTTATAAGGAAACTATCAGACAGTCTTCTGGTGGAAAAGAAGAAATTGTCGAATCTAAAGTTGATTATATTCAAACACCAAGACCAGCTATTGTCCGGAGAGGAACTAAAAAAGCTGAAGCTCCTGTTGCAATCAATACCTACCGGGTTACATTCTTAGATGGTGATGGTCAAATCATTAATAATCAGGCCATTGAAGAGGGTAAGGCTGCCATTGAGCCTGATATTGCAAAGGAAAAAGACGGAAAAGTCTTTGTTCGCTGGAGTGCCAACTTTGATAACATCAAACAAAATATGACCATCAAAGCCATTTATGAAGACGCTCCTAAAGAACAAGAAAAAACCTATCGGGCAATTTTTAAAGATGCCAGTGATAATGTTGTTCATGAAGAAACTTTGAATGAAGATGCAAAACCAGACCTACTTAAAGCTTTTGATTATGTTACACCGCCAGAGGGTAAAACTATGATTGGTTGGGAATCAGAATCAGGCAATGGACAAGTTATATTTAGGCCCAAATTTGCTGACAAGACAGTTTTTATTCAATTCTTTGGAGAAGACAACCAACTCTTATTTGTCCGGAGAATTAAATACGGAACACCTATAGATAGTAATAGTCTGCCTAGTGTTCCTAGCATTGATGGAAAAATTTTCTCAGGTTGGAGTCATTCATTAAAAGACTTTAAGGAAGATACAGATGTCAAAGCAATTTACACCAAAGAAACTACCCATCTAGTCACTTTTTATGATGCTGACCAGACAACTATCTTGCAGCAACGAATTGTGAAAGACGGCAAGGGAGTTCAAATTCCTAAAGCTCCACAAAAAGATGGTTATGACTTTGTTGGTTGGAGTTCTGATGATTTGAGTCATATTACCTCTGATACAAATGTTTTCCCAAGATATGAAAAGAAAAAACATCAAGTGTCTTATTATTTAGATAATGAGTTATTTTATACTCAGTCTGTCTTACATGGAGAAAAAGCTGTAGAGCCTGTTGTGCCAGAAAAAGAGGGGTACACCTTTAATGGTTGGTCTAATGATGGAAATAACATCTCAAATGACATTCAAATCCGTGGTTACTATCAAAAACTTCCTGAGAAAGAAGAAACAACAAGCAAACCTGTTATTCAAGCAGTTGATACAAATGGCCATTTTATTAAAGAATTATCATCTAGTGAAACACCAGAAGAAATTCAAGGCTATAACTTTGAAAGCTGGGATTTAACTGGTGATGCCCCTAAAGGAATTTACAAATTAAAAGAATTCAATGTCAATGTCAAAGACCCTGAAACACAAACTGTTCTAGAAAATACAACTAAAACTTATCTTCAAGCTTATCAACCTAACAATGAGCAATTCAAGAAGAGTGGTTATTCTATTGTTGGTTATCGGAATGAACAGGGTGAAACTGTTGATGTTTCTGATTTAAAAGTAGATAAAGATATTACTCTTTATCCTATTTATAAAATCAACACCTACACTGTTAAATTCTTTGATGTTGATAACAATGTTATTTCTTCACAAGAAGTTGAATATGGCAAATCTGCCACCTTGCCAGAAAATCTTTCTAATCTTAAAAATAAAGAGTTTAGAGGTTGGGATAAGGCAGACGAATTAGGTGGTGTTAAAAACAATATAAATGTTCATCCCGTTTATGTTGAAACTAGAGTTTTAAATGCTGTTACTGCTCCAGTTAAACCTCTAACAAACCAAATCGTTCAAACTAATCCTGAACAAAAAACAACAAAATATATTGTTCGTGAACCAGAAAATCCAAACAAAACATATAATTTGTTGACTAAAAATAATCAAGAACCTACAGATTTGTCTTCTTTAGGCTTTAGAGGTAAGAGAATTGATTATCTGGGCGCTTATAGAATTGTTGGGTGGAAAGTTTCGTCAGAAAATGACAAGGAAATTGTTAAAGAAGCTATTCTTGGAGTTAAAGAGGGTTGGCGTTTAGCAGATGCTTCTAAATATCCACAAGGATTTACTGATGGTTATGATGAAGAAACTGATAGTTATGAAACTCGTTATTCTGATAAAAAACTTCCTTATCGTTATCGTCAGGATATAGCTAATGAAATCTTTAAAGAAGTAAATAAACATAGAGTATCAATTGGACTAAAACCTCTTTCTGGTGTATCTGATTCTTCTTATCAAGCAAAAACAAATGAACGAGCTGAACAAATGCTTTATCACTTTGAGCATGAAACACCAACAAGACAGCAATTAGACGAATTCTTTGGCCCTAGCGTTTCTTATTTAGGCGAAAACATTCAGCAAAGTTCTGGCCGAGATTACAGTAATCCACAAGAAGCAGCTAAAGGCGCTGTTGAAAGATGGTTGAATTCTAAGGGTCATAGAAAAGCTATTGAAAACCCCAACTACAACTACACTACTGTTTCTGTCGTAGAAACAAAATATGGAGTTCAGTTTGTTCAGAACTTCTATGGTAGTTTTGATTGATTTATATTAAAACAAAAGAAAAAGATTGGCTTAGGTCAGTCTTTTTTGATATAATGAAATGAATTAAATAATTTAATAAGAGGAAACATTCATGAAAAATATTTTAATTAAAACTTTTTCTATTTTTTTAATCTGTGTTGGTTTATTCTTTTTACTCAAACCATTTGTAACAGATTATTTTGCAGGCAAAAAAGCTGAATACTCTCAGGATTCTTATAAAAAGAATTTGAAGAAAGATGACGTAGATAAGTTAAAGCAAAAGATTGATGATGTGAAAGATGATTCTAAGGCATTGAAAGATTTGGGTGTTGATTACGATTACTCAAACATTAATGCAGTGAATCTTAATTCTGTTAATTCATTATCTGAAGATGTTATTCAATCATTGCCTAGAACTGGTGGCATTGCTGTTCCTGATTTAGGGATTAATATCCCAATTTATGAGGGTGTGACAGAATACAATTTGCTTGCCGGCGCTGGCACTATGAAGCTTGGTCAGCAAATGGGCCAAGGGAACTATGCTTTGGCCAGTCATTATGTAAATGGTGGCAATGGCATCTATCTTTTTACACCGCTGCTTAAGGCTCAGGCTGGAATGAAAGTTTATCTGACGGATGCAGGGGATGTATACGAGTATGAAATCTATAGAGCAGAACATGTTGGTGCTGAAAATGTTCAATTAGTGGAAGATGAAGAAGCTCTCAATGCAGGAAGTCCTATCACAACATTACTCACATGTTATCAAACGGCCGAGCAAGGACGCTTTGTAGTTCAGGCAAAACTTACTAAGATTTATAAAAATGATTCTGCTCCACAAAAGATTAAGAATTACTTCGGTTTAGCAACTTGGAAATTGCAGTAAGTTTTATACATATAGGAGAAAATGAAAGATATGAAATTATCTAAAACAAAATTAAACTTTAAAGGGAAACCGCCTGTTGTTTTTGCTTTCTTTGGTAAACAAGGCTCTGGCAAAGACACATCCGCTCAATATTTGGCAGACGCTGTTAAAGATGAAATGAATAAAGGTTATGACAAGCTTTATCATTTTAAAGGGAAAGGTTTTGTAAATGAAATGAAACTGAATGAGAAATCTAATCCAACTGGAATTATTGTTTCTTTTGCAGGCGCTCTGAAAGAAGAAGTTTATTCTCTCTATGATAAAATGCGTATTCAGTCTAACCCTGATAACTCAACAGATTATTGGGTCAAAATTTTGATGGATGAATATGGTATTAGCAAAGAACAGGCTGCTACAACAGTCTCCCTTGTTTTTGCCATGCCTAAAGGTTTAAAGAAAGAAGATTTCTTAATTAAACAATCCAAACCTAAAGGTTATCGTGAAATCCTTCAATATTGGGGTACTCATGTGCGTCGTAAACAAAAAGATTCATATTGGATTGAAAAACTAGGGCAACGGATTGAAGAGTTGGATGCAAAATACAAAAAAGAAAAAGAGCGGTTGATTTTTGTAGTTAGTGATGCTCGTTTCATAAATGAACTAAATTATTGCGCTGATGTTTTGCAGGCTTACATGATGTATTTAGATGTTCCTGATGATGTCCGGATGAAACGGTTGAAAAAACGTGATGGATTTGAACCTAAAAAGAATGTTAAAAATCATGTAAGTGAAACTGAACTTGTTCTTTGGGCGAACCGAAATGAGGACAAGTTTGTTAAATTAAGCAGCAGGTACAAAACGGCTGAATTGATTTCCGAGTTTCAAATGGAAGAATTAAACACAAATCATATTGGAAACATTCTTTCTAAAAAAGAAATTGAAAGAAGAAAAACAGCCATCCAAGAAAACCTTGAATATTCTAGCGTTGCTGGATATAGCTTGTTTTTGGAGTTTGTTAGAAATTTCCTTTATTAAAGTTGAATAATAATTAATTTGAATTTGACTTTTTTAGAAAATATAATATAATTAATAATGTAATCTTCTTTGATTACTAATAATATATAATTGTTGTTTTAAATTTTTTCACGAAATTGTTCTTTTCGAGAAAATTATTTGAGAAATCCAACATTTTGTTGGGTTTCTCTTTTTGTTTTAGGTTAAAATATTTTTTGGTAAGCTATATGTTTTTATGGTATAATAGAGACATGAATTTATTTGATTAAAACGAAAAAGAAAGAGAATGGATGAGTATGCCTAAAGTAGAAATTGTTCCAAAGACAAAAAAGACTACCATTTCTCAGGGAATGATTGATAAATACAATCTCCACCCTGACGTTGTTGACTTCTTGGAAAAGAATGATTTGGGAGATAATCTTTTAGACCATTTTTTTAACCCTAAATTAAGCAACCCTAAAAACATCTTAAATATTACAAAATTGGCAGATGCAATTAAAAGAGTAGCCCAAGACCCATCCAAACCTCTAGTATATATTTATGGAGATTATGATGTGGATGGCTGTACTTCATCTTCCATTCTCTTTTTGACCCTAAAACAACTAGGTATACGAGTTAAAGTGTATATCCCAGATAGAATGACTGAGGGATATGGTGTTAATAGAAATGCTGTTCAAACTATTATTGACCGTGGGGCAAAAATGTTAATTACTGTTGACTGTGGTATTACTTCAAAAGACGATTTGAAGTACGCCTCAGACAATGGCCTTGATGTTTTTGTTGTTGACCACCATGAACCTCCGGCTGACAAAGCCCTTTTCCCTGAATGTGTCGTTATTGACCCTAAGCAAGAGGGTGAGACATTCTATTTTAGAGAAATGTGCGGAGCAGGCCTTGCTTATCAATTGTCTCGCATATTGTTAGGTGATGACGGTGCTTATGAATTTATTGATTTAGCAGCTATTGGTACAATTGCTGATGTAATGCCCTTGATTGAAGAAAATAGAGCTATTGTTTATCACGGGCTGAATAAACTAAGAAACAACCCCAATAAAGGTGTTAAAGCCTTGTTTGATGTTGCTGGCTTAGATTATCAAAAAGCTATATCAGAAAATATTGGTTTTGGTATCGGCCCTCGTATGAACGCTGAAGGTCGATTAAAACATTCTTTCAAAACTGTTGAATTGCTTACTTATGGCTATCTAACAAATGATGAGGAAGCTATTAAACAAAGAGCAAATGATTTGAATACTACAAATGAGACTCGAAAAGAAATTCAGTCTCATATATTTGATGAAGCTGTTAGGCAATTAGAGCAAAGTGGCGAATATAAAGAAAACATCATTGTTGCTAAAGGTCTTAATTGGCACAAAGGTGTTGTTGGTATTGTGGCATCTAAGTTGATGGATAGGTATTATAAGCCTGTATTGGTTTGTTCGGAAAATGAAGAAGGCCATCTTCATGGCTCGGCCCGGTCTATTGAGTGTGTTAATGTCTTTAAGATGTTGAATCACACAAGAAATAGATTTGAAAAGATGGGCGGACATGGAGCTGCCGCTGGATTTTCTTTAACGTTAGATAATTACAATCCTTTAAAACAAGAATTGTTCGCCTTGTCCAAACACATTCCCGAAAATATTCTGATTGAGAAAATTAGATATGATTTAGAGGCGCGTGTTCGTGACATCAACTTGGATTACATTAATCAATTTGAATTGTTGCAGCCTTTTGGTGAAGCTAACCCTAAACCTCTATTTGCTTTCAGAAATGTTTCTATCCGATATGCTCAGAATACAAAATCAGGTGAACATGTTCGATTCTCTATTACAGACGGCGAAAAGAATTTGCAGTGCATGTATTTCAATAATGTTGCTGAAAATATCCCCGGCTCAGAAAATATGACTGTTATTGGTTATCTTGGTATCAATGAATGGCAAGGACAAAAAACACCACAATTGATGGTAGAATATATTGCCACTCAACAAGAAATGAACAAGAGTGATGGTATTGTTATTCAAGAAATACCAGAAACATCAAAAGAGCAATCTGATGTTGATTTTGTATCTCATGTTAATAACATTACTTACAAGAATACCAGTTATAACACGGCCATGAATAAAGAAATGCCAGAAGAAATTGCTCAAAGTCAACTCAATAAGCTCTTAGCGGCAGGGATTGAAAACATCTATGATGTTCTTTCTTATCTGCCTAAGCGGTATGAAGACCGCCGGCATCCCGTTTTAGCTCATGAGCTAAAAGATAAGGAAAAGCAATGTATTGTTGGTACTCCTACTTCTGTCATAGAGCATAAATCTGGTAATGGTATTTCTGTTCATTTGTTAGATGACCACGGAGGAAAATTTTCGGCCCTATTCTTTGGTCGAAAGAACTTAAAATTTTTGTTTAAAAAATATATTGAAAGTTCTTCTAGGATTTTCTTCTATGGAAAAGTCAACATAGACCCTGAATGGGGCAGAAGTATCAGTGTAGAAGATTTTTCTATTGACATTCAAGGAAATTCAGTTATTAAACCTATTTATAGGAAAATAAGGAAGATGACACATGAATACCTGAATGAGCTGAGAAACGTTTCTATTAGAGAACGATTAAGGTCAGAAGAGTATTTGATGCCAGAAGACCTCGCTCGTTTCAATCTTTTGAATAGGCCAGAAGCCGTCCGCCGAGTTCACTTCCCTAGCGACTTTAGGGATATAGAGTTTGGCACAAAAAGAATTCACTTTGATAATCTTTTTGAAACAGCCTACCATATTGAAAAGCATAAAGTTGTAAGCAATAACAATAACATCATTCATTTCAACAACACCAATAAGATGAATCAGTTAATACAGTCTCTGCCGTATCAACTTACCAGTGGTCAACAACAAGCTATTAGTGAAATTGTATCTGACAGTCTGACAGATAAGACAATGAATACTTTGGTTCAGGCTGACGTTGGAGCTGGTAAGACTATTGTTGCTGTTTGTGTAATGAACGCTGCTGTTGAATCTGGGTATCAAGCCTGCCTAATGGCCCCGACTACTGTACTGGCTGAGCAGCACTATCATGACCTTAAGAACTTCTTTGGAGATGAGGTTTGTCTACTTCGCTCTAATATGAAAGTCAAAGAAAGAAATGAGGCCTTGGATGGCATTGCTTCCGGCAGGTATAAGTACATATTAGGAACTAATGCCTTAATCAGTGAATCTGTTCAATTCAATAATTTAGGTTTGGTTATTGTTGATGAGCAACACCGGTTTGGAACTGAGCAAAGGGCCTTATTGACTGAAAAAGGAAACAGTCCTCATGTTGTTTCATTGTCAGCCACACCTATTCCTCGAACAACTCTGCAAACTATGTTCGGAGATAATATGAAGCTGATTGAAATTAAGGATAAGCCAGCCAATCGAAAACCTGTTTATTCTAAAATCGTTTCATCTGATGCTCAAATTCAAAAATTGATTTTGAGAGAGGCTAAAAAAGGTAGGCAAGCCTATATCGTTTGTCCTAAGATTGAAGATAAGGACGAAGACGAGACTAAGAAAGCTCGCTCGGTTAAAGATGTATTGGCCACCTATGAAAAGGCCTTTAAGGGAACTGGTGTAACTATCGGTCAGATTGATGCTAAAATGTCTAAAAAGAAAATTGAAGAGATTTTAAAGGATTTTAAAGAAAACAAAATTCAAGTTTTGATTTCTACCACAATTGTTGAAGTTGGTGTGAATGTACCTAATGCAACAGTTATGGCTTTGATGAACTCTGAGTTGTTCGGCCTAGCACAAGCTCACCAATTGAGAGGGCGCGTGGGCCGGGGAGACCATGAGGGGTACTTTGTACTTAATACCAAAGAAGATGATGAAAAAGCAAAAATCCTTACATCAACTACTGATGGATTTGTTATTGCTGAAGAAGACATGAAGCTTAGAGGGGCAGGTGATGTTTTGGGAACTGTACAATCAGGTCAAACAGACCGTGTAGGACTTATGCTTAAAAATAAAGAATTGTACGAAAAAATCGTAGAATTAGTGAAAGAAAAGATTGCCAATCCTGAAAGTGCGCCCGTACTAGAAGCAGAGTTTGGACAAAAAGAAATTACGTTAATTTAAAGGAGTTTTAGATATAATTATGGGATATGATTTTAGCAAGTTTGTAAGTAAAAAGCCTTTTACAGGCGAAGTTGAAAAAACCTTTGACCCTAGTGTTATTCAAGGGCAATTCAAAGGAATGACACAAGATGAAATTAGAGAATATAAACGTTTAGAAGAAGAAAGCCGCCGGGCAATCTCTAAAAATGATTCTCGGAATATGGGCTTTGCCAAAGCTATGGGGAAAGATGAGCGCATTTTCCAATTGCTGCACGCAATTCGTAATAAGCGCATTACTACAATTGACGAGGCCTCTGTGAAAATTGGAGTTAAAGATACAACTATTATGAAGTATCTAACAGAAAACAATGTAGACTTCGATAAGAAAACTGGGGAAATCTTTGGCATCCGTGAAGATGAAGAATAAGAAATAAAAAAAGAGCAGGTTATCAATTAATTTAACCTGTTCTTTTTTGTTGTTTGATTTTTATTTTAAGATTGAGCCTGCCCTTCCGGCCACAAAGGATTAATTTCATCAATATTAGTTACTTCATATAAAGTATTATTTAAACTAAACACTTGCTGATTTACAAATGTGTGTCCAGCTATGACAGATGCACGGTATACATATGATTCCGTATAAGCTGTTTCTTTAGTTTCTGTATTAATCAGATTATAACTTCCAGATTGCTTTGTATAGTGATATAAAACATTATCTGAAATAAACGGCTTAATAATCTCGTTATTTTCGTATTTAAGCTCTAATCTCGCATTAATTATCGAATAAATTCGTCCGCCAGAACCTGATACGAGTATTTCATCATTTAATAATCCAATAATTGATAAATTTGATTCTTTACTGAGATTTACAATAGAACCTGCGCTATATTTATATAGACCTTTATCAGTTGTGAAATAAACTGCATCTCCTTTAACAATAAATGAATTTACAGATTTATCACCACCAAAAACATTTGAAGTTAGATTGTCTAATTTTCCGTTTGCAGCATAATGATACAGGCTTGTTGATTTTCCTTGTTTTAACAAGAACAACCAGCCAGTGTCAACACCAATTAAATTACTAATTGTACCTTTAAAATCTTTAAAGTCAATTTTATTCAGACTTTCATCAAACAGAGCAATACGAGAAGTTTCTGATGTTGTATCATGGTTAGAATAAGTAAGCGCCAGCTTACCTTTACTCAATGCCACAAAGTTGTCATTAATAGCTGTTTGCCCTAACGTGTTTTCTTCAGCAAAGTGATATTCTGCCAAATTTTCTGTTTTGATTGTTCCGGTTTCATTATTTGTATTAAAACCAGATGCTCTTTGAGAAAAGATATAACACAAAACACCTAGAAACAAAAAAGTAATTCCAACAAAAAACTTAATTAACATGATGATGTGCTGAGATTCAAACTGATAATTTTCACGTCTTAATTCTTGATATGCTGAGTTCATTCTTCATCCCCCTCATATTCATCATCATAGTCATAGTCTTCATCATAATCCTCATCATCTTCGTCATATTCTTCTTCATCTTGACGCTTCTTAATCAGAATAAAGGCAATGACACCACCAATAACAAGAATGACAGCCACAATAATGAAAATCATCATGACATTCATAAATTCAATTGTCATGCCTACATTGTCTTCTTGGTCTTCGACAAGGCCATTGCTGGTCGAAAAGAAAGAAACATAATTATCAGATTCTGATGCCGTTTCCATGTATTTTACTGTTGCACCTTTGGGATAATAAACATTCAAAGAAACATTTTCTTTTCCAATCGTTTTAGAATAATCTTCGAGATTTTTAAGGCCGCCTTCTTCTTTTTTGGCTTTTTCTACTTTATCCATAAAGGGTTTAGGGATGAAATAATTTAATCGTCCAGTTAAAGTATATTTATTTTGAACTAGGAAATTGCTGCCTTTTTGCAGTTGGATGTTTAGTCCAATCCTTTTGTCCTTAACCATCTGTTTGATTTCTTTGTTAAATTCATCAGCGTTTTTATAGTCTTTTGAGATTTTGATGACATCTGATTTATATTCCGTCTTAAAACCTTTTTTCTCGTAATACTTGAATTCCTCTTCTACTTTTTCACTGATTTGGTCTTCTGAAATTCCATAATCAAAGAAAAGAGTGTTGGAAACATCAGACCTTGTGATGCTTGCTTCCATGCTAATCGCACCAGATTCAGCTATAGCTAATTCATATTTTTGAGTTCCACATCCTGCAAGGAAAAATAGGAAAACAAAAACAGGTAAAAGCTTCAATATTTTTTTCATTATATATATGCTCCTTTAGAGTTTTTCTTTATAGTTCATTATATCAAAAAAAATCATCTTTACAAATCAACATATCAAAAGAAAAGACTTCTAGAAAACCATAATTTATGATATAATTGATAAATGAAAGATATAGATTAATCAAGAAAGGATGGATATAACCATATGTCTCAAAAAGTAGAGTTTGAGTTATATTTTCATGGGCAGCCAACAAGGGTTGAAGCACCATGTTTAGTAGGTTTTGATATTATAGATAAAGAATCCAAATTATTTGGAATTATTTTTGTGAAAAAAACCATTATGGAGTTGGAGTCTTTATATATGGCCATTGGACAATCTATCTGTTTGCCTCTAAGCATCTTTGTAGATGGAGAACTCAGAGAGTCAAAACTGGTTGAATTTTATGAAGATGTCAGCCGAGTTGTTTTTATTTTCAAATCTGACAATGATGAAAAGGCTAAAAAAGAAGTTAAAGGGATTGATTTGAATAATTTTTATCCTGATGAAAAACTAAATGAAAAACTAGGATTTCAGGAAAATATCAACAGTCCATTAATTGTCCTCAATAGAAGTAATAACCTTTATTACTTGTCATTGAACAGTTTAAACGAATCATCTGGACAAAATGATTTTTGGCAAGATTTTATCCTTATCCGAGGAAATCTTGATGTTCTTGTTGAAGACAAAACAGGAGAAAAATTGTTTGATGCCTTGAGCAGCTATGCTGGATTTAGATTTAAACAACAAGAGAATATTCTTGAAAAAATCCCTGAGAAAGATTTTGAAACAATTCTTGATGTTTTGAACTCTAACTCAAATAAAACAAATACGGAGAATGAAAAGTGAAAAAGTTTTTAAGTGTTTTAAAATTTAAAAATAATAAAAAAAGTGAAAAAACGGGAGAAAACAAACGGCGTAAAAAAACAAAAAGAAAAGGTGTTCCTATTCAAGAATACTTTATCTTTTTTAAGGAAATTGATTGGATTAAACCTAATCAATTCATTACATTGTTTGTTGGTACTTTGATTTTTGGTGTTATTGCCACAGTTTCCCAACATCAATCCAGTACAGTGCTGCAAGAAGCTTTTAGAAAAGGATTGGAGTTGATTAAATGGTAAATAATGTGAAGAAAACATTATCTTTCAACAAGAACAAAGAAACCGCCCATAAAAAAGATATGGTGACGATAGGCAGCCGGCGAGACATGTTAAAAAAACTTGCCTTAACCGCCGGACTGGTATTTCTGTTTCAGGCCTTGTCCTATGTACCAACGCCTTTTATCAGCCATAGGACATTGAAATATATTGCTGACAACAATCTGTTTGGAACGGTATCTCTCTTTTCAGGTGATAGCTTCCAGAACTTGACCTTGATGGCCACAGGTATTTCATCTTATGTATCTGCCTCAATTGTAATGCAGCTCTTGATGAACTGGTTTACTGGACTTTATGATATTTCCAGAAGTCCAAATGGAAATAAAATCATTAAGAGATATACAATTATCCTTGGTGTGTCTATTTCCTTGTTCTCGTCATTGATGATTACTATGGCTCAACAAAGTGAATTGAATCTAATGAAAGGGTTCAGCCCTTATATTGCCTTTCCTTTGACTGCCTTGTGGCATATGTTAGGTACAGCTATTGCCATCTGGATTGGGGAGACCATCACAGAAAAAGCTTACGGAAATGGTATTTCTCTTCTGATTCTTACAAATGTGCTTACTCGAATTCCTAATTCTGTACAAGATATTTTCAAAAGCAAGACTTGGTTCTATTCACTTATTCTTGTATTGATTATCTTTGTAGTTGTTATTATTGTAGAAAGCTCCTACTTTAACATCCCTTTGATTTATTCAAAGACCTTGGCAAGAGGGAATAACCGATTTACTCAGGCTTCCTCAGTTTCAGTATTTCCTATCAAGGTAAACATGAGTGGGATGATGCCTATTATCTTGGCTCAATCTATCCTTTCCGCCTTATCTGCTGTTTTTGCTTCTGGTTTCTTCGCTTTTAAAGGGAATAAAATTCTAGAGGGTATTGCTGGTTGGTTTGCCCCAAGCAACATTTATTCATACTCATTAATTCTGATAATCCTAATCATTTTGATGGATAAATTGTATTCCTTGGTCATGTTTGACCCTAAAGAAATTGCTGAGAATTTACAGAAGTCTGAAGCCTGTGTTCTGAATGTTAATCCGGGATATGCTACCGTACAATACTTGAAGAATACTCGCAAAAAGCTAACAGTAGTTGCTTCACTCTATATCTTACTTGTATTGCTTGTTCCTACAATTATTTCTACACAATTTCATGTAGTTTTAGGCTCTCTAGGAGCAACCTCATTCATGTTGTTGGCTGGAGCTTCGACAGAATTAATCCTGCAAATTAGTAATGAATTTAAACTGAATAAGATGAAGTTCTAAATAATATATATGAAAATAAAAAAGACCTTAGTTTTACTAAGGCTTTTTCTTTTTTATTTTGAATTAAATCTTTTTATTTTTATGTACGCCATAAGATAGCTAACATAATCAAAACAAAGATTAGGCTGATGATAGTTAGAATGATTAACTGTGTCCTATCATTTGTTTTGTTTTTGCGGATTTTATTCCATTCTTTCCGAAGACCTTGGAAATCCAGCGTTTTGATGTAATGGAATAAATCCTTGATGATGGCCCATAGGCCAAGGATAACCTTTTTCAATTCTTCAAACAATTGAGAAGACCTCTCTTTCTTGTATTAGCTGTTTTGAACGCCGCCCCATGTACGGTTGATAGTACCAAAGAAACCTTTTCGAGTTTCATCATTGAAACCTGTAATCTTAATAGTTGCCAAATCACCAACTTGGATAGCACGATTATGAAATTCTGGGTATTTACAGATGACATCCACATAGTCATTGACGCGCAAACGGTGACGTTTAAAGTCTGCATCAGGCGACTTGTCACTCATATCCACACGGACAAAAATATTCCCATCATGGATGTTTGTCACATATCCACTAGCTTTTTCAAGACCAGCTTTATAAAGTTTAGAAAGTGTTTCAAAGTAATCAAGTCCTTGCAGCCCAACTGCTTTAAGCTCAACATCAGGCTCTTCTTCTGTTGCGTATTCGCTAACTTTAACTTCAGTTACACGCAAGTCAACTTTATTGCCGGGTTGGAAACGGTCTTGGGCATTAGATAGATAACCCATATTTAAGTCTTGTGTAGAAACCATAAACTCAACACCCATAAATTCACAAATGATATGGGAATTAATAACACTTACAACATTGGCACGAATTACATTGCCCTCTGTCACTGCTGGAGCTAGAACTGTTTCTCCACCAACAATCAGCATCTGCCGGTCAGGAACAATAAAGGCTTCATAACGCTCTCTCTTCATAGCTTTTGTGCGAGAAGCTACAGCAAAACGATTGTCAGGCAGGTAGTGTGTAACAATAACTTTAACTTTAGAGCCTAGACGAGTTGCAATCAATTGCCGGTATTCATCAATTTCTTTTTGGTTAAGTTCTGTATCTTTTAGAATCTCAGCCAATTCTCGGCTCATTTCTGGGGTTAAGAAGTTTTGGTAAGGTACAAAAATTTCAACACCACCGTGATAAAATCCTAAGCCCGGTGTTCCTTTCTTTGTACTTTGGAATTTGAGAACTCCCTCAATAATTCTTTCTTTTTTAAGAGATTGCTCAACTTCATAATGGCCAAGAATCAAGTTCATGTAATCATCACGAACTCGCAAGTCACCATTTTCTTGGTGAGTAAATACAGACTCAGCCTCTTTTTCACTCAAAGGAATAACTTCTGTGAAAAACTTAGGAATATTTACTGTTTCTGCTAAAGCTTTTGATTCTTTTGAATTGATAAACATTCTTTTCCGGAAATTATTTGCCCGATTTGTTCGGTCATAATTTGATTTCAACAGTTCGAAAACTGTCTGCTTCTTTTCAATTGGCATATTTTGTTTTTCTCCTTGGTTTGTTTTAAAATTTAATTTATTTTAATTAATTATTACGATAATAATTGTATTATATTTTTATGAAATGTCAAATTTAGGCATACATTTGTTAGTTGTAAATCTGAGGATGTAGATTGTCTAATTCTAGTGATAATTCATTCTAGATGCAAATTTTTATTGCATCTAGAATAAACCATCAAAAGCGTTTCTTGCACTTTCTTCCAAACTTTCTTCTCCCTCATCATTAGGGCTGTTAAGGTAGGATTCAACTTCTTGCTCTTCATCAAACAACCTCAACTCTTCCATTTGCTGCAACATTTCAGAAGTTTTGTCATAAGCTGCATCTTCTTTGTTGTTATCCTCTTCTTCACTAGCTCCAAAAACAAAAGGTGTAGAAATTTTTACTTTTTCTTCTTGTTCTTCTGGAATATCATCTTCTTCTAGATGTTCTATGTTGGAAGAAACATCATTCGAAACATCTTCTTTCTCTTCAACCACTGTAGAAACAGTCGCTGTTGAAGCAGAAGATTTTTTACGTCTTCTTCGTGAAGATGGTTTAGTCTTTGAATTAACTTCAACTTTAGCTTCAGCCTCTTCTTCTTGAACGTGCTCCATATCCTCATCTGTCAATGTTTCTTTTAGAAGTTCTTGGTCTTCTTGTGAAAGATTTTCATTCATATTGGCTTCTGGGTCTAACAAGTCTTGTTTGTGAGACATTAAAGCCTTAAGATATTTAGCTTCATTCTCATTACACAAACCATGTTTTAAGAGATAATCAATACCTTTTTGATTCAGAATAGGTGCTCCTGAATTTTCTCTTTCAGGCAGTAAATCCATCAATTGATTTGTTCGGCCCTCAGAAACAGGTTCAATATCATCAGACAACTCAATACCATTACCTACAGAGAAATTGGGATGAAGCAAGAGTTCTTTTTGTTCTTCCGTATATTTGCCTTGAAGATACATTCTAACAATGTCTTTCTTGCGCCAGTTAGGAACATAGTTCAGAACTGGGAAGTCTGTCATTTCTTTAGCAAGCTGATGTTTAGAATAGTCAAATTTTTGTAACCTTAAAACATTTTTACCTTTCAGCATTACCAAACAGTCATCATTATCCATCCGGCCTACTTCATCTGGTGTCATTACCATCCGTTTACCATCTGCATCAGATTCATTGTAAGTAGGCTGGTAATTAATACCTGTAGCATTTACTTTTCCAGATTTTGTATGTACGGCGATAGTTGCTTCACCAGCCTTGGCAGATACATACTTCAATGTGTCAGGGTCATTACCACCAAGGAATATCTGAATATCACAGTTACCTGCAATAGTTTGGCCCTCAGTAGGATATACTGTTTCTAACTGTTTATACTGTTGAATAATAATACTTACACTTACACCACGAGAACGGATAGTCGCAATCTTCTTCGCAAAGTCTGGTATTGCTCCAATATTAGCAAACTCATCCATGATGAGATGGACTGGCACTGGCAGAACACCATTACAGTCTGTATCAGCATAAGCAATAATTTTCAGGAAGAAGAATGAGAAGAATAGTGATACTAGGAAACGGAACGTTGCATCTTGGTCAGACATGATAACGAAGTAAGCACATTTTCTCTTGCCGGGCAGGAGAATGTCAATGCCGTCTTCATCTTTTGTCAAAATGCTGCGAACGTCTTTAGAAAGAACTTTACTCAGCCGGTTCTTCATACCTGTGATGACATTATCACGCAAGTTGGGAGAAGAGTTGTAAATACTTCCCCAGAAAGCAATAGCTGGGTTTTTATCTTCTTCTGGAAGATGTTCTTCTTTTTTCTTTAAGATATTGAAACATCCGGCCAAGGTCTTATCATCAAAGGATTCCATTTCACCAAATGGTTTAAACATAAACTGAACTACATCTGGGAATGACCGCTGATTTTCTGGATATTCAGTTGCAACATAGAGAATAGCCGCTTGGAAAAAGGCTGATTCCAAATCTTCAAACTGTCCAGCTCGGCCGTCCTTACGAGTATTGGAAATAATAATATTCGCAAATACTTGCATATCAGAGATTAACTCTCGGCCACGGAACATAATATCTTCTTCAGATGGAATAGCATCACCTAATACATCCCAAGGGTCAGATAGGTTTTTATTAACAAGGTTGAATTGCTTAACAACATAACCGTATTTTTCCAACAATGTTTTAGTTTTAGCATACAATTCACCTTTTGGGTCAGTAAGGATTAAAGATTCCCCTCGGCGGATAGCCTGTAAAATACGAGGGATAGCCCAAGAACGAGATTTACGAGCACCGGATGAACCCATAATCAAAACGTGAGGGCCACCGATTACATACATACGTTTATCTCCCTCATATTGAGGTTTATCAACATAAGAAACAGTATCATCACTTTCTCTGTCCCAACCAAGGATAGCTCCGTGTTGTTCTTCTACAGGATTAAACTCTAAAAACTCACGCGCCTCTTCAATGCCTAACATACGAGCAGTACCATAAGTACCATTAACAGAATACTTAAATCCACGCTCATCTTCATTTATGTCACCTGCAAACTGCCTCAGTACAAACCAAGCCACACCACCAAAAAGTAAAATCAAGAAGAAACTAATTGGTAAGAAATCCGTAAATCCCATAAAGAGATTATAAGGAATATTGAATGGATTAAATCCACCAGTTGCGTGCCCCCATTGATTGACTTCTCCACCTCTAATTATTAGGCCAATACTTCCGCCTAATAGAAAAATAGATAGAAAGGCTAAAGCAGCATAAACGAAGAATAGAGTTCGATTATCTTCCCATAAATCCCAACATTTTTCTAAGAATTTATCAATCATCAAATTAAACTCTGCCTTTCTTCAAATTCAAAATTTTCATTATTTTATTTTCATCAACAACCTTAACTTGATAATTGATTTTCTTGTTGTTTTTGAAAATGGAATCTATATACTTCTTCTGAGATGGTGTCGCAAAAAATACATAAGTTAGATGTGGTCTCATATAGGCCATTTGGTGTGCCATCTTAATTTTTTGTAGCTCTCCATCTAAGGAAAAAATACCTGCATATTTCTTGCCATCTTTTTCAGCATACAAATCCGCATATACACCGCCCGGAATTTTTGTTGCATCAGGCATGTGTTTGAACATTGGATGTCCTTGACCATATACTTGAATTAGTCTTTTGTTTAAATCTTCATTCATAGCCAGAGCCATACTGATGTGAGATGTCTTCAATTCTTGCATAGGTAAAAAGAAAATCCGTTGATAAGTCTCACTTAAAGACATAAACTCAAAATCAAGTTCTGCCAAGTTTCCTCTTTTGGTTTTTCGATTACTTTTAGAATTTGTAATCTTTTTAGCTGCTTCAAAATCAACTCCAAAGAAGATAGCATCTGTAATTCCTTGGCCTGTAGCTGGATTAAGAGATTCAATACCAAACCACTGGTAAAACAAACGCTTCATCACTACCTGCGCTTTTTGTTCGCCCTGAGTTTTCCAAAGAATAAGACCTTTATAAGTGTGAAACACTGGAATAACACCTCTTTTAGAAACAATTGCTCCATGTAGACGAGTAAAATCAATTTTAAGATGTTCTCGGCTAAAGGCCTGTTTAATTTCACGAGATGTATAAAACAGATATTCATTATCAGCAAGAGTGTAAGGCCTGATTTCTTCACTTCTAATATCGGGTTTTTCTGAGAACAAGAATTTAATTTTTACATGTGCCTGATAAATCCATTGCATAATTTCACTAAGGCGCATCATTCTAAGAATGGTTCGTGGCTCAGTTCTGTGGATTTCATTATCAGAGGCAAACATATAAAAATCATAGAAGTCTGGATAAAGTTCTTTTAAGGCCGTCGTTCCTCGCTGCAATAAGACCAAACGATTAAATTGAGTTTTCTTGGTCTTTCTTGCCTTACCATCTTCTATTGTTCGCTCAGAAATGTAAGGTGTAACAAAATCTTTATGAGTTCTATCAGAAGTGTCATCTCCTGCCTTGTATTTTTTGTATTCCGGGTCATACTGTTTCTTTGCTCGGCCTCTTTTTAAAGCTGTTACTACTCCGCCTATCTGTCGGCGAGCTGTAGGAACATCTTTGTAATGGTCTTGCAAGTATCTTAATGATTCAACTGGGTACTCACCAGACATTGCCAAGGCAAGTAATATTCTTTCAGCATAGGTATCTTTTCTGAATTGACAATTAATCAATTCCTTCCTGTAGCTTTTTTTCTGTTTTGGCTTACTTGGTTTTTGCCGTTTTTCTTTTGTGACTGTCATAAAAGTTACAGGCACTCCTTTCTGTTTAATTTAACTTAATTTAGAAGCATAAAAAGATATAAAATCCTCTTTAGGAACTAGATAAACATTTGTTTGGTCTTTTTCACCTCTTTTAGAGATATAGCAGTGACTTAGGTAAGCCGGACTATCATCAGGCAGCAAGAATAAAGCTATAGAATCCATCACTACATTTAATTCAATGTTATCATGGTCTCGCATTTTTCTTTCTTCGCTAGAATAAATATGTTCAAAGATAGCAAAAAATTCTCCATCAAGAGGATTCAAAGCATTTTTACTAATAAAATCTCTAAGAGTTGATTGAACAGAAGCTCTAATCCATTTAGCACTTTGTTTAGATGCCTCTTTTTTAGGCAATAATGCAGGGATTATAGCAGAAAAAACATTTGTTTCTTTGTCATAGTGGTATTCTATTCCAAGGGCTTTTTTGATATTGTCTTCTACTAATCTACGGATTTTTTCATTGTTGTCATAGTATGTTGGGAGCAGTCTTGCAGCACTGCTTAACTTTTCTGCTTCATACTGGATGGCAAGATTAATTTCATTAGCTTTAGAATGAGACACAAGGGAAATGTCTTTCGACATTAACCCTTTTAATTTTTCAATCTCTTGCTCAATAAATTCCTTTGTAACAAGATAATCCGTCATAAGCATTAACCCTCTGATGCACGAATTTCTAGAATTTGTTTGATTTTCGCAACAATTTCTTGTTGAGGAATTTGAGTGTATTCAAAGTCCTTGCCTAGAACCTTTTGGAAAAATGTCAAAGGAATTTCCTTGTATTCATACTTGGTTTTGTTGTAGAAATCAATATAGAAATAAGCAGCGGCTAGAACGGAATCCACAATGATGAAATTGTCATGCTTTTCATCTGGGGCTGTTCTATCTAACATCTCTTTGGTTTCTAAGAAATGTTCATGAACTTTTTTAGCATCATTTTCCTGCATCTGCTTGTAATAGAGTTTTGCAGCATACTTGTGGAAATCTCCCTCTTTGTATTCTCCGATATAAAGGACATCCATGATACGAGAAGTGCTGATTTTAGAAACTTCTGAGTCTTCTTTTTCAACAATCTGGTATTCAAAACCGCCATCTTCTGACTTAACCTTTTTAGCATAGGCTGTCGTTGTATCAGGAATGACCACATAACAGAAATCAAAAAAGTTTAGGCCATAGCGATACAATCCTGACAAATCAAGTTGCCGAGCGCCTTGTTTGTCTTTGACATGTTTAGCAATCTGAAGAATAAATGATAGAGCTTCTTCAACCGCTGTAGATGGCTCACGCCATTCTGAAATTTCCAATTTCTTGCCATACTCTTCTGCTTCATAAGCATTAAACAAGTATTTACCAACTTGAACGAGTCCGGCATTTCGACAGAAAGCTCTTAGAATTGATTCTTTTTGAGTGTATTTCCCAGAAGAGAAGACTTCATCTTCATTTTGTAGAAATTCAACTTGTTTTAGGGAAATAAAGCCATTATTTCTAATAATTGCTACGGCCTCACGTTGCCATTTTGGCATGATATACATATTTGTCATATTTTTAAATTCTCCTTTTTAATATAACTTCAATTTTTCAATTTATTCAGGAACAATGTCTTCAATGACCTTGTTTTGATTTTCAATTTTTCTTCGTTTTTCATCAACTTGACGCTTCAGTTGTGCACCGTCTGTTGTGATAAGACGAATTTCTTTTTTAGATGCTTTTACAAGCACTTGAATTTTTGTATTATTTGAATACAAGAACGCTTCGCCTCGGTCAAACTTTTCAATTTTCATAGCTTCAAGAGGTGTCAGGCGGACAATATCTCGAATAGCATCTACTTCATCTGCTTCCAAGTTCAGGATAATCTTGGTCTTAGAGTTGTTGATAATACCACGGCCGTACTTACCATCTTCCAGAGCATAGAAGTCTGAAAGGTCTTGGGTTGCTGCAATAGCTGAACCATAGTAACCACGGATAATCTTAAAGATTTCTAGTACAAAATTTGCTGCAAGCGGATTTGAGTTAATCAATTTCCAAGTTTCATCAATGAAGATGGCCTTCCGGCGTGTCCGGTCTTGTTTAACGATTTCCCAACAATAATCCAGACAGATAAACATACCTACAGGAAGAGCTTTGTCAGCAAGCTTGGAAATATCTAAAACAGTATATTTATTCTTTAAGTCTACATTGGTTTGACCATTAAACATTTTATTTGCTCCATGAACATATGGAACTAAGACATTTCGCAAACGCTTAGTGTTTTGACCTTTTTGTTCTAGATTTCCCAGTTCATTATAAACATCTTCTAGAATAGGCATCTCTTTCATGCCGGCCATACGATTTCTTGGGTCTTTAAACAATGTACTATTGTCATTACCAATTCCTTTTTTCTGATAGGCCTGATAAACGGCTGTATCTAGGAAAGATTTTTCTTCTTCAGTATTTTCTTCAATCAGTAGTGAGAAGAAAATCTTCAATTGTTCCATCTTCCTAGCAAGAAGAGATTCTGAGAAACCATAATCATCTACCTCTCCACCATTTTCAAAAGCATCTAGAATAGCATCATCTGAAATACCGGGGTCACGGATTTCCAAAGGATTGATTTTATGTGAAGATGATGGAGAAAGTTGAATGAATGTTCCACCAATTGCATCACAAGACCGTTTAAATTCATGCCCTTTCAGCGGAGCAAGAACAAAACAGTGAACTCCAAGAATTCTCATTCGTAACATTAAGAGCATTGCTGTAAATGTTTTACCTGCACCAGAAGTTCCAATAATAACCATGTTAGCATTTTTGTACCGTTTGGTATTAAATAAGTCCAGTACACACATTGAAGCATTTTCAGCATTGAGACCCAGAAGCACTCCATTATCATCACCCAACTCAAAGGCATAAAAGAGATAACTCAAAGCAGCAAGGCCAATACTTGAAATATTTTGTTTCCCCATTTCAAAGATAGCAGGGTCAATTTGATTTAAGAATTGAGAAGCTTCAAAGAAAGCTGGCATATCAAAGTTTGCCTGAACTGTATGAATTTGACTTGTTTGAAGCTCATTCTTAATCAACCGAATCTTTTTCTTCAAGTCTTTTTTAGTTAAGGCTGAGATAGTCATCAAGGTAAACATTTCATAGTATTGGAAGCCCTCTTGCAGTTCTGTTAAAAGCATATTGGCATCCACAATTTGTTCACTTTGCTCTCTTTGTTTAGAGATTTTCTTTTGACTATTCATCTTGATAGCCCCATACATAGGAATACGGCCTGAGATTGATTCAATCCGGCTTTTTCTGTTTCCTTTTTGGGCAAAAATATCAATATCAACACCCTCACCAAATTGAGAAATTAAATGATAAGCCCATCCTGCTCGAATGTTTTTGGGGTAGCCATCTGATTTAATAAACAGATAACCATAATACATGCCATCTCGTAAGACACAATTAGGGTCATCATAGTTTAAGTTCTTAGGCGCAACGAGAGCATCAATTGGAATTTTAGGCATTTGATGAAGTTTTGTTGTTTTTCTATCAATACCCAATTCTTCACATAGTTTCACTAAAGCAATCTTGGTTCGGTATGACAAAGGCTCATTCATTGAGGTGCGAGGGTTATACCACTCATAAAGAGTTTCTAGAAGATATTGCTCTTCATCCCAAATATCTTCTTCATCATCACCTGTGTTGACCATGTTCGTTACTGGATTTTCACATTTTTGGAATTTTCCTGCAATATTCTGAGCCAACATATATAAATTTGAAAGGCGCTCTGTGAATTTCTGGTCTTCTTGATTTAGTCCTGATGAACTATATTCAATAATGACAAAGAAACGACGAGTAAGCGCTCCTTGTTCACTCATGCTCTTAATAAAAGTTGCATATTCACTAGCAAGTTTTCTTGTTGCTGGATTATCTTCTGCATTAATCCGTTCCCGAAGAATATCCATATACCGTTCAGAATTGGCCACGCGCGTGGTTGCCTTGATTTGAACATTTGAAACTGATGGATGGCTAAAGATTTCTTCATACATAGTGATGATGTTGGCCTTAGCTTCTTCTGGTTTTAGAATGAAGTTTGTTGGCTCAATTTCTAGAATTTTTAAGAAACGGTCATCTTTGGTAATAATGATGCCATCCTGAATATCTAGAATATTGATTTCGTCTTGGATGTCATCATAGTTATCAATGTCCTTTAACTCTTGGATAGCTTCTTGGTCAATAATGGTTTGTTCTACTCTACGAAGGCGTTCATGAGGTTTCTTCATGACACGTTCTCGTTTAGTGCTTGATTTAGAAGATTGTGTTCGTCTAGGTTTTTGACTTTTATTTTGAGGCACAACTTCCAATTCATTTTCAACCTGAATTTCTAGATGTTCTTTTGGTTTATCAATTTGTTTTGCTTGTGGGATTCCCACACTTGTTCGTCTACGTCTTGACAATTAGTCTTCTCCTTTCTTTTCCTTAATAGATTGAATTAATCATCATAGTCATCATCCTCTTCCTCGTCTTCATCATCTTCATCATCTTCATCACGATAGCTAGAAATTCTTTTGAGTGCATATCTTTTTTCTATTACTCGGAAATCATTAATAGACATGATAAAAATAGTAAAAGGTTTGGCAAAAGCAAAATATACAGTCATGTTAAGGATTAACCATGTTAGGATAAACCAAATTTGAAAGAATATTGCCCTGCCGGGAAAAGCTGATTTTCCAAATAGGAAATTAAAAAGTAAGTAAAATATTACTGCTCCAATAATGGTTTCAGCAAGAACTCGAATAGGAAATCCTACACCAACATTTACTTTTTCATAGTTTTTAGGGATGTGATAGATAATCCCTTCCTCTTTTTGTTGTTGCATTAAATGCCACTGCTCCTTTCGTTTAGATAAAATCTGTTAATAGACAGAAAAATACAATTTACAACTAAAATTATAATGGATTTTTAGAAAAAATCAAATTTAACGTGAAAAGTGACATACATTTTTATCTACAGTTTGTCAACTTAGCTCTAAGTAAATAAAACAAAAGAACCAAAAGAATTAAAGTCTTTTGATTCCTTGTTTTGTGTCGAATTAGTTTTTACCGCCATAAAGGTTGAGAATTTCTTGTGCAGATGCAATCCGTTTAGCATCTGTACCAAAACCACCACGCTCAACATTGGCACGGAAATATGTCGTTAATTCTGCCACATTTGTACCTTTCTTGAAGCCATCAAGACCACCGATTCCAGAGAATGAACTTGCTTCTGATGTTTGCATTTCATTCATAAGGAATTCAAGTTGGAACGCAAGGTCTTTCCAGTCCACACCTTTTTCTTTTGCTGCATTTAGGAGATTTACCCGACGGCCACCATCCCACTGGATAAGACCAAAGGCATATCCGTTAATAGATGGATTGTAAGCCCATCCTGCATTGAAGTCAAGGTCTGACTGAATACGACCAGATTGTATGCCAGATTCTTCCATCATGTTCCCCATAAATGCTGCGGCTGCTGGGTCTGAGAAACCTTGTGCTTTAAGGAATTTCCAAACCTTTTCATGGTCTGTGGAACCTTCTAGTGTGCCGGCTGCTCCACCTTGGACTTTTGCTTCAGTCAGAGATTGAGCATATTTCTTAGCACGAATAATAGATTGGTTGATAATCCGAATCATGAAATCTGATTGGTTTTTATCAACTGGGTCAAATTCAAAGATAGGGCCTTTGAGATTTGGACTGTTATATGCTTCAAAAATTTCTTTGTTTTCACGATAGTAAGATTTATGAACTTTATTGATGTCTCCACCACCTTTAGCAGCATCTTGAAGACCTTTTACATCCATATCAACCTTGAGGTCATTTGAAAAACGTTTTTGAATCAACACAACAGATGCTAAATAGACTGTTGTTTTAACATCTAGTTTTGCTCCCTCAATCTTCTCAACATCTTTCAGGATGTCTTTAGCCTCTTTTTCAAGTTGTGCTTTTTGGGCTTTCTTACCAAGATTAGTAATCAGGACTTTAAGAATACCTCTAGCATCACCAAGAGAAATTTTTCCTGTTGAAAACTCTCCAGTTTCTCCAGCGGAAATGATAGCATCTTTAAATTTATTACTTTCTGAAGCAGCTTTTTTGAATTGCTCTTCATTCTTTTCTTTCATAATCTTGAAGATGCTTCCAAGTTCACTATCTGTCCATTGACCAATTCCATAACGGTAAGACTTGTCACCAAATTCACTGAGAATGTCATATTTTTGGTCAATAGCTGTAGCAAAAGCATTAGCAATGTGTTGTTCTTTGGTTTCTTGCTTAACTTTAATGCCACCTTTGCCATTATTCACTTTGGCAGAAACACCACCGCCAGAGAAGTTAGCATTACCAATACCAGAGAAGAAATGGATTTGTCCGGGTGAAGCACCATCAATCAATGTGTACCATACCCGACGGCTAGGTGCTGCTAGTTCATTAGGGCCGTTGAAGTTTGCTGCAAGCCATGAACCATCTTCATAAACGGCAACACAGACCCCTGTATGCCCATAACCAGTCAATGCTCCTGCATAACCATTTGTAGCTGAGAAGCCATAACCTACTGTTGGTTTGTCTGTAATAGTTGCTCCGCCAGCTTGATAAGACTGGTAAACATCTACCCCATTACCCATAGTAGGCTGAGATTGTCCATAGAGTTGGCTCATGTAAGCCCATGTAAACTCTGTACACTGTCCAGCTAGGCCGCCTGCAAACGGACTTGAACCCCAGTTAGGTGGTTGAAAGGCCGGCAAGCTCATAGAGTCACGATATTGTTGAGGAAGATTATCGTCTGTCCAGTAACCTGTAACACCAGAACCTTTACCATTGGCATCTACTGATGAACCACCAGCTCCGCCACCTTGGCTTAGGCCGAGTGAAACAAATCCTGCAACTTGTGAATCTCCAACATTGAAATCTCGTTTTCCTACAACACCAAGCCACTCATTATTGTTGTTTCGAGCACCACTGCCATCAACGTTACCACCAATACTTGTAACAGAAATCGTGCCATCTTCTTTTTTCTCAACTTTTGAAATCAATTCAACTTTTGATGGAGCACCGCCACCCTCTTTAATAAATACCATATCACCAACTTTAGGTTCATAGGATTTATCATTAGGCTTGATGTCATTAGAATGATGATTCCACATTTCCGATACAGAGGTTGTATCTTTTGTTTTATCTTTAGCATTTGCTTGGTTTAACATGTATTGAACAAAAGCGGCTGACCAAGCATTTTTATCAGTCGTAACGAGATTTGTGTCAAGGTTTTTGTATTCCTTGTATTTCTTACCGCCAGCATTTCCAATTTCAGCTTCCAATAAAGCTCCCATGTTAATACCAGCATTACCTGCCTCGCCTGCTAGTTGTTCATTTGTAATAAGGTGTTTACGGATGTTTTCAGTCCATTCCAGAATCTTATCTTCAATGGTTTTCACGCGGTCAACTTCTTCAGTTGAACCATCATCTTTTACCTTAGTTACTTTGATTTGTTCTGTATTCATTGAGCGACGATATTCTTGCTTGTAGCCAAACCAAGGGATGAAGCCAAGAACTTTGTTTCCGTCACTTTCTGCTCCAGTCGGAGACATACTTTGTGTACCAAAGTTAGGAACAGGAACAATGAGTTTTTCTTTCTCATGGCCTTTAGGCAATAATTTCTTATAGAACTCAGGCAATGTACCTTGAGAGTACACGCGCATCCCTTTAATTTCTTTATCAGATGTGGTTTTAGGGAACAAGAAGAATTGACGATAGCCATATTCATCTTTTTCGCCCTCAATCCATCCCTCTCCAAGACCTTGTTCATCATAATAAGTTGCATTAGAGTCAGCATACACATAACTCAAAACTTCTGAATAATAAGGTAAAGACATGAGCATCCGCCACACATTGGCTTGAACTAGGCCACCATTATACTCAATGTTGTTAATTGCAGAGACTGGGCCTTCAAATACATCTGAATAGCTTCCTGCTGCCTTGATTTCATCTGCCAGATAATCATTATCAACAATGAAGTCAAAGTAAGAACCATCTTTCAGACTTGTTTGAGAGATAGGGTCAATATCCTTATCATTTCTGTGAGTGACAATAATAGCTTTGATAACATTTTCACCAACAGTGAATTGCAAGGTATTACCAACATCACCAAAAGATTTTGGAGCACTGATTAGATAATAACCATCAACTTGAAGCAATCCATTACCAACTTGAACAGCGTTTTTCTTAACAGCATCCGCAGTCTTGCCTTTCAGTTTCTTCTTGGAAATGTAAGGTTTGAATTGCCCCATTTCAGTATTAGCCAAATTAAAGGAAGTTCCTTGTGCTCGGCCAATCTGATTATCTGCTTTTTCAGCTTTACGCTTTCCAACACCAGACATTTCTTTCAAGAATTTATCAAGTGCTTGTTTTTTGGCTTCTTTTTCTGTTTTCTTTCCTTTTTTCTCAACATCTCCAGTATCAAACCAATCTGAATTAGGGTCAACACCCATACCCTCTAGACGGTGCTTATAATATTCAGATTTCGCAAAGAATTGCTGCTCTGCTTTGACTGTACTGTAATCACCCAGTTCAGTTCTAAGATAGTAATTCTTGAATGGATATTTAACCGGAATTGGCTTTTTACCATCTGCTTTATATTTAACGGTTCTTTCAACAACTGGCGCACTAATTTTTTTACCATCCTTACGGCCTTTTATAGGAGTGCTAGTCAAAACAACATTGGCTTTAGCTCCATCTGGCACTTGTGTTGCATCTTTCGCTAATATGTAAGCATATTCTGAATTGCTATCACTAGCTGTATTATAGGTGTCATAATCAACAGAATCTAACTTGCTATAATCAATTACTCTATCAGGTGATAGGTAGTAATGGTCATAGCCTGTTAATTCATTTTTGTTGTCTACATAATAGTAATATTCCTTATGTTCAATTTTAGGAACATTAATTTCCCCCTCAATATATGTTGGAACAATTCGATAATCATCAAAGGCTTCAAGTGATTTGCTTTCAATTTCACCAGTTTTCTTAACTAATTCCCCAATTGTTCTATCTAATTCTGCATAATATCCTCTATCAGGAACTGTATCAGACTTAGATGTTGCATAAGCTGCTGTGATACGAGAAACTTGTTGTTCTGTTGTTCCATCTGCGTCTACACCACCTTCAGATTCATCATAGGATTTAGCAACATCAAATCCGTCAAGTGTAGGGTCAATGTTTGACTTCTCTGGGTTAATATCTAACATAGAGTAATCAATTGCTCCCATAACAGAACCGCTGTTTGCACTTTTCTTTCTCTTTTGTAATTCATATCCGCCAAAAGAAAAGAAATTGTTAATACTATCCATAGCATTATTAATCGCTGAATCTGATTTCAAACTAGCATAAATTTTTGATTCTTTCCCTTGGTTCTTTTGAACTGCTTCACCATACTTATCATAATTTTTAATCTGCTCTTGAATAGCCTGATTAACTTTTTCTTCTGAGTTTGATTTAGCATTGTTCAAAATATTTACCATTGAGACCGTAATAACATCATATTCATCCTGAATAGTATATTCGTGATTAGGGTCTTTAATGTCTTTTTTAACCAAGTTTCCTGAATTCGCATAAAGAACAGTATATTCTTTCGTGTCTTTGCCGGGATTTGAAATACCATCATTTTCAATCGTATCTTGTTCGTCCGGTTTAGAGTTTTTCCCGTTTTCTAAAGTCTGAGCATTGATAGGCACTGCCTTACCACCGTCATATTCTTCATCTTTTGATAGAGTAAGAACTTGTCCGGGTTGAACTGTTGTGACTTTTTTAGTCATAGCTGCATCTTCATAAAGATAAATGCTATCACCCATATATCCGTCACCCTTGATGTCATCTGAATTTTCATCAACAATAGGTTTTCTTTCCTTATTGTTTTTAGAATCTTCTTCTTGTTCTTTATCTAATTTATCATTTTCATCATAAATAGGCTGTTGCTTTTTAGCATTTTTAGAAGCAACATAGGTTGTTACATCAACTTCCAGTGTTTCTTCAATTAAGTTCTTTGTTTTTTCATCCTGAGTTTGATAAATCATGGACTGCATGGCTACTGGCCCGTTTTGTTTAGAACTTGTATTACTTAACAAATTAGGGAACAGTACAAAAAGAACTGCAATAATTGGAAGAATGATAATACCTATGATGACAATTGGCAAAATAAAAATGAAGAAAAAAATAGACAAAAGTTTATGAGGATTTTCAACACTTTCTTTAAGAAGCGAAGCTGCTTCAATAGCTACAGTTGCTACACCGGCTGTTGCAGAACCTGCCGCTGCACTAGCTGCTGTTTTTACACCTTGTTTTGCAACTTCTTTCCCCACTTGTTTAGCAGCCTCTTTAGCAACTTGCTTTCCAGCTTGTTTCCCTGCCTCTTCTACCCCTTTTTCTGAGGCTTTCTTTCCTGTATTTTTTGCCAGATTTTCTTTTGCTTTTTTGGCAGGATTTACAGCGCTGGAGTTTGCCTTATCTGCTGCATTACCTGCTTTGTTTTTTCTATAATTATCAATCTTTTTGGCAATATCTTTACCTTGTTTGACTCCACGTTTGGCTTGTTCTATATTCTGCCGGGATTCATCTGCCATAGATTGTTCTGTATTTCTACTTGTCATCTTATCTCCTTGTCTGTCATATATCATTATTTTATTTATATAGAATAAAATTTCTCACTATCAATTATATAGTTTTTTTAATAAAAAGCAATATTCAAGAACCATTCTAATAGAATAAATAAAAAGAGACTAGATTAAAATTATCTAGTCTTCTTTTCATTAAGTTAAGTTTTATTAATCTTCTTTCATAAAGCGATTAATAGAGGTACGAGTGATTGGCTGTTTCCGAATATCTTTATAACGTGTACCACGGTCATAAGATTCAGAAAGAGATGATGCAACTTTCTTACGGAAGCGGTCAAATTGAGAAATAGACCTATCAAAGTCACCCTCTAGATTGTAAGCACTAGACAGGTTGTAGTTAAATTGTCTCCGCTCTTCTGCCGGAATTTGTAGACCGAGATTTTCAATAGCTCTATGAATTCTGTTGTAAGCTTCTCTATCTCCTACAGATTTAAGAGCTTCATCATAGGCGCTACCTTTACCACCACGGCCAACAAAGTCACTAGAGAACACTAAGGCTTCATTGTTCTTCATCCACTCAATTGTCTTAACATCTCCATCAAGACTTAATTGTGAATAAAGTTTTTCTTGCGCAAAAGCAATGTCACGCATTTGTTTGTTTTGAGCAGGTTTAGAATTAACAACATAGTAATCACTACCTGCAATAGAAACGCTTGAACTTGCATTATCTGGTTTAGAATAACTTGATTTAGGGAAGAACAAGAACTCTGATTGGTTGTGTTCGCGAACACCAAGGACACCAGTATCAGGATTGATGTGCATAGCTTTAATGTTTTGAGTATTTCCGTTTGTAAACATACCATGACTACTCATTCCATCAAGGATGAATTGTTTGTCAGCTTCACGGGCGATTGTTACTGCACGTTTATCCATAGTATCTTCACGTTGGAAAGTTTGAAGTTTACTCAAACCACCAAGAGGTGACAAGTTTTCAGCATAAGAGTTCATATAGCGCTCATTTCGGCTATGGATTGAACCCATTGCTTCATTTGAGTAATATGAGTCTCTGTCTGTTGGTCTATTACCAACTACTGAGTGGGCCGCCATGACTTGTCCGTTTTCAAAGCTTGTAACAAGTCCTGAGCTTGTTTTTTGAGCTGAACGAATTTTTGAAACATCAAATCGGCCACGCTCATCTGTTTGAAGACCACTTGCAATACTGTAGGTTGGCGTATAGAAACGGCCGCCTTTTTCAGAAGCATCCAAACGAGAAAGTTGAGTTTCACCTTTTGCTCCAAGAGTTTTAACATATTGACCTTTAGAACTTTCAACACCATCTCTTGTAAAGCGCATCAATTCATTGTTGTCACTAATACCTGATGGAGAAAGTTGAGCAATACTACCATTACCAATACGGACACCAGCTTCTTTACTGATTGTTGAAGTAGTTGTCTCTGCTACTGGATTCCAAGTTTTTTGAACTCGGCTTTGGAAGTCTTGGTCTCCACCTTGGACAAAAGCATTTGCTGTGTTATAAGATGTAATCTTACCTGAAGCATCACGATTAACGGCTGATTCATGAGGTGTAACAAAGGTTTCTTTACCATTTGCTCCAACAACTCCCACTTGGCCTTTTTCATTTGTATGAAGTGTTCCACCTGAAAGTTTTTGGAAGTGACCTGATTCATCTTTAATAAGTGAATGAACATTTTGGGCATTACCTGCTGTCATAGCGCGTGCATTGCTAAATTCTTCTTTAGACATGGAAACAAAGTTACCATTTTTGTCAATAAATCCATTTGCCTGAGCTGTAACAGTATGTTCTTTTTCTTCTGTGAATGATTGATAGTAACCATCATCATCTTCTTTGAGCATCATTGGAACAGTACCATCTTTAGATGTAAATGTATCACCTGCTGCAACAAAACCACCATTAACCATTTCACCAAATTGAGTGTTTTTATCAACTTCGTGACGATTACCATTTGAATCTGTTACCACAAATGAGCCATCACCGGCCTTACCTTCCAAGATGTCTTGACCAGTAATGTTTTCAGCGACACCACCAGATTTAGTTTCAATATCCACATTACTTTCACCACCAAAGGCGTTGATAATATCTTGTGAACTTTCAGAACCATCTTGAATACGGCTATTTGATAGGAATTGGTCAGCTCCATCACCTTGAACTTCACCTTGATAGGTTGTTCCATCTTGTGCTGTAAATACATATTTACCTTGTTCTGGAACTTCACCATCTTGCAATTCTTTGGCTTTCAGTAGGAATTCAGAACCATCTTCATTTTTACCCGACAACCAAACAGAACCATCTTTACCATTAACTCCGCCATTGGTTGCTTCAAAATCCATATTTTCCATTCCTAAATGCTTCTTCATTGGGTCAGCAATGTTAGAAATAGATTTTTGTTTTCGTTTGGCAAGACCAATCGCTTCTGTGCTAACGCCTTTGTGATTGAAGTTTTCACCTTTTTTCTTGGCTTTGTCAAGTTGTTTGCCTTGATATTTAGCTGCAAATGTAGACCGTCTACCCGTTGTGTCAGCAGCTAAGTTTCCGTTTTTACGGCCAAAGACACCATTTTCAAGTTCATTAGCAATTGCTTTTGTAAATGTTTGACGTTCTCCATTTAAACCACGGGGCATCATCCATTCACCAAGCTTGTTGGCCATATATCCACCAGAGATAATATCTCCTGCCATACCACCGGCCTGAGCTGTAGTCAATCCAAGTGTAGACATGTGAGCATCAATACGAGTACCAACACGAAGCCATGCCATCAACAAGAACACAAATACTAGAGGATTTCTAATCAAGTCATATCGTGTCATAGCTGAGTAAAATACTCCAAGGAACAATGTACTCATTACAATGATAATCAATTGAGAGAATAACATTTGAAACCATGACCAGAAATATTTAACAGTATTGTTTGAAATCAAACATGCAAACATGATTGGTGCAAACAAACAGATGACTCCGAGCAAAACATATCTTTCAAAGAATTCAAGAATGTATTTAACCCATGATGTCAAAAGTGAAAACAATAGGAACAAGAGGAAGAACCCTAAGATGATACCACCTGTTGCACCAACACTAGCAACTAGACTTCCGGCAACTTCACCTCCAGCAGCGGTCAGTCCGGCAATCATATTTGTTGCTCCGTCAGCATTAGCATCACCTTGCAAATTTGTTTCTTTCACTTCTCCTAGTGTTTTAAGAGAGTCATACGAGAAAATGTTATAGAAAATAGCTGCAACTGAAACCATCAAGTCTACAAGTGTGTAAGAAAATGGAATAACAGTACCTAAAACCAACATTTTCAATGTCATCACAAATGGATTATCCATCATTCTATCACCACTTGCTGTAATGATACGGATTAGATTTACTAGATATAAAACAAACATCAAAAGTAACCCAATTGTAATAATTATTTTTAAAAATGGAACATCCGCTGATTGCGTAGCTCCTTGTGTTCCGGCAGGGATGAACAAATTGAAGAAGTTCCCCAACATACCTTTAGGCATGAATGTTTGACCAGCCTCACCAGAACCAGCTTCTTTAAGAGTCAAAGCTCCAATAATAAAGCCTCCAATTAATTTGAAGAAGAAACCAACTGTAGACATTAAAATATCTAACAGAAAGTTGAATATCGTTGCCATATTCTCTTTCCTTTCTTTTCTTATTTATTTTATTTTCGTCCTCAATTATATCTTATTTTTCAAAAAACACAAATAATCAAGAGAAGAAAAAACAAGCCTGAAAAATTTCAAGCTTGTCATATATTTTTAAAACCAAGAATAATCAATAATTAAATAATCAAATAATCAATCTTAATCTTAGTTAGTGCTCCAAGGTTTAGAACTTGGATTACCACCACTATCACTAAGTGATACGGCAGATTGGAAGAAGAGAGGTGCAGAGTAGAGAGCAATGATACAGATAAAGACTGTCTTAATCTTACCCATGTGAATAGCAATCTTACGTTCGTCACTAGTAGTGATGATGCAGATTACATGATACATGAACATGATTACCGCCGCAACTGAACCGAACTTCATCAGGATTTCAACAATGGCTGTACCACCAGAGTCAATTTTGTTATTAATGGTGCTCTTACCTTGACCAAGGGCTGCAATTGGTGATGCAACCAACATTGGAGTGGACATAGCAACCGCAGCTAGTGCAACACGCGCAAAAGCTTTATCTCCAAGTGAAGCATCTTCACTGTGGATTGTAGCAACAGCTTCATCTGCAACTTCTTGTTTCGCTACAGCAAACTGTGCATATTTTTCAAGTGCCTTTTCCTTAATTTTAGGCACGATACTCACGATTTTTGATGTCATGAACCTTTTTCCTCCGACGAAATTAATTTTATTTGTTTTTGATGTACCTAAACCTTTGCTTTTATCTTTAAGGAATACATCTCAAAAAGTATTATAATGCAAAAAAAATATTTTTCAAGTTTTTGGACAAAATAAAAACCAAGAAATTTTACTTGGCTTTTATTCTTCTAAATTTTTTTGATAGAAATCCCTTGGAATATTCCTCTGTTACCTTATATCCATTCTTAGTTTTTCTAGTTAAAATAAGTTTATAAGGAATGTCTGAATTTAAAATTTTATTTATCATGATTTTTTTCTTTAGAATAAAATCACTTGTCTGAAGACCTTTTACATCTTCTATTATTTCAAATCCATCACATGAATAACAAAAGTCAGGAATATAAGTAATTGCCGGATAATCTTGAATGACATAAACATCATTCTTATCATGAAACCTTAAATTAGAAATCAATCCATCTTTTTCTAGCAATAAAAGTTCTTCATGCCGAAAGACCTCTGATTTGCTGTCATAGACAACACCATTGATTTTAAGCTTAGAATTTTTATATTTAGAAAATTTCTCACCCTGCTCATTAGAGACTTTCCAAACTAATTTGTTTTGTTTGGCAAACTTCTTTGAATCTTTAATTAATTCTTCAAAAGCATGGAAATCTTCAAAAGAATTAAAATCTTTTTGAATGGGCAGGATAACTTCTTCATTTGTAACAATTACTTTATCTTCTGGGAGAATAATCGGTTTTTTTACTGCCATATTAAACATCTCCCCTAAAACAAGAAGTCTTCAAGAGCAGACATAATATCATCCGGCACTTCAACTTCTTCTTCCTTGCTTGCTTGGTCATCTGGGTTGAAATCAATTTCAACAATTTTCTTTTCAGTCTGAATTTCTTCAACTTCTGGTTCTGAAATATGTTCTTGTTGGTTTTGTGATTTTGGTGATACCAGTTGGCCATTTGCTATCAGTTCTTCAATTTTTGCCATCAGGATTTCTACTTTTTCAGACGATACCGTTTTTGTAGGTTCTGATTGTACTTCTTGAACAACTTTTACAATTTTAGGTGGAGCTAGATAATTGTTTCCTCTTTGACTTTTTTCGTTTTGGATGATGAAATCACCTAAGACCATAATACTTTCTTCGTCCGGCACTCGGTCAGGATTTTCTTTCAAGAAAAATATCAAAGCGTCTCTTATGAGAGCTGTTTTACCCTTTCCGGAATTATCCAAAACTTTTATAAGAAGAGCATCTTCCTTGTCATCTGGGTCAAGGAAGATAGCTACCTTCTTTTTGGCATTTTTCTTTTCAGAAGTTTTCTTTAGATTGGATGAGCGATTATATGCCATATTCGCAACTCCTTTCTAAATTACTTATGCTTTTTTGCGTAGGCACTTTGTGCTAGTTGTTCATAACCTGTTGCATTGGCTGAAATGTCTGAGATAAAGGTCGCATTAGAAATATTCTTAGAATTTTCCACGCTTGCTTTAAGTAGCAATGAGCCACCACCCAAGAATACAGCAGGCACAACATTCAAATCAACACCTTGTTCCAAAAGGTTAGCAACGATATGGTTTTGGAAATATTCATCCCGTGCTGAATGAATGTTGTCCAATACAGTTTGAGGAACTTTCAATGATTTTCCTGATAGTACAGCAACAATATCATCTTCTTTGTAGGACTTACCAACTTTACGGCGGATATAGTCTACCATACGGATGACACCAAAATCCTCAGAGCGTGAACTGTTAATGTCTGGTTTCCCATCTTTTACTTCCAGCACATCAGTAGTAAAGCCACCAATATCAACCAACAGGAAACGAGGGAAATCATCCAACTCTTGTAGATGCTTCTTAAACGGAACATATGCTGAAAAGGCTTGTGGAAATACAAAGACATCTTCAATTAAAATAGAATAGTCTTTTTGGTTGTAATTGAATTGCACCACTTTGCCATATTCAGTCTGAACACCATATTCATTAATTTTATTAAAGAAATAATTTTGGAAACGTTTATGGTAAGGTTCTCTAGACTCATCTTCCAACAGCATGTGCTCAGGCGGCACTCCAAGACCAAGAACTACTTGGTATGAACCAGTTTCATTTTCTTTGATTAGACCTTTGCTAATTCGGCTTTCGATTTCTTTTGCCAGTGCAAAAAGAGTCAAAATAAAAGCACGTTCACTTTTAGTTTTGTCCTTTTCATAAGGCGCACGCTCATTCAAAAGTGAGTGATATTTATTTCCTAACTGCATCAAATCAGCACTAAATGGATTCGGTTTATCATTTGTCACAAGTCCTGTTTTAAAAACTGTTGAGCGACTTTTTTGGTTAAAGTTACCATTATCAATTCCAATAAAGATTGGCATATTTGTTCTCCTTTTAAATTTTAATAGTACACCATTATTATACAACATTTTTTAATAAGTGTCACTAAAATCTGAAAAATAAATTCATTTTTGGTCAAAATAAAAAAGAAGCTATAAGGTAGCTTCTTTATTTTTTGTATGCTTCATCTAAAACTTCTCGAATATAAGCATCTAATAGGTTGTTCTGATGAAGATGAAACAAGTAATCATCAAATCCTTTGAAATTTGTATCCCAAAGAATGTTTTTCACTTCATAGCCAGCTTTGACTAACTCATTATTTAAACGGTCTAAAGCTTTCATTACCTTTTCATTTTCAAATGAATCCATATCATAGGCGACAAGAATTCGTTGAATTCCCATTCCTTTTCGTTCTGCAATACGAAGAGCTTCCAAAAATGGCTTTTGATGGTTGACACCGGGCAGACCTGCTACATACCTCCCAGTGAACTTGTTAATGACGTTTGCCTTAACAACTCCCTCTGTAACGATAAGTGTTTCTTCAGGAAAACCTACAAAGTGAGGAGATGTCCTTGTGATTGGGCCACCCTCAGAAGTTGAAGACCAAAAGAAATATTTGAAATCTTTGTTCTCGCCCATATTTTTAATTTGAGCACCAACAATTTCATTGTTGATATTCTTAATTGGGCAAAGATAGTGTAAAGATTCATTTGTATTCCTTGCTTGTGGCAAGGTTGTTTCAATCAATGCCCCTTTTCGGTAAATTCCCGGAATACAATCCAAGTCACCATTAAATTTCTTTAACAGTGTATTCATCGGCTTCCTGAGTTGGCAAGAAACAAAGCCATATTTCAAAATATCCTCTGGAGTAAAACCTCTCTTTAAAAGGTCTTCTTCCATTTTTGGACTACTTTGATACAGCATATTATCAAACATATATGAATAAATCTCATTCAAATATGTATCATGCGCTGGCTTTTTGGCTTCAGGGATTGCAGAAATTTTCTTTCGATTTTCCTTGACCATTTCCTGAATGGCGTTGCTCACTATCATATCTTTGTTGTTTTGAGAATTAGACAAAGCAGACATATCTACTTCTAATCCTAAAAGTTCAGAGACATAATTCTGGGCTTTCTGTGTCATCCGGCCATTAGAAAACAACTCTTGATAAACAGATTGTTCATCTGCTGGATTACGAATGGCTTCCAACAACTTCAGTGTTGCAAAGAGACCTTTACCCCTAAAATTGCAGCGTTGACAATAGAATCTGTCGTTTGGAAAATCTAAATATAATTTTCCATTTCTTGCAATTTGGAATCCCTCAGATTTTTTCTCACAGCCGGGAATTGGACATGTTACAGACACCTTTTTCATTGGCAATTCCAACACTTGAAAGGTTCTCGCCCATAAATCCTTGGTTGTCAAACCATTGTCTTCCAATACTTTCTTGATATTCATTTTTTCTTCTCCTTTTTCTTTTTTAAATTAAATTATTGTAAAATAAATTGAATTACAAAGAATATTATAAAAAGAAAAAGTTGCTTTGTTCTAAATTAATAGAAAACAAACAACTTCAATTTTTCTTATATCACAAAATATCTTCTGGTAAAGAAATAACAACTCCTAATAATTCAATGTTTAGCTCATTATCACTTGGAAAGAAATAATTATATGAAAAGCCATCTTTCTCTAATTCAGATAGAACATCATTCAGCTTGTAATCTTCATTACGGTTGATAATAATAACCGTGCTTGTTAATCCTGCTTTGGCAGTTTCCAAAATCTTATCCTTCACATAATGCTCAACCATAGAGGTTCTTGGCATTACCGATTTTACAACATGTTTGAAACTCATAATATATACTAAATTCTCCTGTTTTATTTTTATTTGCTTACATCATCTATTATATCACATCAGAAACAAACAAAAAACACTCTATAAAAAGAGTGTTTTATTTTAATTTTATGTGAATTTAAGCAACATGGCCTCTAGGTTGTTTATCCCTGAAAGGCGCAATTGTCTTAAATTTACCTTTTTTACGAGCGTTTTGGAATAAATCTTCCAAGAATGTATCACGTTTGAAGGCATCTGTATTAGATACAGCAATATCAACAGCGGTACGTTCACCAAGAAGAATCATTTTCTTTTTAGCGCGTGTTACAGCAGTGTAGAGAAGATTACGTTGAAGCATAATGCCATCACACTCATAAAGGGGCGTTAATACACAAGCGTACTCAGAACCCTGAGACTTGTGGATTGTAGTAGCATATGCCAACGTAAGATTTGAAAAATCTTCATCTGTAGCATAATAAACAGCTTCTGCTCCCTCATAACCAAAATCTACTTTAGCATAGATGAGATTCGTGCGTGGTTCTTTGTTCATTTCAACAATGATACCTACGTCACCATTGGCCACCGTGTCTGTATTAGACATCTGCATGACCCTATCACCTTTTCTAAAAGTATAAACTCGATTAGAGCGTGAGTATTCACCCTCTCTGGCTGGATTAATTCTTTCCTGTACAACTGGGTTTACAGTTTCTACACAGATAATGAAATCATCAGCATTTTGCTTTTTAGCCCTCTTAGGTAAAAGAGCAACCACATTGTTGCTGCCATAAATTTGACAAGCATCAACATATGTATCAACGATTTTATTCAATCCATCCTTGTCATAAGTGGTTGGGATTTGAGAGAAATCCTCAGCCATAGTAATCAAGTTAGATTGACCATCTTTGATAAGGTTGGCATTAGCAATAATTGATGAATCAGCTCCTTGACGGAATGTTTTAGTCAATCTAGCGACACCAACAAATCCAGAATAAATCAAGTCAGCCAAGACAGAACCTGCTCCTACAGATGGAAGCTGTTCTTCATCCCCTACCAAAACTAGTTTGGTTTGAGGACTGAGAGCTTTTAGTAATGAATAAGCAATGTTGATGTCTAGCATTGAGCTTTCATCTACCACCACTAAATCAAACTTCAACTCTGTTCCCTCTGGCAAATCAATATCATCTGGCTTCAGTCCAAGTTTTTTATGAACTGTAAAAGCTGGACGGCCTGTTGATTCGCTCATCCGAGACGCTGCGCGGCCTGTAGGTGCAAGACACAAAACTTTAGCTCCGCCATTTTTTCTTTCAAAACATTCAATAAAACATTTCAATACAGTAGTTTTCCCTGTTCCGGGGCCGCCTGTTAAAATGCCATATTTATGATTTAAAAGAATTTCGATAGCTTCTGCCTGCTTATAGTGAAGATTAATTCTATTTCCTCTAGAAACAATATTAACCAACTCACTATAATTGCTTTGAGTTCTGTATGGCAACATTGACATATACGTTTCATAAATGAAACGCTCTTTTTCAATCAATGTATTTAATCCTACCAAACCTTTTTCCCAGTTAATACGAACAATTCCTTTTTGCTCAACAATACGCAAAGATTTTTTAAATTGCTCCATATCAAAAGGGTTTTCTGGTGTGTGCAGAATTGACATAATACTTCTAACTAATCGCTGTAATAGATAATAGCTAGAGCCATTTGTTTCCATCTTCTTCAACAAAAACTCAATGCCATAGGCATACATTGGTTCTTTTTGATTGGGAACATTTAAACCTACAGCAATAGCATGAGCCATTTCAAATGAAATTCCGGGAATCTCATAGGTTTTATATGGCTTTGTCAAAAGTATGTCTTTGGCATTGTCCACACCAAAAGCACTATTGATTTTGGTGATGGCGTACATAGGAATACCAATCTTGAGTAAAAGTGGTGCACATCCCTCACTGGCTGTTGCGTTTGCAATTGCGTCTTTAATGACTTCAATGCGTTTTCCGCTCATTCCCTTAATACGATATAACTCGTTAGGGCTGTTTCTCAGAACATCCATTGTCTTATCGCCAAATTCAGATAGAATTGCTAAAGCTGTCTTCTCTGATACACCTCTAACATTTTCAACTAGAAATCGTTTAACATCTATGATTTCTTCCAAGTCAACATCAAGTCTCACCAAATCTGCTTTGAATTGCCATTGGTTGTACTTGTTTTTGACTGGAGTGCCAATAACTCGGATTCGGCTCTTCTTGCGAGGAAGGCCATATCCGGTCACATCAATTGTATCTCCGTGGTGCAATTGTTTCCCATCCGGAAGTGTTACGGATGACTGATACAGTTTTGCACGGACTACTGAATAATCTTTCTTATCTCCAGCTCCAAAAGTTGTTCTAAACTTTGGGAAGATTACAGAAAGAACTTCAAACACAATGGATTGGCCTTTATTGTTGCCTTCCTTTTGTTGCATCATTATGTTTTCTCCTTTTTTTGTAAAAATAATAATTTTAAAATAAATATTTACAAGTCATATTATAACATATTTCTGAAACATATTTTTAGTTTCACTTTTATTTTCAATCTAATTGAAACAAAAAAGACAACAAATTATGTTGTCTTTTATTTTATTAGATAAGCGAATCTCCCAACATTTTAATTTTGGAAGAACTTACTGATTTTGAAGTTGATTCAGCCAGACCTAATTGATAAATCTTTTCAAATTCATCTAAAAGACCTAGTTTTTCAGCTTCCTCTTTTGCTCGTTTTTGCGAGAATCGTGACTGCTTCTTGGATTTGTAGTAAACAGTTGTTGTACAAGAGCCGTCCGAAAGAATAATGCCACCTGAACGTAGATTGTAGTCATCACCCAGAGTAGTTCCTTCTTCTTCAGCAAGTGTCTTAGCTTCCCCTATAAGAACATCTTGAATATATAAGGCAATTTCAGAATTCAATTTTTCAATTTCTTGAACAATTGTTTCTTTCTGAGATTTCACCTCTTTTTCAAAGTCTTTCAATTGTTCTTTATACATATTCAAGTTCAAAACCATGTTCATGAGGCCTGCATCTTGAATTTCTGTATAAACACCTTTTTCAAAGTTGTCACCAGTTAATTGGTAGAGGTCTTGCAAAACAACTTTCCCAGAAGCTCTATTCAAATCTGGTTCAGCATCTTTTTTTACTACAACTTCTAAGAAGTGCAGCACAGCTCCTATTGCCTGTATTTCAATATCAATATTTCTTTCCATGTGAACATGAGCTAAATCAGAGTGTTCTAATCCCCATGCACAAAAGAAATCAACTGTGTTTAGGTTCATGATACTCATATACCATACGCCTTGCAGTTGGTATTGAATGGGAATAATCCCATTTTCCCAATCCTCTTTAGCATCCGTATTAAAAGTGCTCAGAGTTTTGATTTCAGCAATACCTTTTCGTCCATCTTCAAAACGAAGAAATCGGTCAATATTCCCATTCATGAACTCAAACACTGGATGCTCGTACATGGTTTGGTCATCCAATACCTCTACATTTTCGAAACCGGCTATATCATTGATTTGTTTTGCAACAAAATCTTCTGCATAATGTCCTCTTTTTAAAATAGCATCATTTTTGGCCTGTGGTTTCTTGATATTCGCTTTTTGGAATATCGCTTTTTCAAGTAAAGGTGAGCTAAAGGGTGATAGTCCTAAAATAGAAGCTACTTTAGAGCCGCCAACCACATAAGGAATGTCTCCATAAGCACCATGTTTACGAATATTGTTCCATTGCTCTTCATCTTTTTCTCGCAATCCTGACATATCATATGCTGGAATAGGTTTCAAATCACGAAATCCCGGCATATCATACATCTCTTTTACGAGATTAACATATTCTTCCAGTGAAGAATCTTTTTCAAAAAGTTTTTGCAGCTTTTCTTCAAAAGTTTCTTTGAAGATAAGCGCATCTAGACGACTAGACATAGCTGCAAATGATTCAATCATTTATTTTCCTCCTTGTTTTTAAATAATATCTTATAAAATATTTATTTACATCATTTATTATAAATAAAATAAAAAAAGATAGGTAAAACCTATCTCTTAGAACACGCGCGAATGACTGTTAATCAACAGACGATACAACGTATCATCAACACGAACATCTTTGACAGCCGAAGTGGATTCAATAGAATCCCGAATAAGAACCATCAAATCAAAGATTGTCATGTAAGAATTATCTCCCATAAGGGAAATTTCAACTTGCATTTCAATATTTGAGCGTTCTTTTTTCGTTAGAAGATTATCCATGTTATTCAGAACACGCTCTGCAATCAAATCCCGTTTACGGATTTGAGTCTTCTGAGCATACTCAATGTCTTCCATTGAGGTTGAATAACGACTGTAGACATTGTTCATCAAGAGTTCGTAGTCTTCAATCGCGTTTTCACCACGGTGGTCAAGCCGCATGGGATGACCCAGAGGAAAAACATAAGTTTTATGCCCAAGTTGGACAGAATACTTTGGCTGAATCGTCACAGCCGATTTTGCTGTGTCAGATGTTTGAACAGAAATCATAGCGTTGATTTTGTTGGTAAAATCATATTGCTCATTCAATTTGTCAGACAAACCAAACAACATGAAACTTCCAGAAGTGTAGTTTACACTATATTCAAAACCACCTAACTCCGTAATTTCTAGGTCTCGGAAGTGTTCCATAGTCCGGCGGAACACCTCTACTTGACTAATTTTACGGTAGTTTTGACTATTGAATGTCACAAATTCCCCATTCATAAATAGGGCTTGTGACACATCTGGTGTCAAGAACCTGTGATTATCATTGAGGATGTCAACAATATAATTCGTTGTTTCCTCAGAAATGCAATCAATGAATACATTGTCTGGATTTTGGGAATTTTTGTCTTTCCCTAAAATCAGAGCCTTCATCAGAGGTGAATCAGCTCCATAACGCTTGAGAAGACTGTCAAAAGCATTCTCATTTACAATGTAGAGTGTATCTCCAATTCGGATTGTCAAACCATAGCTTGAGCCTATTTCTTCAATCCGTTGTTGGCTTGTACCAAATGAGAACAATTCAAAATCTTTCTCAGTCAGCATCATTGGCAGTTTGTTAAATACTACCAAACGAGCTTCATCAAGGTTGACCTCTTTCCAACTCATCTGCTTTTCTCGTTCTTCTAGAAATTCAAGGAATTTCCGGTAGCGTGAAAAGCAGAGTGGTGCAGCATCAGGAATAATAAAATTTAGTTTTTCATTTTTAGTCATTTTAAAATGACCTCCTTTTTTGTAAATAATATTGTAAAATTCTTTTACAACTAATATTATATATAAAAATAAAAAGCCTGATAATCTATCAAGCTTTTATTTTATTTAGTGTTTGTCACTCAGGCAGTCCTTCCAAAGCTCCAATCACTTTAGACCTATTGTATAAAAGGTCGTCAGGATAAAGAATTGTTTGAGATTCAAATGGATAATCTACATCTGGATAATCAACGAATAGTCTGATTTTAGCTTTCCAAATATTGTACAACTCTAAAATGTCATTTAATGGATTTCCATCCAAAAGAGACAATTCTTGGTAATCTCCATTCGTTGATACGGAGAATCGAACAACTCCGCCGTCTTTTAAGATTTTCTCATTCAAGGAAAGCACCAACATCCAATATGACAGTTTTTTAGCCAAACGACTAGCCAAGATTGTCATCCACTTATTGTATGGTAAGGATAACTTTTGAAGATTTTTTAAAGAAATGGAATCTTCCGATAGGAAACAATCCAACAAGAAATCAATAACTTCTTTAGAATTTTCTTTGAAAGCTTCAGCTTCTTTTTCTTCAATTGAAGACTCTAGTTGCTTTTCTGTCTCTATGAAAAGATTTCTCAACATTTCAATTCTTCCAACATAAGCTGCTTCAACTTCTTCAAGTCTTTCCTTTAGAGTTTTGATAACTAGATTGTAAAAATCATAGTAAAGTTGTTCCATAGATGAGTCAAACTCAGCTAAGAACACATCTAAACCACTTTGAAGTTTGTTTTCAATGGCAGATAACAATTCTTCTTTTCTGAACAGGATAAGATAATACTTTCCATTCATCAAGAAAACTTTTTCAGCATCTGCTTGCACAACTAAATCATTAGTTGTCGGAAGACATACACTGGGTGTGTTCAATCCTAAGATTGCCTTTGCAATATTAAACAATAGGTCTTGTTTAAATTCTTTTGTAGTTGTAACCATAATTTAGGTCTCCTTTTGTAATAAAAATAATATTGTAAAAATGTTTTTTACAAAAACTATTATAAAAGAAAAATAAATTATGAGATATAAAAAACTTGCCCCTGAAAAGCAAGTTTTGTTTTTTATTTTATCCTAGATAATACGGATTCTTTCGACTTTCCTTGAGAGTGCAAGCTCTCAACACCTTTAGTCTTAAATCCAGCTCTGTTCCGCCGTGGTCATACCTCTACCCCTACGGTTGGTTTTATATTATCTAGCTGCTTATTCTTTTGAAATAAGCTCATCTGCTACCCCCATATCCAAGATTCAGTTCTGAATCATTAAATAAGCATTGTAACAGCACATTTGCAAACCCTACTCAGCTATTCTCATAGGCTTTTGGGTGATGGTTATGTAGAATAAATCTACATTCCATCCAGTCATGTCATCTTCATTTCTTAGGTTCTCATCCTTTTACATACACATTAAAGTGTATCACCAGTCAGTCTGATTAAAACTGGGAGATTTAAACTTTGCAATAAAGTCCTAAGATGGCGGTGGGCAGTGAGACTCTGGTTGCGTGGCAACAACCAAGGCATACCTTGGAAGGCTTACACACCCCATTCTCCGCGATAGCAAAGGGATTCTGACCCTTACCTCTTCTTACAAATTGAGGCCCTTATTATTCCAATAAGGTGTCTACCAGACACTACGACATTGCTTCAGAACAATCGATTTACGAACAGCTTCTGCCTCAAATACAAACATCTTTGTATTCGGACTGCTATATGTTCTACCTCTCTTCACCGAGGAAATCATGTTCTTTCTAACCATTGTTGCAAACTACTTCTGCACTATGTTTCTAAAATATTCTTGACTGTTAATTGTTCCACTTCAGGTGAGCAGAGCACGAAATATCCAGACTAATGTAAGCTCCAAAAAGCGCAATGGCACTCTTTACAATTTATATTAATCTGACAAAACCATAATATAAAAATGAACGGACTACTTCGTGTTGCAGGAAATTAACAGTTGATTATTCTTCATTTATCAAAACTCCTGATAAATAGTGGACACCTCTGGTGACTCTCCTACCTATCATTCATTCTGCATAGCGCATTTGCTATGCCTCACCATATTAATGTTTTCTTATGTTCCATTTGTTCACATATACTCCAAACCCCAACCTAAGCTGGAAGAGCGTCTATTATTTCATATCTTACCGCACCAAGACCTTTATACGAATTGGATTTAGATAAGGATGAAAAGGGCGAAACTCTTGACCAGCAATAGGTCTGAATTTTATACATATTCCCAAATTTTCCATAATTCCACAAAAATAAGATTTCTTTTCAATTACCTGTCAGTAATTGCAACAAATGTTGAAGAAATTGCCTCTTTCCTTAAAAATAAGGGGAAGAGCGTGTGGGCACAACTTTAAATGCCTTTTATGAAAAATTTTCGGTTGTTAATCATCCGCAACTCACACTGAGTAACTTTTTATTAACACCTATCTATTTTTTTAAAAAGAATTTACAAAAGATATTATAAAACAAAAAATATGAGAAAAAACAAAAATCTAGCAAAATTTGAAAAAAATAAAAAAAATGATATGATTAAACATAGTAAAACTTTGCCAAAAATAATAAATAAAAGGAGTTATTATGATGTTTTTATTTTTTCTTCATTAGGCAAAGTAGAGGAACATCATAATGATAAAATAAAATGGACTTGATGACTATTGCAAATATTTTTGCTTATTTAATTGGATTGCCTCTTTTGGCTATCTCATTGTTCTTGTTGCTGCATCACTTGAAAAAAACAGGAAAAAGCATGAACATCTTTGGTTACAAACGTGTTAAGCGAAATAAATCCAAAGGTAAGGGTGCAAAACCAAAGAAATCCAGAGCACGCGCCTAAATAAGGAAATACAGCTATGATTAATAAAAATCAAAATAAAAGAGCCTTTTTGAACAAAAGGTTCTTCGCTGTATTAGGAGCTATTTTGTTTTTAACTGTTACTGGTTTTTATGGTTATAAATGGTTTAAACAAGTAAATCCTGAATATGGTGAAATAAATAAAAGTAAAGGTAAAGATGACCTAGAGCTTCAAGAAAAAGAACTAACTTTTTATACTCTGGATAACAGTGGTAATCTAACAACTATTACTTCTAAAGAAAAATTCTCAGAAGAAAATATTCAAAAGATTATTAACAATTATGTAGGGAATACATTGAAAGCTAAAACATCTTTAGAGTTGAAAGTTTACAGTGATGAAGATGGCAAACATGCGCGTGTGAATATTCAAGATTTGAATTTCATTGATTTTTACGCTGCTCACCCTGAAGTCAGCAAAGCTTTCCCTGCTTTTTTAGTAGAGGGAGACACTATCAATCGAGTTCCTATGGAAATTCAAAAACGATTTGCTGAATCTATAGATAAAACTATCAAAGAAAACTTTGGTGTTCAATTTGTGCATTGGACAATCGGAGGGATTCTCGAACCTAATGATGGTATTCTTTTTGGTGATGTTCCTAATAAGTCACAAGAAACTATCAATCGGACTAGAGAAAATGGATTAGAAGTATCTTCTAAAACCTATTTTGTAGACCCAGAACAATCAGAATCCTCAAAGAAAATAGAAGCTAATAAAAACGGTAATATTGGCGGAAGTATTTCTGAGACAGATGCAAAAATGAAGCAATTATTGGAGAAATATCCTAACGGTGATATTCCAGCAGATGAATTGCCTTATTAAAATAAATTAAACAAAAAAAGAAGAGATATAATTCTCTTCTTTTTTTTTAGGTTCTATTCAATTATGTCATAAACTTTCAAGAAATTTTCTTTTTTAACTGGATAAAACTCTCCTTCAACACCCTTTATCAAAATTTCTTCTGGATAAAGCTGGAGAACACCTTCAAGACCATTAATAGGGATTGAACCATTTTCCTTAATTTCTTTTATTAATTCATCTCTTTGAAGAATTTCAAGTGGAGTATTAGATTTGTACCCTAAAAAGTCTAGAACTTTGACGATATTTTTATCTTCTAGGTCTTTCAACTCTTCATATTCAATTTCATAGACTTTCTTTTTATAAAGATAAGTGGAAACTCGAATATAAGTTTTTACAAATATTTCGTGTTGAATTCCCCAGAAACATCCATCTGTATTCAGCTCTTCAATAACCCAATCGCCATATTTTATTTCTATTTCGCCACGGTCTTTCTTGATGTAAATGTTGCCAGTCTTTTTATCTAATCTTGCTGGTTCATTTGGGTTTTTGTTCAACATCTTTAGAAATTCTTCAATAATTACATTTCTATATCGAAATGCTAAAACTTCAATGGGCTTCTTCCTAGCTTTCATATTTCTACCTCATTTTTTGTTTATTTAGTTCAGTAAAATTATATCACCAAAAATAAAAAATACAAATCATAAAAAATATGGTATAATAAAATAAATCTAATCGAAATAAAACTAAAATAAAGAAAGGATAGATAATGCAAAAGAATACTGTGGCCTCAAAAGACTTTAAAGCCAATAATATCTTTTTCCAACATAAACTAGATAAAAGATTTCGTCGGTACATTGTTGTTGTAAACATTGACGATAAAGAGTTTTACTACCAAGGCGGATGGAGCAAAAAGGATAAAAAAGGACAAGAAAATAGACATTTTTTAACCAATAATTATAGTCAGGCACATCTTTATATTTCAGAAGATGCAGCTAAAAAAAGACTAGAAAAACTGTTGAAAAATAATCATTTAAACCTTTCTGTAGAAAACTGTTCTTGCCGAGAAGTCTTTGGCGATTTTGATGGTATTCTTTTTGGAGACCAAGAAAATTTTGATTACTCAGCTATCGTTGATTTAGCAAGCAAAAGAGTTATTGTCTATAGAGGAATTAATCATATTGAAATTCCTGTTCGCTATGTATTGATTCAGTGGCTTTGCCAAATTAAATTAATCTCTGATGAGAATTATCTTGATGTTATTGATTATACTGGTTTAGAAGATAATCATTATTCTCAGAACATTTATAAAGAAGCGATTAAAGATATAAAATTATATCCAAAACTACGAACATTTATGAAGTTATCTAAGACAATGTTTGAAGATGGTAGAACATGGGGTATTCTTCCATCACTATATGAGAAGTGTGATAATTACATCAGAAAAAGCATTATTCCTCTGCCTCCAGCTCAGATTGTTGATAATGATATTGATAAACAATTTATTATTGATGAATATAGAGAACTCGGAGATTATCTTTTAGATAAAGAAGAGCAGCCTAGTATAAAGTTTAAAGAAAGAGCTGCTGGTTTTAGAAAGAATATAGGAAAAATTAAACGTCCAAGAAAAAGCAAAAATAAACAAATAAAAAAAGCATGAATTTTTATAATCATGCTTTTTATTTTTTGCGTTAGAAGATGTTGAAAATCTTCTTAACGATTTCAATGATATGTTTAGACAAATCATCAAGGTTTTGACAATTGTAAAACTGATTATTGTAAATCTTTTGCAATTGAGGTGCTGACTGACCAATACCAAAGGCAATTGTGTCAATTTTAGGATGAGCTGCAATTATATTTTGAATATCTTTTACAGCTTCACTTCCCATGTAACCAGTATCTGCCGGCTCTCCGTCAGACCAGATAAAGAAAACTTTGTGTTCTTCTTTTCTACTTTCAAGCTCTTTCAGATGATAGGCAAATGCCAAACCATCTCTATTAGCTCCACCACTTTCAATTGATAGGATTTTTTCATAATCCACTTTTTTATCATTGAAAGAATGAACTACATCTAGTTTTACCTCAGACACATAATCCGAGTCATGGTAGTAGTTCGTTCTGTGAAGTTTTACTGTGAATGGGATGTCAAGTTTATCACAAACCATAGAAAGCAACAAAACCCCCAGCCTTTGTGTTGCCATGATTTCTCCATGAGTAGAACCAGAAGCATCTATTGAGATAGAAAAACAAACACTAGGCCGTTTTTTAGGTCTTACAACTCTATTGTAATACCTTTTATCCTTTCGGATAAAACCAGTTCTATCAAGTCGTGAGCCAGAGTAACTTCCCCTTTTTTCAATAGGGGAATTAGTCTTTTCGATAAGTTTTTTAATTTCTCTTTCTAACTTCTTATATGTTTCTTTAAAACTTTTGTTTTCTTCAGCATCTAAGAAATCATTTAAAGAGAAACCAACCTTTTTCTTCTGCTCAGAGACTATCAATTTCACATCTTCATGGATTCCTTGCAGCAAAGATAAATGGTTTACTGGGTCTACAATTTTTTGTTGTTCCAGTTTTTCTTTCTGTTCTCGAAGTTCGTCAAAAGTATCTTCACCTATTTCTTGAAAATCTTTAAGTTCCTTACTTAGCTTTTCAAGAGTGAGAATATCTTCTTCATCAGCTCCCTCTCCAGCGTCACTACCGGGGATGCCAGCATCAGATTTTCCAGTTTTTTTATCATCTTCTGCAAGTAGCTCTTGCCTGATTTGTTCCGAGTCCAGATTCCCACTTCGTCCAAGATGATTCTCATCATCTTTTAGTTGCTCACTAAGGTCAACAATGACATGAACTGCTGTTTTAGAAAGAGAAGTTGTATCAGAGTTTTCTAATACGTTTTTGACCAATGTGGCAACACCTTCTAATTCTAAACTTTCTTGTTGCCCAATAACGAATATGTCAGCAAACTTTTGGAAAAGTTCATCAGCAACAGCAAAAGCTTTGAGTGAGCGCTCTAGAGATTTGTTTTCTGTAAAAGCATCCACATACTGAGCTTTGATGCTTTCAAAGATGTTCCAAAATTCCCAAGTTTCTCCTTTTGCAGGCTTGTCATAAACCCCATACTTTCCGAAAATGAGCATAGCGCTTGTTACGGCGTTCATGAGGGCTAGACGAGCTTTTGATTCATCTGCTGACAGACAATAAGAATTTAGTTCTGCAAATGTTGTTTCAGAAGAATGAATTTCTCTTAATCGTTTCAAACTTGTAGTTAATTTGTTTTCAAAATCAACAATCCAAGCTTTTTCGATATAACTATCTTCAGTTATATTTTGAACACTAAGAGCTTCTGATGCAACATTGTAGCAAAGATTTTCTTTGCTGCCTTTAGACAAACCATCAAACCCATCTACAGTTTGCAGTGCCTCCCATGTTTTTGGGAAAAAATCTGGAAATTTAGCAAACAAACTTTTATCTTGCATAGATTTCACCAAGTCCAGTTTTAGACGTGGAGTTGTGTACAAGATATGAGCTGTTTCATGTGCCAACAGACCATTAGTAACATGATATTTATCAATTAATGACAAATCCTCATTTTGAAAGAAAACATTTTCATCCGAAATTGTGATAGAGTTGTGGTCAGTATAGGCCACTACACTTTTATCTGAAATAACTTTTAACGTCACTTTTCTTCGGATGTTGTACCGGAACAAAGCTACCCGGATAAAAGGGTGAGCCTTGAGTAGAATCCCTTTTATTATGCTTTTTATTGTTCTTTTCATTTTTCTTCTCCTTTTTAAATATTTTTTTGTAAAATGAAATACATAAACTATTATAACAGAACTCTATCATATCAAGGGAATACAAAAAAAGAACCTAAATATTTATTTTAGGTTCTTTTAATTAATTAATGAATCGAATTTAGGTTTTAAAATTGATTAGTCGCTTTCCAGAAAGGCCATCAGGTTTTCCTCAGCCTTTTCTCGCAACTCTCCATCTTGTGAGAATTTTTCAAGAACACTATATTTAGCATTTTTAAAAAGACCCTCTTTAGGAGAAATTAGGTATTCCATAGCCCACGCTTCTGCTTCACGAGAACCTATTGTTCCATCTGTGACAGAATATTCATCATACATATCACTAAGGAATACAATACCTTTGCCAATCTTGTTAGCTACACTCTCTGGAATTTGGAATTTATTTACCAATTTTTGAGAGATGGACTTTTCATCTTTCTTATCAAAATTCATTTTTAACTGAATCCGTGACAAGAAAGCTTCTGGCAATGGTGAGCAGCTAGGCCCTGACGCATTGTTTGTAAATACAACAATACAGTTTTTGTGACGTTGCAACTTGCGGCCATCTGGCAATACAAATGTTCCTTCATTGAGGAATTCATACAATCCAGAAACTTGCGCCACATCACGCGCCATATCAATTTCTTGAATATCAATGACACCGCCATGTAGTGCAGCCTGTCCAAGTTGTGTTAGCACCATTACGAAATCTTCGTTATAAGCAAAGAGATTTTTTTGCTTGTTTTCAATTTCATACTGTTTGGCTTTCAATTCTCGAACCAAGTAATTCTTGAATTGTTGGCTTGTAACATCAATACTGCTATCAACTTCGTTTCCAAAGATTTCAAAATAGACCTCTTCAGGAACAATATCAATATCAGCTTCTGTAACAAACAAACCGTTATCAACATACAATTGTTGTAAATCAACAACTTGTGCATCACTAGATTTGTCTGCATCTGCTGCCTCTTTTGTTCGAGGCTGCAAACGTCCAAACCAGTCACTATCTGACAATTTGTCAGAAGAACCAACTTCTGCAAAGTAAGGCAAACCTAAGATGTAAGACAAAATCATTACGCCAAATGACTTCCCCGCACCGGCGTCGCCAGTCAATTGAATTTGACGATATGGAACTTCAAATCCCATTTGATAGGACTTGGAAATTCTATTCGCGAGTTGTTTTACAAAGTCAGGCAGTGTTGCATTTCTAAGTTTTTCTTCAACAACCAAGTCTTTTTGGTCATCAATTTTAAGATTTTCTCGTAGATATTCCATCTCAGAGAACTTTCCTTTTTCAAAGCTCTTTTTACCTGTGAAAATTTCCCGTTTTTCTGGGAATTTTTCAGCCATCTCTTGTAAAATATCAATGTTAAGCTCTGGCGAATCAACAAAGTCATATTCCAAATTGATGTCTTGATGTGAAAATCCATCAAGCAACTCAGCAATAATTTGTAGGCGTTGCAAAAATGTATGCAACGTATCTACGCCAATTTTCTTACCAGCTTGATACAGTCTTGCAATAGCTTTCAAATCATTTACAAAACCACTAATATCACCATGTAGTTTATTGTAGCTATAAATTGAATCTACGTTGTTGTAATATTCATTAAAAGCTTCTTTATACACGTCATTTGGATTTCCATAGTAGAAATCATTCAAAAAAGCATACAAGAATAAAATCTTGGAGACCAAAGTGTTCTCCTCATCTTTTCCAAAGAAACCAACTTGATTACTAGAGCTTACAATAATTGTGCCTTTACTAGCATTGTTTGGCATTGCTGAACCTTTATCAACATCAACAGACATTTTGATATTAGAAGTGTAAACAATGTCACTATCTTCTGTCTCAAATGTTGCGATTCGGTCTGACAACATCATTTCTACCAACAACAACAACTCTAATTGAATTGCTGTATTCGTTCTTTTTCTTTTAGAAAAATCATATTTTTCTTTGTACATTTCACGAGTCATTCCATTAGCTTCATCATTTTTCAGATTATATGCTAAAGCATACCCATAAGTAACAGAGTTCATAAAAATCGGAAAAATCCGATTTTCTGACTGCACCATTAACTCTTGAATTTTTTCTTTTGTTAAATCAAAACCTTTGTTTAATGCCTCCAAAATATTATTGAAGTCACATTCTGTCAACATGGTTTCTGCTGTTGCAACGTGAGGCAAATATTCAGGGTCATTAACAATTGTTGCCAAATTAGGAAGTAGACTTGCTACATCCTTATTATCAACACTTGCGTCAAGAGACTTTAAAAAGCTCTTCAAATTCATTTTCATTTTATTCATTATTTTTTCTCCTATCATTATATATAAAACTTAAACTTTAAATCAATCTACAAAAAATCGAATACCAAATTTTTTGACATCAAATTTTGTGAAAGATGAGTTCTCACAAATGGCCTTAGCAATACCTTGCCAAGAATCTTCTTCAAAAGGTAAATCCTTTTTGTTCAAGATAAACTTTGTCAAAACAATTTGTTTGCCCTTTTTGTTCAACCGAGCCACCTTTTTGTCCATCAGGGAATTTAATTTTCGGCTATTCTTGGCATACCAGTTTTTGATGTACAACTGCTGCTGCATATCATTCAATTCAGAAAATGTTTTTAATTTTACATTATCTGCTTTTTCTGGTTTTTTATTTCCAAGATTTTTGAAAGTTTTCTCTTTGGATGTTTTTTGTTTTGCCACATGTCCTTTATGTAACTCATCCAAAGAATACTTCGAACCAACTGCAAGCTCATAAAGCTTTGTTGGGTATTCTTTCAGAACAGTTCCATCTTCACGGAACGTTGCCAAAACAGTTTTCCCATTGTGACGATAACGAATTAGGCCGAAACCTTTCTTTTCGTACACTTCTGGGCCGGCCGCTCGGACAAAGTCATAGACTTTTCCCAGTTTTATATTTTTTGATAAAAGAATTTTTTTCTTCTGTTGTTTGGTATTCATCTCCATGTGAATACCCCCTTTCTTTTTTATTAAAAATAATTTTATTGTAAAAATAATAGTTTTACAAAGATTATTATAAAAGAAAAAAGATAGATTTATATATATCTATCTTTCTGCGAATTCTTTAGCTGTTACACCCTCTCCAAATTCATCATGAAGAGCTGCACTGGTTTCACCTATTTCAAAAGTATAAAGGTATTCCAGTCTACCCCCTGCTTCTGACGCAACCATTTTAGCTGTTTTATGGGTAAACACAGTAATTGCCGTGCCGGGTTTCAGGTCAGGAGCTATTTTATTACTTAACCTTTTAGGATAAATAAAGGAAAAGAATTTTTTGTCAGGTGTTACTACAGAAACAATATATTTTTGAGTTCTACCTAAGAAAAAATCAAAAACAACATTACTTTTTTGAACACTTTGGACGATTCCTTTAAATTCGATGTAATCCTTGTTTTTAAAGACCGAATAAGTGGCCAAAGAAGCAAGAGCTACAAAAATAGTAATAACGAATGGTACAATCCAAATGGAATGTCCGGCCATCCTAAGAGACCACATAACACCAACTGGAAGATAAAGATACAATACCAAAATCTTAAACCGATTGAAAAGAAGTTCCTTTACACCTAAAGGAAAATCTCTAAAAGGTACATCACGAACTTGGTCAGGCTCTTGACTTAAAACAAGTTGATTGACTTCCCTGTTGATGATATTTACACGGCCATCTTTGTCCACCTCATTAAGAAGATTACTCTCAGGGGCGCGCGTGATTTTGAGTTCATAGGCTTCATCTTTTTTCAAGCCTTTATATTCACCAACTTCTAAGACTTCACTTCTTGTCTCTTCTTCCAAAGTGTCAAGGAATGTCCTAGTTGATATAGAAATTTCATTTTTTTCTTTTTCCGGAGCTTTGACATCCGTGGATAATTGATGTTCATTTTGCTCCATTAATTCATTCTTCAATTCTTCTGACAATTACAATCACCTCATATTATTCTATTTTTTCTTTGGGTTGGCAAATTCCCATTTGATATATCCTGTTGCAGCTTCTCTAAAAATCAGCATATCATATTTTTTAGATTTAAAGGTTAGTTTACATGGAATTTTTTTGCCTTTGATAAGCTTAACAGCTTCTTTTGGATTAATCTCTTTGTGACCCCATTTGCTCAAAGTGCCTTTGAATAAAGACTTTGTTCTAAGTTCACAGGTTTCTTCTGAACAAGTATAAGCATTAAATTTAGGATGTGAACTATCCAAAATATTACCTGTTCCACAAATAGGACATTTACCTATTACAACTGGAGCACTTTTCCCTGTTGGGCCTAAGGCGGAAGTATCAATAGTTTTTAGAACTTTTGGCAATTCAGTAGGCAGCGTTTGGAAAGCATACCAAACTAATTTATTGATTTCGTCCAAGAAAGCCTTTGGACTTAAAGTCAACTTAGAGATACGGCTCAAAGCATCTTCCCACTCGGCTGTCATTTTTGGCTCTCCTAAAACTTTGTTTGTCTTAGAAATGAGTTCTGCCAACATTTTTCCTTTTGCAGTCGTTTGAAGTATCGGAAGTTTTTTCTTGCCTTTAACTGGGATTTCTTCTAAAAGTTTGTGATGATTAATAACTTTCTTAACAATAGCTGAACGTGTTGCTGGAGTTCCTAGCCCCTTAGCATCTTTAAGAATTTTCTTAGTTGCTTTATCATCTATCAGTTTGTGAACATTTTCCATAGCTTTTTCCAATGTTGAAGCGGTATAAGGTTTAGGTGGTTTTGTCATATATTCCGCAATTTCTTGCTTAATATTTAACTCTTCACCCACTTTTACAGATGGTAAAGACAACACTGTATTTTTGCTCTTTTTATAGAATTTTTTCCACCCCAAGTCTACGTCTACAGAACCAGAAACAGTGTAATCATTTTCTACTTCAATTGTAGTTTTGTCATAGTAATAATCATCCTCAAACATAGCAAGAACGCTTTTAACAGCAAGAAGATAGACATTCTTCTCCTTTTCTGGAAGAGAAGACAAATCTGGGATAGTCCGTGTTGGCACAATGGCCAAGTGTTCTTTTGCTTTTGAAGCATCTACCCATGTTTTCTTAGGCATGGTGCGAACTAAATTAGCATCTGGGAAAAACGCTTTGTATTTAGAATGATAGTCTAACAAATAATTAAATTCATTTTCTGTAATTACGTTAATAGAAGTACGAGGATAAGTTAGATAATGCTTCTGATACAGTTTTTCTGCTGCGTCTTGAGTGTCGTCCGGTTTATATCCTAATTCGGCTGTTGCTCTATCTTTAAGACCTTGCAAATCCATCAGCTTTTCAGGTATTGTGGACTCTCTTTCAGTTTTGATGTCAGTGACATTGCCTCTCAACTTAGAAATAATAGGGATAGCACTTTTATCTTTGAATTCCCCAGACCTTTGGGCTACAAATTCTTCACCTTTATCTGTTTTACAAAGAAGAGTATCTATGTAATATGGCTCAGGCTTAAAGTTTGCAATTTCCAGTTCTCTTTGCCATACCAACATCATGGTAGGGATAAGAACACGCCCAATCGCTAAAGCACCAGATGTCCTTACTCCATTATCCCAACACAATTGAGAATAAAGGCAAGTTAGGTTCATCCCTATCATCCAGTCAGCAACACTACGAGTAAAGTCTTCCAAATAATATGGATATGTTTCAGAAGCATCTCTTAAGTTTTGAAACCCTTTACGAACAGGCCCTTTTTCTAACGAATTAATCCATAGACGCTTAGTATTCGTCATATCCACATTCAAGAATCTAAGTAGTGCCACAGCAATGTGCTCACCTGCTCGGTCAGGGTCAGTAGCAATAATGACTGTTTTAGCTTTTGTTAAAAAGCGTTTGGCGTTTTGAACCAACATGTACTTTCCATCAGCAATAGTCAGCTCAAACTTTTGAGGCATGATTGGCATAGTATCAAGTCGAAAGAATTTTTCTTCTTTTGGAAACATTCTCCAATTAGGATTATATTCCTCAGGATTTTTTAATGCCAAAACATGACCCTGCAAAGCTATTACAACAACCTCATCACCATTTAAAAGGTCAGGGTCTTGACAAATCCAAAAATAACCTTTTGAATCTTTATATCTCTTGTGATTTTTAAAGGCCATTGCATAATCTTTACCTTGGTCTGCCTTTTCTGCTAAAACAACCCATTCTGGATTTTGTGGAGCTATTGATTCAGTCATGGAATCTTACCTCCGCTTTTTAAATTTAACTTTCTTGATGACATTCTTTCCTTTTTGCGCTTTATTTAAAGCATCAAATACAGACTTCTTTTCATCTGTCTTTTGTTCTGATTTTTCATTGTATTTTTTTAGTTCTGCTTGAACTTCTGGGAACTCAGGGGTGAGATTTCCATTTTCATCTCTCAAAGGCTCGCAGTTAAAAGCATTGAAAGCTTTAGCTTCCTCATTCTTGTGTCCAAAAATCAAACGAATATCTTTTTGAATATAGCCTGCAAGGATATTTCTTGCATCATTCAATTCAAGGTCAGGAATATAATCCTTTGTGAAATCACTGGTTTCTTTGTGCTCCACTTTAAAGGACGCTTGCATAGCAATCAAATCATCCACCTTAGCAGGTTTTTTCACTACAAAAGAACCATCTTTGGTCGTGAATTGAGAAAAGAGATAACGTTGATTCTTAGGCTCATTTACTTGAACACTAAAGCACTCAAAGAACAAAATGCCATCACGATACATTTGGTCAATGGCGTAATGTTTGATTGCGTAATTCGCATTAATATTCTTACGAATACTTTGTTTTTCTTTAGATGTCAAATCTCCATTTTTTAAGGAGCTATTCAAATCCATACAGTAATAATTCAAGGCCATAATCGCCTCAATCAATTTTTTCTTTGAAACAAAAACTCGTTTTTTTGTTCTTGTTTTATGTTTATTACCTTTTAATACCATGTATATACATTTCCTCTCTAAAATAATTGAATTCCAAAAATAGCAACCAATAGGATAGCCAACAACAAGCATCCTAAGAAAATACCCAAGCCAATCATTCTATACTTAGAAACATAATCCTGAATGGTATAGAGATTGATGTCATTAGGCAATGGCCCAGCAAATGGATTGTTTTCTTCTCGCTCATACACATCTTTGCGAGTGTTTTCTATTCGGCCTACATTTACAGGAACGTCCTCAGACTCAATAATCTGGCCTCTTCTACGTTTGGTTTTAGTAGAAGAATTTGAACTAGAATTTTTATTGTTCGCATCAAACAATTCTTCATCATTTTCATCCAATAGCCGCTCTTGTAGCGTCCTATTGGCCATTTTTTCTTTCTTGCTTAATTCTACAGCATTTGAAACTTCTTCTGGTTCATCATCTGATTGAAACGAAACTACAACCGGCGCTGCTCCGACATAGGCAGGAGTGCTTTTAGGATTGTCTTCAACTTCTACAGGCAAATCCCCAATTTCTGAAACAAGAGATTGAGGTAATTTTTCTTTCTCTATATCAGATGTTCTTCTTTGCCGAGAACGTCTGGAATTGCCCCCTACAACAGGAACAGACAAAGATAATTCTCTGCTTTTCCTAGTCATTTCTTGCATAGCCTCAAATTCCGGACTAAACTGTGGTTGATTCTTTTTCTGTTCTTCTTTATAAGCTTTAATGGTTTGCTCTGTCGGAACTACAGGTGCACGCCGCCTATTTATTGTTGGCTTAGGCTGTTCTTGTTTGCCTGACGGATGACCGATAGAGGCCATTGCCTTTTGAAGCTCTCCAAGGTCTAATTCAGCCAAGCTGTTGTCTTCATTTTCGTCAAAAATATCTATTGACATTCTTTTCACCGTAAAGAAATAACTATAAATAGTTACTCTATTCCTTTCATCTAATATTTCAATTACATTAGCTGTACGGTAAGCTATTCAAATAATCTGAAAATCCTCTTTATTTCAAAGCAATAAAGATTCTCTCAAACACTAAAGTATATTCCTTAATTTCACAATCTTTCCGTATCTTGTCTTCAGATTGTATTAAATAAATTTCACCTAGTCGTATTGATAAAATCTTCGTGCAATAACATAAGAAGCTGCATCATGCACATTTAATTTCATTCTATCTGTATAACTTGCCCTAGCTATTTTGCTTGTATTATAAGGGTTCACACTGTGTATGGATACCCCTTCTTTTGTTGCTTTACTCAGCAAGCAACGCTTGAATAAACCAAACTTCAGACTGTTAATCATACGATTGTAGTCTTTTGATTTTGTTTTTTCTTGTTTCTTATTTGAATCTAAACTAACTAAATCTTCAATAACAATATCTTTTCCAACATTCACAGCCTGAGCAACTAACTTAGAAACTAATTCTAGCATAGATGTTTTTGTCTTGGTTGATTTACCTGTGTGTAAGTAGTTATAGCGAGTTGATGATTGTAACTTACCATCTGAGCTGATTTCAGACACAGATATAAATCCTTTATTGAAATCAATCCCTAAAACACCACGACTACTTCTTGTAACATCAGCAGTCTCACGTCGATATATGATTTGTAAGTACAAAGCGTCCTTTTCTTTACTTATTCTATAAGTTAAAGGATTAGACTTATTATTAGACAAAGTCTTTAAAATAGACAGCTTTGCATCTTTGTTCTTCAAAACAAATGAACCAAATATGTATTTATTTGAACTCTGAACCCAACGATTATCTACTCTTAGCTTATATTCAAAGCGATTGTATTTAAAGTTAAATTTAATTTGAAACTGTTGATTGCCACAAGTCTCGTTTTTATCTCCAATGTAAACCACTTGATTATCTCTTTTAGCTAAGAATTTTTCCTTGTTTGTTTTTAACAAGTGCCTTGTGCCAAAAGTCAAATGGATTTTCAAGCCATTAGATAGCAATTGATTCACTTTGTTTAATTTCATTTGAGTCCAAAATAATCGCAACTTCACCAATTTTCTTTGTTTAAAAGAAGTTGAACTTAAAGATAATAGAAACTTTAATTTTCCCATCTTTTTATACAAAGTTCGTCTGCGCTTATACAAGTTATTAAACTGGTAGCGAGCCGATTCTTTTAATAATTTAAGTCGATTCTTCGCAGTTCGAATAATGGCTTTAGCCATGCGATTAGTCAAGTTAAATTCAAGCATTAAGTTGGTTCGATACCGAGATTCAGACTCACCATTTAGTTTGTGTCTTAAATGGTGCACACACCTGCGAAATAAGAAATTAAACATTTTAGAGTAGTCATCAAAGTATTCGTATAGAGGTTGGTTATCTTTAAGATAAAGTTTAGACTCTGTAACTAAAGTTATACTAGTCATCTTTTAAATCCTTTTTAAAACTTTGTGCTTTATTTTTCATTCACCATCTATTTTAACATAAAACACGAAAAATAAAAAGAAGAGGCCAGTAAATATTACTGACCATTAGCCATCATTTGAGCTGTATTTATATCATGCAGCCATAAATGACTTCCGATATAGAAGCAAATAGGAGCGTACCTTGTTGTTCCAAGAACTTCTCCTCGCTCAACATCTTCTCCTAATTGAGCTATTAAGACTTCAAGATTTGTATAATGGCTGAATTTGCCATTTTTGTGTTTAATCACTGTTGTAATCTGTCCAGCTCTGTCCACACCCGAAAACACAATTGAGCCATCATTAGAAGCAATGACATGAGAAAGATTTTCTTTATCCGGCGTGTAAATAATATCATTTCCATGAACGATAATATCTGACTCTTCATCTACTGCATGAATGAAAGTATTTTCCTCTTGCTCAATTAATTGCTCTAATTGACTTTGAAGCTCATCTAGTTCTTCTTCTGCTTCTTGGACTGGCGTTTTTACAGAAAGACTTTCTTCATTATTAACCTTTCCTGAAAATTTTGTATAACTGTCATCATTCTCAGTATATCCTAGAGTAAATGGGTTTTCTGGTTGTGATTCTTCCACTTTTTGAATGGCATCTTCTTCAAAACTTAAAGCCAGTTGGTCTTCTTCTGGCATTGGCCGTTGAATCCTTTTCTTTTTATGCCGTCGAAAAAATAAAGGAAATGTATTTTTTAACCAGCTTGTAAAATTCATGAGAATTACTCCTTTTATATTTTGTTATTTATTACTTATTCATTATAACATTTTTCTCTCTTTTTGACTATTACAATCATATTTCAAGAACGCTTTGAAGCATTGAATTTTCTAGTCTTTTATGATATAATTAAGGATGTAATTAACAAATATGAAAGGAAAAATTAATGACTAATCACAACCAAAATAGCTCCCAAGAAGTTGCAGAAAAGAAGTATAAATTACTTCGTTTTTCTGGCAATAAATCTTTTTTTGAAATCATGACTTATGCTTTCAATATTAACAAAGTTGCATTTCAACTAACCAACTATGACACGAATAATTCATCCAAAAATGTTGTTATTACTTGCTTCCTAACATTTGATGAAATTCTGGCTATGTGTCATGATATTTTAAGTGGACGATTTGTGCAAGAAATCCAAGCTATGCAAAATAATGCACAAGCAAGTGGAAAGAATTTCTTTGGGAAACAAATCCACATTGGTGGAGGCAATGATAAAAACGGAAGACTCATATCTCGAACTCTGAGTGTTAGCATGGCAAAAAATGTTGGCAACGTCATGTTTGTTGCTTCTTTACAGGATGGGAAGAAAACTTCTACTGGCGGTATTTCACCAACCAATCAGAATAAGAAGTCTGCATCTTACATTATGCCTTTTTCTGAATTGAAAGCTATGGCCATCTACTTATCTGAAGCTATTAAAAATTATCTTCGTATAGAGATGGAACGAGGTATCTGGGCTTTCTCTCCTAACGAATTACCTGATTTGGGTTCTGAAGAACAAACAACAACAGAAGCACCACAACAAATCCAACAAGGTTATCCACAACAACCTTATGGTAACATTCCAAACGCCGCACCAAATCAAGTACCATTTAACAATAATCAATCTCAGCCGCCTGTGAATCCAATCCCAACGCAAAATCAACCTTGGAATATTCCTGCAAACGGCAGCACTACAACAACTTTCCAAGGTGGTCAACCACAAAATCCAAATTTTAATCCACAATCTCAACAACCACAATTCCAACAAAATCAAAGCTTCAACGGAACTCCAGATTTTGTAGATGAATTTCCTAACTTATAAAATTAGTTAGAAAGAAAAAGAACTCTAAAATATAGAGTTCTTTTATTTTGTATAAGAAGTAATGTAATCATTAATTTTATAAGATGATTTAAGGTTTGTTCCCCTTACAGCCATGACAATTAATTCTTTCTTTTCTGCATTATAGAAAGTAGTTAGTACACCAGAACTTCCATTACCATCAATCAGCCACTTATTGTCTTTAGAGTATGGGTCGCTGGTTATATAATCAAATTGTGATACGGAGACTTGCCAATCTCCAATCTTTTTTTCAGCCAATTGCTTCAAAGAGAGATTTCCTGCATCAAAGTTTGTTTCTTTTGCATCAGGCCTCATCAGGACATTTGTAATAGGACTTAAAAATTCCTTCTTACCAGACAAATCACCAACTCCCTGAACATCTTTGAATTGCGCAAAGCTTACAACTTCTTCATTATCCTTTGTTTTCATAGTTTTACTAGATATTTCTGCATTTTTTATTGTCGGAAAAGATAATTGACCAACACTCACGTAGTTTGATGCAATTAATTGACCTGTAGCGAACTTCTCACTAGAATTGCCGATATTTTTTGAGATAGTTTGACTGATTGCAGCAGCTTTATCACTTTCTCCTGCTGGAGAAAAGACAGCAACTAAAACAATCTTATTACCTACAATAGAATAATTGAACTGAACGAAAGGATTTGATTCAAATTCTACAGGTTGACCACTATCAGCTAATTGCAAGTCCGGAATTTCTAAATATCTCAATTGTTTCTTAGCTTCACTTGTGTTATCTAAGATATTTCCATCAGGCAATTGGATATAATCTTTTCCATTAGAGCCTTTAGAAACATAAACTGTTGCTGATTTATCAAAATCTTTCAACATAAAAGGAGATGACTGATAATCATGCACAGTATACCAAACACCTTTAAGATGAACACCAAAGGCACTGATAGCATCTTTCATCTCTGATTGAATCAAACCAATTGATTTGTCTGTTGAATCTTTTACTGTGACACCAACTAGGACACTTCCGGATTTATAGTAATGCCATCCAGCATTTGATGGGTCATAAATGGTTTCTGCCTTTTCTGGGATAAGCGCTGAAATTTCTGTACTGGGAATATTGCGACGAATAAAAGTAATCCCATGCTCTACCTTGTTTCGGTCTTCTTTCTCCCATTGATATAGATAATCTTTCATGTCAATACTGTTGTTATTGCCATTGATTCTCACGACATCATAAACAGTGCCATTACCTAAACTTATCTCGGAAAAAGCTCCTTTTTTTGCTGCTTTTTCTTCTGTTTTAGCGACTGTATCTATCTTGCCATACTTGTTATTGTTATTGTTTTTGCTGATAAAAAACCACGAAAATAAACCAATAATAACAATAGAAACAAGAGATATAATTCCAATTATATATTTTTTCATCTATGCACATTTCTTTCTTTTGTTTTATTTCTATTAATTAGTTTTATTATATCAAAAGCTGCTAAACAAATCAAAAAGGCTTATTACAGCCTTTTCCTTTTTTACAATTACTTTTTTACAAACACTTAGAAAGTTTTCACTTTTTTATCAGTATATCAAACAATATCTTCATAGTCAATATTGTTTTCAATTGCATATTTCAGCATGTTTTCTGTTGCTGAAGCTATCAAACTTTGTACGATTCTTTCTGGTGTTCCTTGAAATGCTGAAATTTCTTTAGGTGACATCTTCTTTCCAGAAGTCAGCCCATAATACAAGTCAATGACATCACGCTCTCTAGCCGATAATGACTCCATACTTTCTTTTAAAAACTTTTCTTGGTTTTCAGAAGTTAATGTATCATCTATAGAGTCTCCAGATTCCATACTAGCTTCAACCAAATACATATTGTCTTCAACATCATCACCGCTCTTATAAAAACCAGAAGACCATGTTAAAGAACTTTGATGAAGAACATGAGGATAAAGAACTTTTACTTTCTTGGCATCCATTTTTCCGCTGGGTTTAATATGAGTGTTTACATATTCAGCCAATTCTTCATAACTTCTATTTACATCATCCTCAGTACCATTAGTTAATTCTGACAATGCTTTTCGAAGATTGTTAAAATCACTTCTAAGATGATTAGGAATGACAATATTTCTTTGTTGCTCTGAAGTCTTTCTGTAAACTGATTGCCTAATCCACCATGTAACATAAGTGGATAGCTTTGCTCCTTTTTCATTGTTTGGGTCAAACCTGCGTAATCCTGTGTTCAACCCCTCATAAGCATTACCAAATACATCACTCAACTCCTTATATTCCAAAGAGCATTTGATAGCTTCTGACATACATAAACGTAAATTATGCTCTGCCAGACGTTGCAACGCCGAGATAGACCGTGGGTCTGGGTCTTCTTTTGTACCAAAATCTTTGAATCTATGATACCGCTCAATCAGCCATTTTACTTCGCACTCATTCAGAACCCGAACACAGGCCAAAAACAGATATAAGAACAGTCTCTTTCGGCGTTGGGCAGGCGTTAATTTATCATAGCCCATATGTTCCCAACGAAGCAAGAAGTCTTCACTGTCCTGAACAGATGGCACAACATCATCATCTGTAAGTCCTAATTCTTCAAATTCATTGTAATTTCTTGGCCTTTTCAGGAATGATGTATCAAATTTATCATATCCATGAAATTCTTGGTTTTGTTTTGCCATATTTTACATTACCTAACATACTTCAAATACAAAGTATATCCTTCCTTTTCTAATCCAGTTATTTTAATTTCGTTGATAATAGCTAATCTTTTATTGATAACTAACTCAACTTTAAATTCTTTTATATCACTAGGAATGGTTGCATCCACAAATTCATACAGTTTCTTCTTGAAGAAAAAAGCATCTCCTTTATTCACCGTTCCAGAAACATAATAAGATGGCGCTTCATTTGCTCCGTATGTTACATTTTGAACTTTGAAATCAGTTTTATTCAAACTTTCTAGTACATTGTATGTTCCTGATGTGAAATCTTGCCCTAAATCTTTATTTATTAAAGACAAAAATACATAAGAAGCATCTAAGTATGGAGTTTTAGGAACTTCTTTCAGCTCATTGTTACTAGAATCAATCTCATAGGATTTTGAGTTTTTCAAAAGATACGATTTCCCATCATGACTAACAATTGGATTATATGAACTATCATAAGTTAATTCATAGGTTCTTTTTGTTTTCCCTGTTTCTGTCACTTCTAGTTTTTCATCTTTGTAATTCTGGCTTCTAGCTGTCTCTAAAACCGAATCTTGCAAGCCTTTGATAGAGCTTCTAGTAGATGCTAACAATGTAATAGATATACCACCTACAATAAAGGAAACAAGAGCAAGGAGAAGAAAAATCCTATACATCCATCCAGACATAAAGTATTGAATTATTTTTCTAATGGAGGCACTACTGTTTTTCCATCTTTTCTTTCTCTTTTTCCAACTGTTAGCAAAAAAATCTTTCAAATCATCCAATACTGTCACCTACTTTCTACCTTATTTGCTGAATTCCCAGATGAAGAGTGTAAACATTGTTTAAAAAGATTACAGCTTCATCTTCAGTTTTAAAAGAAACATAGATGGAATCCGGGGAATTATATATTTCTTTAAAAACAAGGCCAAGAGAAAAGAAACTTTCCTTTCTCATCCCTTGGCTTCCTGCTGCTTCTTTCATTTCCTTTAAAGCCTTTTGTTTGTCACCAAAGAAATATTCGTAGAACAATTCTTTAACATCAGGCCATAAAATAGACTTCATTACAATTGTTTCTTCTTGTACTTCTTGTCCAGTAAAAGGATTTAATATCATGTATCACCTTTCTTTTTCTCTTTCAACATGTTAGGCGTTTCATATAATTTGGCTTCATCAAAGAATCTTGATGGCCTAGAGAAACCACCCTCATTGACTGGCGCATAAGTTACATAAACTTCTTTTTTACCGCGCGTGATAGCAACGTAACCAAGATTCCGCTCTTGTTTTTCTTCTTTAGGTGTCATACTTGATTTCGTGGGGTATAGGCCCTCTGTCCATCCGGGCAGAAACACTACATCCCACTCTAGGCCTTTTGAGGCGTGCATAGTCGCAAGCAAAACAGCATCACCATCATCAGAATCAATATCATCATTCAATTGAACATCTGCCAAAAAGTCTTCTAGAGAAGCTGCATCATTGACAATGCATTTGAAATCTTCCAATGAACTAATTGCTGATTCATAGGCATCATTATCTAACACCCCTAGCTTATTTGTGAAGCGCTTTGCCAAAGACTCTTCATAAAATCCTGATAGGAAAACATCCAAAACATCAAAGACATAACGTTTTTGTTGCTCTTCTTTTTCTTCCTGTACTTTTTCTGTGTCTTCATCACGAACTACAGGCAAGTCAGGAATAGAATCTAGCATATAAACAAGAGCTTGGATAGCTCCAGCCAAAGATTTATCTTTTGTGGCCAACATCAACAATTCCAAATTACAATCATTGTTTTTCAAGAATGTATAGACATCTTTTAGCTTCTTTTCACCAACACCGGGGAATAACCTCAAAACATCAATGTAATTGTAAGGCTCATCAGGATATTGAATGATTTTTAAAAACGCTAAAGGTTCACGAATAACTTTCAAATCAAAGAATGACTTCGCTCCGCCTACGGCCACAGACAATGGAATGTTAAATTTCCGAGCAGCCATTTCTAGAGCAGCTAGTGAGCGTTTGCCTCGAATAAGGACTGCCTGAGAATTATATGCTAAACCTGCTTCATAATTTTGCTTAATTCTAGACATGATGTATTCAGCTTCTGCATTTCGGCTATCAAATCTTCCATGTTTTAAAATTCCATCTTGTAGAGTAGGAATTAATTCCACATCTTCAAAATTACCATGAATCAGTGTTTCAGCATTTTTCAAGATATTTCCTTGTGAGCGGTAATTTTTCTTTAGAGTTAATTCAAGTACACCTAACCCTAAATCATCAAAATAAGTTGCAAAATTTTCAATAAAACTAGAATTAGAACCACGAAAACCATAAATAGCCTGAGCCTTGTCACCAATCGCAAATAATGATTTTTGCGTCATTAATTTTACAATCAGGTATTGCAAGTAGTTTACATCTTGAAATTCATCTACAAGGAGATGTTCAATATTTCTATGAACATAGTTTAAAAAGTCTTTATCTGTCACTAATTTTTCATAGAAATAGAGCAAGATGTCATCAAAGTTATAAAGGTTTCTCCGGCGCTTCAATCGCAAAAAGGCAACCATAAAGGCTAAGGCCATTTCCGGTTCTACATATTTGTTTGGATTTTTTGTATTCCATTCACTAATAGTTGCAGGAAAATCGGCCTCTAAGTTTAGAGGATTGCGCGTGAATGATGCCGCCTGAGACATAATTTTAATCAGATACTTAATTGGTGTATCTGTCATTTGTCTCTTAACAGTTTTAATCACTTCTTTTTCAGGCATATCAGGATTTTCATTCTGGCACTTGTTTTTTAAAGCCACAAACACTTCAAGCTCAAATAATGATGTTTCTGACTTTTCATCAAGCATTGAGAACTTGAAGCCTCTCCGAGAATAGTATTCTCGCATCAGCCTGTATGCTAGACTATGGAATGTTCCGTTTTTGACTGGCAATTCTTGCCCCTCTGGTACAGCAAGCACTTTTGTTACACGCTCCAACATTTCTCTTGCGGCTTTTCGTGTAAATGTCACCATGCAAATTTTTGATGGGTCAACACCGTGGTCAACCATATTAGCGATTCTATTTGTTAGACAAGATGTCTTCCCAGCACCAGCAATTGCCCCTATCTGAGTAATTCCAATAGGGGCTTCAATTGCTGCTTTTTGGTATTCATCCATCAACATTTTTCGCTTTACAGGAAGTTTTGTCATAAGGATTTCATCTTCTTTCTTTCGGTTTCCATTATTTTTAAATTTTAACTTAAACCACTAGTTAAAACATAAACTGTTTGGCCCTCATAAGAGACCTCTGCTACACCATCTGTAGAAATAGCAGTTACTTGTAAGTTAGCCCCCTCTGGGATAGTAGCAACTCCCTTACCAATTGTTTGGTTAGGAGAATCCTTGCCCTCTAGGCTCATTTTAGCTGTAGCTTCAATAGCAACGGCTGCTAGTGTTTTACCATCTTTGATAGTCAGGCCTTGCGGAACAGACGGGAATTGGAATTTGTCTGATGATGAAACACTTGGTGCAGGACTTGTGGATGGAGCTGATTGTGAACTAGATGGTGGTGTAGAAGAAGATTGTTTGTTTTCTTTTGAAGAAGAACTAGAGCTTGTCTTCTTGCTTGATTTTTCTTCTGCCTTTTTCTCAATAGCTTTTTTGCCATTTTTAAGTAATAATCCATCTTTTGCATTTTCAAATTCTGCTTTGAGACTTTCTTGATTTTCACCATTTGATTTAACGGCTCGGCCATAAGCAATTGCTGCATCTTTATATGTTTTTAGAGTTCCACCATCATACAAAGATTCATCAGATAAGTCAATTTTTCCCAAGTCAATATTCAATTCTTTGAATGATGTTACTGTTTGGTCTGAGAACACTGGGGTTTTCTTCTTTTTGCCATCAGTGGATTTGACATCAACCTTGATGCCAGTTCCAGACAAGTCAATATCGGCCAGAGGAACAAAAGCCTCTCCACCATTATAGTCCACAACAGCATATTCAGAAGAATATCCAAGGATTTCAAATTCAGTTCCCTCATTCAAATCATAAAGTTTGTTGGATTCTGTATTTGTATCTTCATAAAGATGAGTGTCTTTAGCAGCCTTAACTTGATATTTTTTCATAACAAAATTTTGGCCTGCAATTTTCTTTGTACTCATTTTTGTTGAATAGATTTCTTGGCCCATTACAACTGGAGCAGTCATCAAACCTGCACCACCTAACATACCAATAATTGATAGAATTTTTTTAATATTCATTTTGTACCCTTTCAAAATTAATCTCTTTGGTTTATACACCATCTATTGTACCATATTTTAAGAGTTTCTACAATCTGAAACAAACAAAAACACCTATCTTTCATCAAGTATAGAAAGACAAGTGTTTTGTGTATTTTTTTGTATGTATTTAAAAGAATAAAAACTAAAATTAGTTTCAAATTTTACAATTTTTTAGCACCTACAGAATTTTCAATATCAATGAAGTCCTCATGTCCAAAGTTGAATAATTCACTTAAATCAGTTTCACCATTAACCTTGTATCTGGCAATATATTCTTTGCCATCACGAATCGTTCCTCTAAAAATTCTTTCAACATCCAAAAATTGTGTAAAGCCATCAAGGCGTTCTTCTAATTGGCCTAGCTCTTCTTCACTAGCGGCCACAATTTCTAATATTGTGTCACCTTTGAAGTTTTTCTTTTTAGTGAAAAAGTCTAAGTCATCCTTTTTGATAACAGCACCTTTGGGTGATTTTGTTGTTCGAGACATTTTGTTCATATGTGCCTCCTAAAAGACATGTTTTATTATCAGTTTAATTAATTTGTATCAGATTATGAACCCGGTGGGTAAATATATGATACCGTGCCTTGTGCAACTGTAGGGTCAAACCATCCACGGTAGTTACCAATTGTTTGGTTGCCCAAGTAGTTAGATTCAAGTACTTGGATAGAGTTCACAGATTGCACGTCTGTCACAACAGCAACGTGTCCATATCCACCATCAGTCCAACAAGCAATTGCTCCAACTTTAGGAACAGTTCCGGTTTTGAAACCTGCTGCTGCTGCACTAGCTGTCCATTGACCACCATTTCCCCAATAATGTCCTGCCCAAGGAGCTAATACTTTTGCTCCCCAAGTACATTGACCTACTGGATATGAACCTGCATCATTATAATTTGGCTCAAAAAGCTTTCCTGATGTTTGGATGGTATTTCCATCAACTGTAATTGGAACAGCAATATTTTGTGATTGAGGCGTTGTTTGAGGATTAGAAACTTGTCCTTCCTCTGCTGCTTTTTTCTCAGCGATTTCTTTTTTCTTCGCCTCAATTTGCTTTTTCAAATCTTCAATAGCTGTTTTAGAGCTTTTTTCTTTTTCTTCAATACTTTTAACTTCTAAATCTTTTTTAGCTTTAGTTTCTTGAAGGACATTGGCTTCGCTCTCTACTTTTTGAATTTCTTCCTTGTGGCTATCCACTTCTTCCAGCACAGCCTTAAGTTCATCAGCTTCTTTAGCTGTTTCCTTACTGTCTGACAAGTCAACTTTTGCAGTTTCGTGAAGAGCCTCAGCTTCTTTTACATCTTCCTTAGAAACAATTTTTTCTAATTCATCTGTAACAGTCTTTTCTTTTTCAGCACTAGAAGAAACACTTGCCTTTACATCTGTCTTATCAATTTTTGATTTATCAACAGATGCAGATGATGAACTTGAAGAAACAGTAGAAGTGGAATTTGAAGATGAAGACGCTACAACCTCTTTACCTTTCTTATCTGACTTCTTTTCAACATTAGAAGATGATGTACTTGCTTTTGAAGTTTCTGTTGCATGAACAATCTGGCTTGCAGGGCCAAGAACAGAACCACTAAGTAGAGCCGTCACCATACCAGCTTTAAAGATTTTCGATTTTAAATTCATTAAAAAATTTACCTCTTTCAAATTTAATAAAAAAGAATGAATTTAATCATTCCTCTTCAAATTATAACTAAAAAAATAAGGAGTTTCAAACTTTTCCCCTTATTTTAACTTTACAATTTTGTAACATATTTGTTATCCTAAGTTAATATATTACTTCAAGTCCATTGTTTGAGTCTTGCTGCCATCACTTGAAAAGACCTTTAATTTAATGCTTTGAGCATTTGTAAACACATCTTCTTTTGATTCAAATGCAACACTGTAGCTGAATTCAAAGTTTTTAGGAATATTAACCAGAGGGAATTGGTTAGCTGAAACTGTTGCTTCTTTAGATGCTTCAATTTCTTGACCATCTACTTCCAACACCCACTTTAAAACATCCAAAGACGGAATTTCATCACTCAACTTCATCTTAGATGTCACGACAAAGAATTTATTTCCATTACTGTATTCACCGTTTTGACGTGGAATAACATCTAGGATTTGTGTTTGTTCAACTTTGATTTTCAGGTCTCCGACCTTAGTTTTTGCAATCATATTCTCAGCCTCCTTTGGTGCAGATGATGTTTCTGTTACACCTTTTTCTAAATCTTCAATATGAGATTCTTTTGTTGTTTCTGATGGAACATTTTTATTTATAGTTCCATAACTTTTAGCATTGGGTTCTTTGGTTTTACTTCGTATGTAGAAGAATAGTCCTACAACAGAAAGCACAACCAAAACCAAAGCAATTAATGTTACCTTTTTCTTCATGGTTACTCCTTTATAAAATAATTAATTTAGTACATACATTATATCATACTTTTACATAAACTAAAAAAGAAAAACAAAAAAGTTTACTTGAATTTATTATCAAGTAAACTTTAATTTATTCCAATTTAGACCAATTTTAATCCAATTGAATTAAAACAAACACTTAGAACGGAAGGTCATCATCAGAGATGTCCAACGGGTTTCCTCCAGCAAATGGACTTTCTGATGGATTGAACGCACCTGTACTTCCTAGTGTTGAAACATTAGGATTGTTGTCTCCTGCAAATCCTGTATTTTCTGGTGTTGGATGAGAAAAATCAGGTGTTTGTGGAACAGAATTAGGAGCTTGTCCATATTGAGGATTTTGAACAGGCGCTTGTGACTGTCCATAACCATTTTGCGGTGGCATAGTTCCCTGCCCTTGATTATATCCATTTCCTTGCATAGCCTGAGCTGCCTGACCATAAGGTTGACCAGAAGGTTGAGTCTGCTGAGACTGATTGAAGTTAGGATTTTGAGGAGCTTGTCCATACTGTTGTTGTTGAGGCATTTGCTGCGGAGCTGGTGCTGATTGTTGAGGCGGAGGCGTTTGTTGTTGCTGTTGCGGATTGTAATATTCTACTTGATGCAGAGGAATTACTGTGTCCGCCGTCACTGACCAATAACCTTGGCCATTGCGAGAAATAGAACCTGTGACCTGAGCATATTGGTTATCTTGGAAACCTTTAGGATTCCAGTTGGTCACATTTACTCCTGCGCGTGCAGTTACAGCTTTTTCAACTTTGTTTGAGACATAAAGACCGCCGGTATTAATCAAGAACGACTCATAATTGTTGCCATTTGAAGTTGTTCCTGATTTTGTGTATGAAGTATATCCTGAAAGAATAACTTTGTTTACTGGGAAAACAACCCCAATATCTGCACCATTTTCGTTGCCCATTGTCATCACTGAATTGTGGACGATTGAAACAACATTCAAGTTCAGATATTGTTTGCCGTCTTGACCTTTATCCACACTCATGCGAGCAACGATTTCATAAAAACCGCCTGAAACAAATCCATGAAACTCAGCAGTTCGAGCATTAATTGTCAAACCAACAAAATTGTTGAACCGAACAGATTTAGTAACATCTTGCGGAGTCGGCCCCGCAATTACTGCATTAAACGATTTGTTATAATCGTTATTTGATGGTTTTTCCTCAAGAACTTGGACAGTTCCGATAAAAACATTAGTTAGAATTGACATAATTGTCACCAATATGACCTCTCTAGCTATCAGAGGTCATCCTTTCTTTTTTAAAATATATTTTTGTAAATAATTTACAAATCTTATTATAACACAAAAACAAAGACAGTTCTATTTTACATAAAACTGTCTTTTATCGTAGCCAATCATCTAATTGCTCAGTTACCGCACCATACAACAAGACCTTACCCAAGAAATTATCTCCAGCCTCTTCAGCTTGGTTTTCTTCTTCATAAGCTTCTTCTGCCTTTCGTGCAGCAACTTCTTCTTCAAACTCATTTCCAACATAAGTTTCGCCAAAATAACTTTCTTGTTCTTTTGGAATTTCATCTTCTTGAAATGGCTTCACATTTTCAAGGACACTTCCAGTAAAACCAAGACCATAAGGTTTAGGTTCTGCAAAAAACTTATCTGGCTCTCTAAAATACTTACCTTTTGTCATAGCAGTATTTCTCCTTTCATTTATTTATTCTTTAATCAATTTATATATTCTATTATATCATATTTGATATAATTTGTCACTACAAATTGATTAGAAAAGAGATTTTTTTATCATTTGTAAATTATGGAGAAATACTTTTTTAAAGTTATCTTTATCAAATACGACGGAATTTGTATCTAAAGAATAAAATTCAACATCATCACCTAAAGTAGATTTAATTTCATCTTTCACAAAATCCGAGGTTGTTTCATCAATCAAGAATTTTTTAATTTTTTCTTCTTTGGCAAATTTTATCAGATTATTCAGGTTGGTATTATTTTCTTCGCCGGTTTTAGAATCCATAAGAGAATAAATTTTCAAACCAGAAATACCCTCAAAGATAGGAGCACTTTTAGGAGAACCAAGGAATAAGAGTTTCTTATGTTTTTTATTCAGATTTTTATTAAAATCCTTTAAAAGAATATCCAGAGATTCCAGTTCTTCATTTTTCTTCCCAACAAAAGAGAAGTCATTTTTATAAAATTCCTTTTGAATGGATTCCAAAATCATCTTCCTGTAAGGTAAGCCGTAATAGATTTTAAAATCTTTATCCAGTTCTGGACTTTCCTGAAATTCATTTGGTATTTTCTTTTTCTTAGCTTTAATCTTTTTCTGTTCAATTAAAGAGGAAGTGTCATCAACTTTCTTGTTCACATTTGAAACATCTGTAATTGATGTTATTTTCAATTCTGTGTCAAGCGCACCTTTTTCAAAGATATATTCTTTGTTATTTGAGATATAGACGGCGCGTGATGATTTTTCTACCATAGTTTTTAATTCTTTAAACAATCCCTCATTCTCAGTTTCAAAAAAAGTAGAGCCAACCTTTTTGTCTGCTAGTATCTCTCCTGCATTTTTAGCTTGTTCCTCTTGCTTTGCTTCGTATAAATCCAAAGAATGATTATAGGCTTCTTCCTCAGCAGTTAGTTCTCTAGGAATTTCCGCCTGATACAAAGCATTGTTTTTATTCTTTAAGTAAGTCGGAGCAGATAACTCAATTTTAGAAAAACTATTAATGCCAGAAGTTTCTTGGTCAGATTTGACAATAGGATTATAAAGATATTTGACTTCTTTATCTTTATCCTCTTTTGTTTTTTTATAATCTACACTTAAAACTTTTATGTCATTTCTTTTGAAGCTATTTTTCAAAAAATATTCAGCCTGCTCATCATTTGTGATGACATATTTTGTTTGGTTAGGTTTTTCTAAAAACATAAATCCGATATATATCATCAGGCAAAAAAGAAAGAGCAGCACACCATATTTAACAGAATAAATTAAAACAATCAAAAAAGATTTTGTTTTTTCTTTCATAAAATTAATAATCCAATCTAGTTTATTTTACTTTTTCAATAACAGTATACCACAATCAAACCAACTGGTAAAACTCAGCCAACGCCCTTTTTGAAGTTTATGTCTCAAGAAAATAAATAAAAACACGCAAAAAGCAGCTTTTAATACACATTTTTAAAAATTTATTTTTCTATTTAATTTTATTTTAAAATAAAGCTCCTACACTTATTTTCCTAATCTATATCGTTATAATGAAATAAAAATGCAAACGAAATCACTCCTGAGAATACAGCAAGCTAAGTCTCTAATATTACAGAAAAGAAAAATTCACTAAACTCTATAAAAATCTTTTCTTTGATGCTCTGTTTTAAAAGCTTTGATAAATTATCTGTGAACTGCCCCTCCCTACGCCATATCTAAAAGGTAGGAGCTTCTTGGGTAATGTGCATACTTGTTGATTAGTTGACTAACCAATAGAGGTTACACAAATACATACCAAGCTATCCCCATAGTTCCTACGGTTCAAATTGTTTTATTTTAAGCTAATATTTTTAAGCCTTCATTTAGAATGTTAATGCTGGCATTGAGGTCTCTGTCGTGGTGAGTTCTACAATTTTTACATGTCCACTCTCTGATATGAAGCGGCTTCTTCCCTGAATTGAAACCACAATTTGAACAGAGTTGGGAAGATGGAAACCAACGACTGATGGTTACAATCTTCTTTCCATACCATTCTGCCTCATACTCTAACATTCTTCGGAATTCAGACCAAGAGGCATCTCCTATGGCTTTGGCTAGATGGTAATTCTTCATGAGATTTTTACTCGCCAAATCTTCCATACAAATCCTATCGTGGTTCTTGATAAGATGGGTACTCAGTTTATGAAGAAAATCTCTCCTTTGGTTAGAAATCTTCTCATGAAGTTTAGCTACCTTTAGGCGCTGCTTTTGATAATTCATGCAGTCATTTAAACTTTTACCTCTCTGTTGGGCTAACAGTCCTCTACGAGATAATATTTTTTGTTCTCTAGCCAACTTCCTAGAAGAACGAACTAAAAATCTAGGATTTTCAATCTTCTCTCCAGTAGAAAGTATGGCAAAATGAGACAAGCCAAGGTCAATGCCAACGTTTGAGTTTGTCTTCTCAAATGGACGAATATCGGTTTCACAGAGAATCGAAATATAATATTTCCCAGTCTTAGTCATAGAAATGGTAGCACTTTTAATAAGGCCTGTTATTTTCCTATGAGCTTTTACTTTTACCCAACCAACCTTTGGAAGTTTGATTTTGTTATTATCATTACTCAATCTAATCTTCCCATTTTGATTGTTTGTTTTATAAGACTGGTGAGACATTTTATTTTTCGATTTAAAATTAGGGAATCCAAAATGAGCCTTATTTTTAAAGAATAATTGATAGGCCTGTTGTAAATTCAATTGGACATTGCAAAGCGCTAGGCTATCCACTTCTTTCAGCCAAGGATAATCATTCTTATATTGAGCAGGTGTATTCTTCAAAGTTTGACCTGTCTCTTTATAATAGGCTATTTTATCTGCCAGCATCTGATTCCAAATAAAGCGTGAACAGCCAAAGGTCTTCTCAAACATCATCATTTGTTCTTCAGTTGGATATAACTTAAATTTGTAAGATTTTTGCCTAATTTTTGTCATTTCTCTTTACCCTTGTTTTGTTTTATATATAACTAAAATTAGAATAACATAAACTAGAAAGTAAGTCAAAGGAATGCTCAGCTCAATGCAATGTGCTTACATCCCC